TGATTACCGTGACCCGCCCCGAAAGCCACTCAAAATGGACAAAGGACGCCGAGCCCCAAGCAAGGCAGAACTTGATAGGATGAAGGACTACGACATCTAAAATGAAAATCACCAAGTCTCAACTACAGCAAGTTATCAGAGAAGCCGTACAAGAAGAGTACGAGTCTGGCGCTGCAAGGGCAGACAGAGAATTCTATCTAGATAGAATGGGACGGTCAGCCGAGTACCTTGACAGAGCCAATACGGAAAAACTCCAAACTATGCTTTACAAACTTGAAGATGATTTTTTGCCTTTCCTTATGAATACGGAAGAGGTAGAAATCGGCGAGGCTGCTAATCAACTTTACAAACTCCTCAAAGCCAGAGTAGAAGGATAGTAAAATGAAAATCACAAAATCACAACTACGAGAAATCATCAAAGAAGAGATGGATGACGAACTCGGCTTTGCGACCGGCGAACGAGTTTTAGAATTTTTATTCAACCAGTTTGGGGTGAGAGAAGAAGCAGCACCAGACTTTTTACGATTTGTCGCCAACCGCTTAGAAGGCAAATAAAATGAAAATCACAAAATCCCAACTAAGACAACTTATTAAAGAAGAAGTGATGAATGAAATTGGTCAGGTTTCCGATATGGATATTGACATGGAAGATCTTGCTTTAGTTTATGACGAAGAGTTTGGTCCAGATTATGTTATTGGCATAATGGCTAGCGAGTTTCCAGCCCTTGACAAAAATGAAGCCGCATTTGAAAAGGCTCTAGGGATGTTTAAAGAAGCTGCTCGACGAGGTGAGGAAGATTATCCTCTTAACTTTTTGGCAAAACGTTTCGCTGAGCTTATGAATAAAATGGGCGGGATCGAAGAAGCGTTGCCTCCTCACCTACAGAAGCATTTTCGTAAGGATGGCTCTTCGGTTCATGGACCCGAAATCAAAGATGTCACCCCTGCTGGCTATGGACCAGAAGATCCTAAAGAAGCGATGCTTCGTCAAATTGTTTCAGACAAACAAAGAGGCAAGGTAGAAGGCGTAATGGTTGATTTGTTTACTGCTTCCGCTATTGTGTCTGTCTTGGATGCTATTAACGATGCTAACAAGGATAAACTCTTGGCGTTGCCTGTTGACCGAATGGCCGACATCGCATTCAAAATGATGAAATAAAATGAAAATTACCATAGAAGAAATCCGTGAGATGGTGAAGCAACAAATAGAAGAGCGTTGCCAAAAGGGCTACAAGACCCACGAAAAGCGGAAGACCAAAAAGATGTTCGGCAAGCAGTATAGGAACTGCGTCAAGGCAGAATCTAATGTGAAAGAGGCTCAATTTGGTCGCTTTACAGGTGGGGCAGCCCCGCTAGACCCTGACCCTGTGGACAGCGGTCCAGTTCCTTTGGGACAACTAAAACAATTGTTTGATATCCTAGTTGATATGGGAAAGCCCGTAGAAGATATTTTAGCGATGCCCGAGTTCGTTGAGGTTGGTGTCACCAGCCCGGAGCAACTGGGCGAGGCTAATTTGAAAGAACGTGCCGCCATCCCTATGGAAGATATTGTGCGGGCAGAAGACATTATTAAACGCTACCTTGAAGAAATGTTTGACGAGATAGGCAGAGAAGACCTGTCTCAAAATTTCTCAACAGAAATACTTGTTGAGCCAATTATACAAAAATATGTCAATAGTCGGCGTGCTCAAAGAAACCCTCGTTTCAATAAGTTGACCGGTCGTATGAGCCGCAGGTCCGTAAAACCCTAAACACCCCAAACAACATCTGGTACAATAAGACACGCTTACAGAAGGAGTGCGCCTATGGTGCGGATAGCACATTTCGGGGATACCCACATCAAAAATCTGAAATACCATTACGAGTATCGTAAAGCATTTGAGGAAATTTACCAGACTCTGCGAGAGCAGGATGTAGACTACATCGTCCATACTGGCGACTTGGCTCACACAAAGACACAACTCTCACCCGAGTACTTTGAACTGGCCACAGACTTCCTAAAGAACTTGGCAGACATCGCCGAGACCCATATCATTCTTGGCAACCATGACGGCAACCTGCGGAACAGCAGTCGCCAAGATGCCATCACTCCAATTGTTGATGCCCTTGACCATGCAAGCCTGATGCTTCACAAGTATTCGGGCGAAGTTCAATTAGAGGATGACCTGACTATTAACGTTTTATCAATCTTTGACGAGACCAATTGGCAAGACCCAACTGATCCAGAGGCTATCAACATTGCCCTTTACCACGGAGCAATTAATAATAGTAAAACCGACATGGGTTGGATTATGGATCATGGCGACCACGACATCAAAGTATTTGATAAGTTTGATTACGCTATGTTGGGTGACATCCACAAGACCAATCAGATGCTCAACGAAAGTGGCACCATCCGCTATTGTGGCTCTACTATCCAGCAAAATCACGGCGAGACAAACGACAAGGGCTTTTTGATTTGGGATATTAAAAGCAAGACTGAGTTTGATGTCAAGCATCATCTTGTAAAGAATATTAAACCTTTTACGACAATTGAGTTGACTTCCAAAGGGAACATGCCTAGAGACCTAGACATCCCAGAAGGAGCACGACTTCGTGTGGTAACTCACTACAAAGTTTCACTAGACAAGATCCGTCGGGTTATGGATATTGCTAAGAGCAAGTACAAACCTGAGAGCCTATCTTTTGTCAACAAGGCTGGACTTAAGCGTTCCAGCGTGGATGTTGATGGATTGGGCAGCACAGAGAACTTGCGGGACCAACAAGTCCAAGAGCGACTTATCCGGGAATACTTAAAAGAATATGAACCCGACGACAAGACCCTAGAAAGAGTTTTCCAACTCAACTCACGCTACGATGCTCGGGTCAACGGCGAGGATGCCTCTCTGCGAAACGTGGAATGGTCCCTTAAAAGTATGCAATGGGACAACCTCTTCAACTACGGAGAAAACAACACCATCAACTTTGAGAAGCTGAACGGCGTTGTGGGTGTCTTTGGCAAGAACTATTCAGGCAAGAGTTCTGTAATTGATAGTGCGTTATATACGATTTACAACTCTATTAGCAAGAACAATCGCAAGAACCTGAACATCATCAACCAGAATAAGCAGGCTGGCTGCGGTCGTGTTGAAATTGATATTGACGGCAAGGCCTACATCATTGAGAGAAAGTCGGAGAAGTATAAAAAGAAACTTCATGGCGAAGAAACCGACGAAGCAAAAACCGATGTAGAGTTTTCAATGATTGACCCAGCAACAGGTGAAGAGACGAGTCTTAACTCGCTTGACCGCAACGGCACCGACAAAGAGATCCGTAAAATCTTCGGAACCATTGATGACTTCTTACTTACGAGCATGTCCAGCCAGATGGGTGCGATGACTTTCATCAACGAGGGTTCAACCAAGCGCAAGGAAATCTTAGCCAAGTTCTTGGACCTTGACCAGTTTGAGAAGAAGTTCCGAGCCTCCAAGAATGATAGCATTGAGACCCGTGCTCTTCTCAAAAAACTGGAAGATAATACTTTTGATGAAGATATTACGCAACTCGTCGGACAAATGTCCGATAATGAAAAGGACCGAGAAACGCAAGAAAGGAAATGTAAGAAACTAACTAACCAGTTAGAAACCATTTCCGAGCGAGTAAAAGAGATTGATGGACTTTTCGCATCTGCCCCTGTTGAGCTTATTAATATTAGAAAAGAGACAGCAAGACTTGCGGCAGCAGAGCAAAAATCCTCAGACCTCCATCTCAAATCAGCCCAGACCAAAAAGCAAAAGAAAGATGTTCTGGCGCAAGCTGAAGTCTTAAAGAAACTTTTAGATGCTACTGATGTTGATTCACTCCGAACCCAAATTTCTCGTTGTGACGAATTACAAAAAGACCTCACAACTATTGAGAACCAGATTAAGCTGGAAGAAAACAATAGAAGCACTTACGAGAAGAAGCTCAGTGCTCTTGATGAAGTACCTTGCGGTCCTGACTGTGGTCTCCGCAAATATATCAAAGATGCTTATGAAGCTAAAGAACTTCTCCAAGAGGTAAAGAAGACTCTCACTCTTTTGAAGCGCCGTCATGACAAACTCACCGACAAGTTGGAAGAGATGGATGTGGAAACGCTGGAGAAAGAAAAGAAACTTTATAAAGATAGGGACAAGGAATATGCTGACCTGTCTACAGAGGGCACTAACCTTGATTTGCTTTTGGCGCAAACCACAAACAAACTTCACCTCCTTACAAATGAGGTGGCAAGCATCAAAACCAAGATTGAAGTTTACGAACTCAACAAGGAAGCAATCGAGAACCGAGAAGGTCTCATCAAGGAGCAGGACGACCTAAAAGAAAATGCCATCAAGATGGAGAGTAATATCGCCATTTGCGATTCTAAAGTACTTGCTCTTGTCAAACAACATGGCGGTATTGAAACCCAGATTGCAAACATCAAAGAGAAGCAGCAAGAACTGGAAGACCTGCGGACGGAGTATGCTGCCTATGATTTGTTTATGCGGTGTACTCACCCCAACGGTATCAGTTATGATGTGGTGAAGCGGATGCTTCCTCTCATCAACGAAGAGGTTAGCACGGTGCTGGCCAACGTCACCGACTTTGATATTTTCTTTGAGGCAGAAAAGAATAAGTTAGACATCTTCATCAAGCATCCAAAGTACGAAGCACGACCTTTAGAGATGGCTTCTGGCGCAGAGAAGACGCTGGCAGCAATTGCCATTCGCATTGCCCTGACCAATGTGTCAACACTACCAAAATCAGACATTATGATTATGGATGAGCCGGGCACAGCGTTGGACGCCGAAAACCTTGAAGGCTTTATGCGAGTGATGGAAATGATTAAGGGCTACTACAAGACTGTGCTTTTGATTACTCACTTGGATAGTCTCAAAGATATTGCCGATATGACTATTGACATTGAACGTCAAGATGGGTATGCTTATGTCTCCCAGTAAAATTTGGGAGTGGATGAATAACAATATGTTCAAGACAGTTTTTGTCTTAACATTCATTTCGGACTTCTGGGCCAACTGGTATTCATATGCTATTGTTCACGACTGGATTATATTACAAGCCTTTCTCGGAGCAGTGTTGCCATTTATTAATCTCCCAGGGGTTTTGTTTTTCATTGACCAGAAGGACTTGGGTGTGCGGTTGAAACTTTGTGGTATCGCTTCGCTTGGAATGGTGTTTGGTTCAACTATGATGTTATTGATGATACGGTCAGGGTGGGGAGTCGGTGTAGATGCAATTCCATAAAACCTTCTGGGAAGACGAGCAAGGAAACTTGACAACGATACAAGAAGTCCTAGAAGAATTACAGGACGAACCAATCGTTTTGTTGAAGGTTGCGTCCCTAACTCATCTTCGCAGGAGCACTATTGAACCCGACAGAAAAGAGAAAGCAGATTTATCCTTTCCAATAATTGTGAGGGAAAAAGATAATAAGTTTGAGTGTATCCTTGATGGGAACCACAGATTACAAAAAGCGATAGACAAAGGCGAGACACATATCTCGGCTAAAATATTGAAGGTATAAAAATTGAGGGAACAATTAATAAAACAGATGGCTGATTATGTCATCAATGTCCTAGAAGAAAAACGACCCGAGTTCTCAGGTTTTTCTGTTTGTCCTTTTGTTAAATCTGATAGGGTTGCTGACGAGTTACATTTAGACATTTTTGATAACACAAGAGATACTTTATTAGACGTTTTCAAAAGATTCAAACAGTCTGGGAAAAGGAGTGCCTTGGTGGCACAAATAAATGAAAACATAGAGAGCCACGAAACAGATAAATATCAAGATTTTATTAATTGTGTTTTGCAAGAGTCCGGCAACTCCAATATAGCGGCCTTGTGTTTTAATCCTAATGATGAGCTTGAGATAGAATCCTACAATCCCAGATCTAGAGCGCCTTGTTTTTTGATCAATATGGCATATACAAAACATCTTTCGGCGGCGCATAATTCTTTACTAAGAACAAACTATTATGATAAGATGCCAAAGAAGTACACTGACTATTTGAGAATAACGAAAAAACTTAACAAAAGTGAAAATACTAATTAGTGCTTGTGTTTATGGTCAAGATGTAAGATGGAATGCGACTAATCGTCGTGACCAAGAAATTCAACACTGGGCTGAGTCCAACGGGTTTGAACTCGTGCCTGTGTGCCCAGAGAACGAATTATTTGGTACACCCAGGAAAGCAATTAGGTTGCGAGCCATCGATGGGGAGATAAAAGGTTTTGCAGGAAAAGATGAGGTATACGGAAAACTAAAAGATAAATGCAAAGAAATTTCTAATAGACACAATGATATCGTTGGTTTTATTGGCATAGCAAACTCTCCATCTTGTGGATTATCTGCTGGCGTTAAGGATCTTGGCTCGACAATCAAAGCACCTATGCATCAAGCTCTTGATTGTCCAACTACAGAGATAAGTTCCATGCGGAGCGAAAAAAACAGAGACTTATTTTTAAAGAGAATAATGAAAAACCTATGAAGCCTGGAGATCTTGTTAGGTTTAGGGAGTGTTTGTTTCATGGTACTCCCAAAGTGTACACTCCATGGAAAATTGGTTTACTATTGGAATATTTTTCGTGGACTAAAATAGCCACAATAATGCACGATGGAAAAGATTATCGCATTAGAGCATCAGACGTTCAATTACATAAGCCGTCGAAAAGGTTTAAAGATCACTAATTAAAACTAAAGAGGAGGTGCTACAATAATGCACGAAAAAATAGACTCATGGCTCGGTAAATGGGCTTCACGAAAACTAATAGTGTGGGGGACTTCGACCGCTTTCTTGGCGGCTGGATCATTGACAAGCAGCGACTGGGTTGCTGTATCTCTTGCCTATATTGGACTACAGGGTGCAGCCGACATCGCTGCCAAGTGGAAACACGGCTGATGAAATGGTTGTGGTACAAGCTAAAGTTAGGCTGGTGGAAATTTGTGTTGGGGTTTGTCGTTTTGGCAAGCCTGCTTATTTATTTTTACCGCCTATTAAAACCATCTGATGACAAGATTGAATACTTAGAGGCCATAAAAGCGGAGGCTACAGTAGCCTTAAAAGAAAATGAGTTGCGTGGTAGACTAGAAAAAGATAAGATTGGAGCGATCAAAGGAGTCTTTGAAAGCCGTCTTGAAGATACAAAGAAAATAGATGACAGAGAAGAACGATTGAAAGCATTAATCAGACTTCACAAGGAATTGGACATTTAAGGAGATAAAAAATGGTAGACATTCCTACACTAGATATTGAGGATTATGATCCCGAACTAAACGAAGAAGAAGAGGCTGTTGAAGATAAATCTGGCGGCGCTCTAACTTATGCTATTGTTGGCGCTGGTCAAGGCGGCGGACGTATGGCTAAGGCTTTTTATGATATGGGTTATACTAAAACTATTGCAGTCAATACTGCTCGTTCAGACTTGAATGGTCTTGATCTTCCAGATGAGCAAAAGTTTCTTGTTGACGAACATGGCGAACAGGGTGCCGGCAAAGACCAGGCAAAAGCCCAAGCAGCCATCGAGCGTAAAGAGCAAGAGGTCTTTAACAAATTCCGTGAGGTGTTTGGCACCAACGTAGATCGTATTTTGATCTGTCTTGGGGTTTCGGGCGGATCAGGCGGCGGCACTGTGAACACTCTTATTAAGGTTGCTAAGAAGTATTTTACTTACATTGGCATTGAAGATGTGGACGAACGTGTTGGCGTGGTTGCATCGCTTCCAACTGCTGGCGAGTCAGCCTCCCCGAGGGTAGCTAAGAACGCTCACGCTCGCATGACTCAACTTTGCGGGCTAGCAGAAAAAGGACAGATTGCACCACTGATTATGGTGGACAATGAAAAGATTAAAAAGCTTTACCCTAAGCTCACAGTTAAGAAGTTCTGGACAACCATCAATAATACGGTCGCTGGCTTGTTTCATGTCTTTAACGTACTTGCAAACAAGGATTCAGAGTATACAACTTTTGATGCTACAGACTATGATAGTATTATGCGCCAGTCTGGTTGTATGATTATGGGCGTTACCAGTGTAAAAGACATTGAGAATGAGACTGCCGTCTCAAATGCCCTTAAAAAGAACTTAGAGAAAACTCTTCTCGCTGAAGGTTTTGACTTGACAACTGCTACAGGTGCTGCTTGTATTGTTGTTGGTAGCGAAGAAATCTTTGAAGAGACTGCTGGACTGATGGACAACATTGAGTTTGGCTTTGATACCTTGGCTGCCTTGACAGGTGGTGCAATGGTTCACCGTGGGATTTATGAGGATCCTAATAAAAGCAAACTGGTCACATATACTTTAGTCAGTGGTCTTAAGAGACCTGCTAAGCGAATTGAAGGCCTCAAAAAGTTTTTGAAATAATATGAAAAAAATAGTTGCACTCATACTACTTTCTTCTCTCAACGCTGCTGCGGCAGAGGTTACGAAGTTCGAACCCCGCCCAGCAGTTGTTGAGCAAGAAGGAAGCACTTATGTTGGAATACTCCTTAGTGAAGAGGACTTCCGTAAAATGCTGGAAAAGAAAATTGAGACCATCGCCAAACTTTCAGAATGTTCGGTGGACCAAAAGGTTTGCAGCCAGATGCAAGTGACGTACATTCGTTCCATTACCAAGCTAGAAGAACAACTAAAGAAAAATAATTCTTGGTTCGACAGGAACAGAGGAACGCTTGGCATCGTCACAGGTTTAGTTATTGGGACTGGGCTATCTGTAGGTATAGTTCATGCTGTTTATCAGAAATGAAAAAAGATTATAATTACATCGCTGCTCTTGAGAAAGCTATCGCCGAAAAATATGGAAAAGATGCTGTCCAGGATTTTCGTTCCATGTGGACCCCAGAGAAAGAAAAAGATTACCTATCCGACCTAAAAGAAAAATACGACAAAGAAAAAACAAGCAAAAATGAAGTATTTGAAGTTAGGGGCGTTGAAATTCGTATTAACTCAATTGCGACAAAGAAAGAAAGAACTTGCCCTGTATGTAAAACATATTCATTTTCTGGCAAGGACGACCTATATATGAATAGGTTTGATTGTTGTTACGAATGTTATGTAGATTTTGTAGCTCATGAAGAACAACGTTGGGCTGACGGCTGGAGACCAGACTCAGAACGTTTAGCTTACGCTTTTAGGAGAAGAAAAAATGGCAACAGTGCTAGAGATAGTTAGAGGTTTAAGTCAGGCTGCTGCGAACGCTTATGACGGAGCCCTGGATGAAAACGGCGATGTTTTACAGGTCGGCTTAAATAGAGAAGAAGGGCATCCAATTTTAGATAAGCGCATTATCGACGGTTTTGGAGTCAAGTTTGCTGGTGATAAACTAGTGGTCACTTATCATAGTGAGGTTAACTTGAAAGAGGTTCACCCAAGAAATCAATTTGAAAATGAAATAGAGCGTAAGTTTGGTGACATTGTTAAGTTTTTAAAGAAAGAATATAAAAAAGTAACCAAAAGCTCTGTATCTCTTACAGAAGTTGCTGATGCAGACGTAATAGTCCAATCTACCTCTAGAGTAAAATCTTGGGTGCAAGCCACAAAGCAGTATAAAATTGGTGGGCTAGATGAGGTAGAGTCAGTCAGAAAATCTTCAGAGAGAGATCAAGATAAGCCGTTTGAAAAAAGATTTAAGGATTTTTTGGAATTATCTTCGGACAAGAGACCGTCAAACGACAAGTCTACCAAAAATCCAGATACGCCAGAGGCATAAATGTCACTCTCTAAACGAGAGATAATGGCGGAGATTGTCCGCTGCGGAAAAGACCCGGCTTATTTTTGCAATACTTATGCAAAAATTTCACACCCTATGAAGGGTTTGATTAGTTTTGATTTATATGATTTTCAGAAAGATGCCCTTGAGGATTTTAAACGAAACAGGTTTAATGTAATCTTGAAGGCACGCCAGTTGGGTATTTCTACTACAGTGGCTGCCTATGTTTGTTGGATGATGCTTTTTCATAGGGATAAGAATGTTCTTGTCGTGGCCACTAAGTTGGGAACAGCTACTAATTTAGTAAAGAAAATAAAAGCAATTCACAGGCACCTACCCCAATGGCTAAAGATTGCATCCATTAGCATTGATAATCGAACTTCTTTTGAATTGAGTAATGGCTCACAAGTTAAAGCATCATCGACATCTGGTGATGCAGGTCGATCAGAAGCTTTATCGTTGCTGGTTGTTGACGAGGCTGCGTTTGTGGAAGGGATGGAAGAACTTTGGGCTGGTTTATATCCTACTCTTTCTACGGGTGGTCGCTGTGTTGCTTTATCTACACCTAATGGGGTTGGGAACTGGTTTCATAAAACTTATACTGAGGCTGAAGAGGATAAGAATGATTTTCACACAATCAAATTACCCTGGGACGTACATCCAGATCGAGATGAACAATGGTTTGAAAAAGAGACAAGAAATATGTCTCGGAGAGAAATTGCTCAAGAGTTAGAATGTAACTTTAATGCATCAGGGGAAACAGTTATTCATGGTGACGACCTCAAGTTAATGCTGGAGAGTTTGTTTGAACCTAAGAGACGCACAGGATTTGATAGAAACTATTGGATCTGGGACGAGCCCAAAGAAAACTCAGATTACTTATTGGTTGCCGATGTCGCCAGAGGTGATGGTACTGATTTTAGTGTAGCTCAGGTTTTTGATATAAAATCTATGACTCAAGTGGCTGAATACCAAGGTAAAATTACACCTGATATGTTTGCTCCACTGCTTTTTTCAATAGCTAGTGAATACAACAATGCACTATTAGTGATCGAAAATAATTCATTGGGTATCGGGGTATTAAGTAGACTTAGGGATCTGGAGTATAAAAATTTATATTATAGTGTAAAATCTACTCATGAATATGTTGACGAATTAACTGCTGATGCTATTGGAGGTGTGCCAGGTTTTACAATGTCGATGAAAACTCGTCCGCTAGTGATAGCTAAGTTTGAAGAATTCATTAGAAATAAACTAATTACTATTAATTCTATGCGATTAGCTAATGAAATAAAAACATTTGTATGGCACAATGGGAGACCGCAGGCTATGAGAAGTTATAATGACGATCTAGTTATAGCCACTGCCATAGGGTGTTGGGTCAGGGATACAGCTTTAGTTACAAACAAAAGAGATATTGAGTATAAAAAGGCGATGTTATCCGGCATATCAGTTTCAAGCACTACTTTGAATACTAAAATACATGGACAACACGGACACAGAGGACAGCCAACCACATTTAAAGGAACTGATGGAAGATCACATGATATGGGATGGATAATAAAAGGATAAAAAATGAGCGATAACAATTCAAACAACAATAACAATAACCCTAGAAACGTACAGTCTTCGCTTTTCAAGAGACTGACAAGATTATTTAGCGGACCAATTGTAAACTATGATCGGCCATTACCAGCTAGCTCTAGAGGCTCTAGGGATGTTAAAAAGTATACGTTTAAAACTAATACAGGCAGAGAGTTTAAAAAGAATGAGTACTACAATCCTTTTACGGATTACAATAGCAAAGTCTTGCACGCAAGAAATAAACAGGTTAGGTACACCGATTTTGAACAAATGGAATACATGCCGGAGATTGCCTCCGCTCTTGACGTTTACGCCGATGAAATAACCACATCTAATGCTTTGTCTGATTTGGTTAATATCGAGTGCCACAATCAAGAAATCAAAGAAATAATCAAATTACTTTTGTATGGCGTCCTAAACATTGATTCAAATCTTTTTGGCTGGGCGAGAAGCATGTGTAAGTATGGTGATTACTATTTATACATTGACATTGACGATACTATGGGTATAACGAATGTCATCCCTCTACCAGTTAGGCAGGTTGAAAGAATAGAGGGCACGGACCCAACGAACCCAAATTATATCCAATATTTCTGGGAAAATGCTGATGCTGGTAAAGGAGTTACCTTTGAGAATTGGCAAGTATCACATTTTCGTGTCCTAGGTAATGACAAATATGTCCCATATGGAACGTCTGTACTAGAGCCATCTCGCCGAATTTGGCGACAGTTATCTTTATTGGAAGATGCGATGATGGCTTACCGTATTGTCAGATCACCCGAGCGTCGTGTTTTCTATATTGATGTTGGGAACATCGCCGCTGAAGATGTGGAGCAATATATTGAGCGTGTCAAGACCCAGATGAAAAGAAACCAGATTGTTGACGAAGATTCAGGGCGAGTTGATTTAAGATACAACGCTATGAGTATCGACGAAGATTATTATATACCAGTAAGAGGTGATAAGAATAGCACTAGAATTGAAACAATCGCTGGCGGGCAATTTACAGGCGACATCGACGATGTTCAGTATCTTAGGGATAAACTGTTCTCTGCCTTAAAAGTTCCGAAAGCTTATTTGGCCCAATCCGACTCAATGGAGGATAAGACCACGTTAGCTCAAAAAGATATCAGATTTGCCAGAACAATTCAAAGACTTCAAAGAGTCGTTATTGCCGAATTGGAAAAACTTTGTGTAGTTCATTTATTTTCTTTAGGGTTTAGAGACAAAGATTTGTTATCGTTTAAGTTATCTTTGAACAATCCTTCTAAGCTGGCTGAATTACAAGAATTGGAACATCTAAGAACTAAATTTGATATTGCTGGTAGCGCCACCGACGGGTACTTCTCCAAAAGATGGGTCTATAAGAATATATTCAAATTATCAGAAGAAGAAATACAGAGAATGCAGATAGAGCAATTCTCCGATGCAAAATTAAGCTCCATTATAGAACAAACTGGCGAAGCAGCAGCCGGCGGTGAAGGTGGCGGTGAAGGTGGACTTGATGATCTTCTAGGTGACGAAGGGGGTGATGACGCTGGAGATGATCTTCTGGGCGATACCGGAGATGAGGGCGATGAGGATGAGGGTCCGCTTTTGGCACAACCTGGAGACGAGCCAGATGAACCAGCGCAACGAGATGACGGATACACTCCAGTTACCTCGACTAAATTTAAACAAGGGGCAAGAAAAAGAAGTTATTTGTCATCTGTGGGAAACAATATTGCCTCATCCTCCGAAAGAAACCTATTTAAAGGGTGGAGCGGTGAAATGGGACCCCTCTCCAGGGGGATTGTTGGCGAAGCGTTAGATAAAGAAGAGAAACTTCTTCATGAAACCCAGCACGAAGTCAAACAACTAATAGAACAGTTGGAGCGAAAAAATGAAAAAGAGACATAATAAAAAAAGAAACACAGCTTTTTTGTTTGAAATATTAGTTAGGGAGCTAACCAAGTCATTTGTGTCAAAAGACTCCGGCAGATCTTCCAGAATAAAGAAAATGTTTAAGGAGTCTTTTGGAGATCGTTCAATTCTTAAGAAAGAGTTAGATTGTTATAAGGCTTTAAGAGAGAAGTCTGGTCTTGATAAGTACACAGCAGAAAAGTTAGTATTTGAAACTAAAAGAGTCTACAACTCTTTGGATCAAGATGAAGTATTTCTAGAGCAATCTAAATTGATCAAAAGAATAAACACGAACTTAGGTTCTGAAGTTTATAAAAACTTTGTTCCAAACTATAAAACGTATGCTACAATATCACAGATTTTTGGCGACAAGACGCCTGTAAAAAATCGTGTCTTGTTAGAGTCAGAAATCATAGATAATCTTGTGACCGAGGGCAAGAAGCAAGAAGACATGAAAACAGTTGATTCTTTGGTCGTTAGAACTTTTACAGACAATTTTAATAAAAAGTACGCTGGACTTCTTGAGTCCCAAAGAGAACTTCTAGAAAACTATATTGTGTCCTTCTTAGATAACGGAGTAGATTTTAAAATATTTTTGGTGGAACAATTGAATGTTATCAAAAGTAAAATTAAAGACTCACTAAAACTTGAAGAGGTTAAAAACGACAAAGACATGATAGAAAGCACGAAGAAAACGCTATCTATAGTTGAAAATTTTGATGTCTCTTCGTTCGGCAAAAAAGACTTGATCAAAGTTCTGAAACTTCAAAACCTAGTGAACGAGTACAAAAAAGATGCCGATTAAGATTAAAATAGGGGACAATGCCAAAAACGAAAGTAAGCCCACCCAGGCCACAGTTGCGCTTAAGATAAGCAAAACACTCAATGGCAATCTCCTAATAAACGACCATAAACATATAGACATAGTTATTATGCCTAAAGAGAACAGAATAGTCACTATGCCTAAGCCATACGCTGAAATAGATACCTTTCAGACGCAGAAAGATTTTCTATATGCCATGTTTAAGGGCGGCGTCACTGAAAATTTGAGCCCCGAAGGCGGTCAAGCATTTGGCATGATTGAGGCTAAATATCCGTCAGAGGCGGATGTGGATCCACTTCAAGCTGTCCTTTATCAAATTGAAAAATATATTCACGAATCTAAGGATGATGAACTTGTGTATGATAATTATGATGCGAACATAGAGGACAATTTTGTTGACCCATCACCTGAAAAATCAACTGAATATGGTGAGGTCCCTCCATATGAAGACACACCAGAGGGCGCACAGACTGCTGTGTATTCTTACTATGGCCATGGGTACAGATATTAAAGAAAGACAAAAATGAATTTGTTGTTATTTATCCTTTGTTGTTACGGGTTAACACAAATATTAGTTTATTCGACATTATTCAAGAGTATTAGACCTGAACACCACTTCTTCCATTGCCCTATGTGTGTTGGCTTTTGGGTTGGAGTTGTTCTTATGCTCCTAAACCCATTTACAGAACTATTTACCTTTGATGTTTCTTTGGTAAACGTTTTACTGTTAGGTTGTTTATCATCCGGGACATCATATGCGTTGTGTATGCTTATATCGGACGGAGGATTCCAACATGAATACCGAGTTAAAGGGAATGTGGACCCAAAAGTGGAGACTGAGACCCGTCGCAAGGTGTTGCAGGGGTAGTAGTATCGTGCGGGTAACGCCCGCACTCTAAGGAGATAAAAATGAATAAGAAATATGTGCTTCAAGAGTTTATGAATCTAGATTATAGTGACGATCTTCTTACAGAGGAAGAGCGTGAGGGCAACCGAGCAGGCACCCATCTTATTGTTGCCGGCAAGATTCAGGCTGCTGACGCTAAAAACGGCAATGGTCGTATTTATCCTCGACCTATACTTGAACGAGAAGTTAAAAACTATGAGAAGCTAGTCAAAGAGGGCCGTGCAATCGGAGAATTAGATCACCCAGACAGTTCAGTAGTAGAACTTAAGAATGCTAGCCACGTCATCACAGAAGTGTGGTGGAAAGGTAATGATGTCATGGGCAAAATGAAAATTCTGAATACACCTGCTGGACAAATAGCTCGCCAGCTTGTTGAGGGCGGCGTTCAGTTGGGTATTTCTAGTCGTGGGCTGGGGTCAACTCGCCAGGAAGGTGGCACCACGATGGTAGAAGATGATTTTCAGCTTTTATGTTTTGATCTAGTGTCAGAACCAAGCACAACCGGCGCTTTTCTTGTTGCTGAAGGACAAGAGGTTAAGACCCACCTGACAAAGGCTGATCGTATTAATCGTGCGCTCAATGACGTGTTGGGAGACTAAGCAAAATGGGAGCCGGTTTTGCATCTAGCGGCAGTGGTGGCCAGGGCTTTGCTATCAAACTTGAGGGCGATGGCGACACAAAGCTAGGAAATAGCGACGGTGACCTACATCAGTTCACCGGCAGCGTTGAGATGAACAATAACGTATTTTTCCTAGCAAACGGACGTGTAGGTATTAACACTGATTCACCTGCTTATAAACTAGGTGTTGCTGGCAACGTTGGACTCAATGAATACATCTACCATAATGGCGACGCTGATACATTTATGAGGTTTCAAGACGATTCGATAAATTTTCAAGCAGGTGGTGCTGATTTTATTACATTAACAGAAGCATCTCAAGATGAAGTTGTTATCAACGAGAACAGCACCGATATTGATTTTCGGGCAGAGAGCAACCACAATACTCATATGTTCTTCATTGATGGTGCCAATAGCCGAATTGGGATTGGTACTAACTCAGCGCAATCTGTCATTCATATTGTTGACCCCTTTGATGCGTATTCAGGCGCTGAAAGGGATGCTGTCATGATTATGAAAAGCAAGAAAGAGACAGGGATCAAACTTATCGCTGACTCTGGTAACGACAATCCTGATGGCGAGGCTAACAATCCTTTTGTAGACTTTTACCAAGATGGGCAGTCTGACACATCGGGAAGAGGTCAGAGAAATGCTAGTATCGCTATGGAGGGCAATGCAGCTACGACATTCACTGGATCTTTGGCCAATTCTTTCTTTATGGATGCTCACGTTCCAAACTCAGCCCACTCATCACGTCCACTCCAGTTAGCCAGTGATTCAATTAACGGCGGTCACGCTGCTCGTATCACTCTTGAGGGAACAAATGGGTATGTAGGTATCCATACATCCACTCCGGACTTTCCTTTGGAGGTTTCTGGAAATACAAGGGTTGCCGGAACAACCACATCTCAGTTTTATGTTACAAATGTAGCCGAACAAGATCTTGGCAGTGGAACAAGTAGTACTTTAACCCTGGCCTCTGGTACTATGCTTCTAGACGCAGACTCAATTAATGGTATTGATATGGGCGGCATGGAGGTTCATGGGTTAGCAATTGCTCGTGGGGGAAACTCCGGCACAAGATTATCACTTATACTCAAGGGGTCTAGTAATAATGTGTTTATCTTACCTTCGGGACTTATAAGCGGTTCCTTCGATAGTATTAATCCTGCTGCTGGCGTAACTTCATTAGAGTTTATGTGGATAAGCGAGGGAACACATCAAGCTTGGCATCAAGTTAAATAAGAAAGGAAACAAATGAAAAAATCGGAACTCAAAAATATTATTAAAGAATGTGTAAAAGAGGTTATCTTTGAGGAGGGTGTTCTTTCGGGCATCATCACAGAAGTGGCAAAAGGATTGCAAGCTCCTAGGCTAGTACAAGAGGCTACCAAAGTTAAAAATTCTAGATCTCATAGTGTCAGCCCTAACAGAGAAGTTTTGGCTTCGATTGCAAAAGATAACTACGCAGACGCAAAAAATAAATTTCAAAATCCGGAGTTGTTTGAGGGCACTAGACCCGCCCCTTCAGGAGATGGCAGAGGTCCACTCTCGGGGGTAGATCCAAACGACTCTGGAGTAGATTTAAACAATATACCAGGGATGTCTTCCTGGTCCTCATTGGCGAAAGGAACTAGGTCATGAGAAATAGAGCTAACCAACAGAAGAACAAGGTGAGTGGTTTTGTTACTGTTCACGCTAACGAGTGCGGAGATAACGCCGACAGAATGATACGCAAATTTATCAAAAAGGTGAAAAAAGAAGGTATCATAGACGAAGTTAGGGAACGAAGGTACTTTAAAAAGAAGACCACCGTTCGTGCTGAGCGTAAAAGAAACAAAAAAAGATTAGTGCAAAAAATAAATAAGCAAAGAGACGAACTATTTACTACAACGAAAACTCGTCTTAAAAGGAGAAAGTGATGCCAACTTACGGTGTATCAAGCAGCTACGTCAGACAAGCAGGTATAGGGAACGCTGCCTCATATCAGGTCTCAGGTAGGCCATATTTGACTGGAAATCTGGATATAGACAACGGCGTTGAGGACAAGATTGTTTTTCCTGCGGTAACGAAAAGAATTGTAATTCAGAACATGGCAGACATCGACTTAAGGGTCCATTTTGCTACCACGCACTCAACATCGGTCAATGGAACATCTTGCTTTTTTACATTACCGACGACAAAAGACAAGTTAGATATTGATGTAAAGTGTACAGAGATATATATCTCCAACCCCACTGGAAACAATGGCAAGTATGAACTGTACGCAGAACTCACCGGTATTTCTCCGGAGAATATGTTTGAACTTACAGGGTCCGGTATCTCTGGTGCCACATAAATAATACGTTCGTTTAACTTATCGAGCTACTATTTACTTTTGATATTTACCATCTTTAAGGGGTATTAGCATGTCAAATATGTTAGAACAGGCAATTGTAGATGCACAATCACTGCGTGAAGCTGCCATTAAAAACGCTGAATCTGAAATTGTTGAAAAGTATTCTGATGAAGTCAGAGAAGCTGTAACAAAACTTCTAGAACAAGACGACGAATTAGATCTAGGTCTTGATGATGAAGAGCAGGTTGATAGCACTGCTATGGAGCAAGTGCCAATGGCTCATGTTTCTGATGGCGCAGAGGACATCGTTGAGGTTGATCTTGATGACATCATTGCAGCCGCCCAGGATGATAACGACGATGAAGAGTTCGAAATGGGTAGGGAAGAAATTGCTGACGAAATTGGTATTGATCTTACTGCTGATGAGCCCGGTAATCGGGATGATGAAGATTTGGCCATCGATGAAGGTGATTTAGTTGACCTCTTCAAAGAGCTTTTGGTTTTAGACGTTCCTGAGAAAGCTGTTGAAGATTCGATGGAAGAGATTTCTAGAGACGAAGTTGAAGCAGACGAAGAGGAAGTGTCGCAAGATACTAACGTTAGCATCGAACGTGTCGAGGGCATGGAAAAAGAGGATTCTGAAGAATACTTGAAAACCAAAGAAAAAAATGAAAGCCTTAATAGAGAAAATAAAAACCTTAAAGATCTTCTGGAAAGCCTCAAGAGCAAGCTAGAAGAACTTCATACACAAAATACAAGATTATTGTACACAAATCGTGTTTATGAGAACACCTCCTTGAATGAGCGGCAAAAAAATAAAATTGTCGAGATGGTCTCAAACGCACGATCAGTTGACGAAGCAAGAGTAATTTTTGAAACTCTTCAAAAGACAATGGCGAGCATTGCTGAAAAGACTGCTCCAAAATCGTTGTCTGAAGCGGTAACAAAAAGATCTTCGGTTGTTCTTAGCAGTCGCAGGGAAGAACCAGTTTCGCAACAAAGCCCGACCACTGATCGATGGGCGATCTTGGCGGGATTAAAAGACAAATAAAGGAGATAATATAATGTCTGTAATTAATACCCTTACAGAGGGAATCAGACAACGTTCGTTAGCTAACGAAGGTGAAGCTCTTCTTGGAAAGTGGGAGCGCACAGGTCTTCTAGAGGGTCTCGACGATGTAAAACGTTCGAATATGGCTCGTCTTCTAGAAAACCAGGCTGCTCAACTTCTGAGAGAGACTACCACCATGCAAGCTGGTGACGTTGAAGGATTTGCCTCAGTTGCTTTTCCAATTGTGCGTCGTGTATTCGGCAATCTTTTGGCACAGGACCTCGTTTCGGTCCAACCGATGAGCCTCCCGAGTGGACTCATCTTTTTCATGGACTTCGTTTATAGTCCAGACGGATTGCAAGGCCATGGCGGCGCAGTTCAAGATCCTGAGCATAGATTAGGTGCCTCAGGTGATCAGTCGATTTATGGTGGTGGAGTTGTTGGTCGCCAGTTAACTGGTGGTATTAACCTCACTGATATCAACTCGCAAAAAGGTTTTTACGACTTAAGTAACGGATACTCTAGCCCGACAGGATCGGTTAGAGGTATTAAAGGACTTAACGGTAAGACAACGGGTGTTCAGGCATCCGGTACATATGGTGACAGTAACTCGAAGCCAGGCAGTGAGTATTATGAAATCTTGAGAGGAGATCCTGATCTCATTTCGGGAACGTCAACATACTTCATTGGTGAAGTTGATCTGACTGGTTCGGGTGCAAACTTTGATAACCTGCAAGCCTTTGTGGTTTCCGGAACTGATGGTGGCGGCGAACTTGGCGTCGGCGGATATCACGCTACTCGCCTTAACCAGTTCTCTGGTTCAAGCACAACGGCGGTTATTGTTGTTGGTCTTTCCCGTTTGGGTCAAAGAAGCGCAATTCAGTTGTCGTCGTCGATGATGGCTGCTGGTAATGATGGTAAAATTTTCTATCCGGTCGTTGATAGCTTTGTCGCCTCGGGCGATCCTTTCGGTGCTATTAAGGGTTCAACCACAGTCGCAGGCTGGGGACTTGAAACCGAGACGAAGATTCCTGAAATCGACATCAAGGTGGACAGCGTTGCAGTGACAGCAGTCACCAAGAAGCTGAAAGCCAAGTGGAGCCCTGAGCTTGCTCAGGATCTTAACGCTTATCACAACCTCGACGCTGAAGTTGAATTGACAAGCGTTCTTTCGGAGCAAATTGCTCTTGAAATCGATCAAGAAATTCTTTCTGATCTTGTTAGTGGTGCCAACGGCGCAACCCTTTATTGGAGTCGCCTGCCTGGTAAGTTTGTTAACCGTGAAGACGGAAGCATTCTCGGAAGCTCGCTCTTCCCAGACTTCACCGGAACGGTTAGTGAGTGGTACGAAACACTTCTTGAGACAATCAACGAAGTCAGTGCCCGAATCCACCGCAAGACATTGCGTGGTGGTGCCAATTTCATCGTCGTCTCGCCCGAGATGGCTAACATTCTTGAGTTTACTAGCGGATTCCGTGCTGCGGCCGCCGTTGACGAAGAGGGTGGAAATTGGGGAGTTAAGCAAGTCGGCTCGATTAGCCGCAAGATGGATATCTACGTTGATCCTTACTTCATCCGAAACGTCGTTTTGGTTGGACGCAAGGGCAACAGCTTCCTTGAAAGCGGATATGTTTATGCTCCGTATGTCCCACTGCAAGTCACGCCGACCATTTTTGGTACCGAAGACTTCGTGCCCCGCAAGGGCGTGATGACTCGCTATGCCAAGAAGATGGTTCGTCCTGACATGTATGGTCTAGTTATCTGTGTCGATCTTGTGAATGCGCTAACTGATTAGTAATTCACCTGGATTGAATAATAACTGAGGGAACCCCGTCCATGTGGCGGGGTTTTCTTTTATTATTTGCAAAACCAAAAACTACTTATAAAGTAAACCTATGAGGTAACTTTTTCATGCCAACAAATTTACAACCACAAAGCACAGTAAGCTCAGTTGTACTACCGTCTACCGGATCTCACTCTGAGGTCGCTGATTTTTTAGCTTATGGCATCTATACCACTTCTTCTTTTATCAGTGGTGCCGTGGATCAGGTTGCATATACCTTTAATAAATTGGGCGGAAACGTCCTAGACTTAGAAATATCGACAAGAAACGTCTACAACGCATATGAAGAGGCGTGCTTAGAATATTCCTACCTGATAAACACCCATCAGGCCAAAAATGTATTATCTGATTTGATGGGTAATACAACTGGAACATTTAATCAAGATGGTGAGTTTGTTGATTTTGACAAAGGCGTTAACGAAAAGCCAAATTTAAAATTCCCACGATTCCAGTTAGGCTATGCTGCGCACATAGGTAAGGGAGGTTCGGTTCATGCCGGACTAGGATCAACACAAAGAATATTCTCTGCTTCTATCACTCCAATCAAAGATCAGCAAGAATATGACCTGCAAGCAATAATATTTAGCGCCTCTGTTGACAACTCAGCCGACGGGGCTGCTTTCACAGGTTCAGTCGGAACAAGTAGAATAAATATCTCTAAAGTGTACTATCAAACACCTGCCGCCGCTTGGAGGTTTTTTGGTGGTAATGCGATTCAGACTGTTGGCAACTTATCAACGTATGGATCTTACGCAGACGATAGCACGTTTGAAATTGTACCAAGTTGGCAAAATAGATTGCAAGCAATAAATTATGAGGATAACCTCAGGGTTAGGGCTTCTCATTATTCGTATGAAATCAATGATAATCGTTTAAAGTTGTTTCCCATACCGAATGGAGAAAGCCCAGAAAAGTTTTGGGTAGAGTTTAGAACAGGTGAAGATGCTTACGACGAACAAGCTGACAGAACATACGGTGCCTCCGGGGTAAACAATATGAATGCTTTACCATTTCCAAATGTTCCCTATGTTAATATTAATAGCATTGGTAAGCAATGGATTCGTAGGTATGCCCTTTCTTTAACAAAGGAAATACTAGGACAAGTTAGATCTAAAATAGGTACAATACCAATCCCAGGAAATGACATAACCTTAAATGGTCCTGCTTTAGTGAGCGAGGCCAAGACAGAACAAAATGAACTAAGGGATGAACTTAAGACAGTATTAGACGAGTTGGTATATGGAAAACTAGCTGAAGGTGATGCACAACTTCAACAGAATGTTGAGACAGTTATGGCTTCAATACCTTATGGCATATATGTGGGATAAGTAAATGGCATCTAACAAATGGACACAGCCCGCACAGCCGCCACCGCCGCTTTTTGTCGGGCAAGCTGAAAGAAACTTCGTTAAACAAATTAACGATGAAGTCATTGAGAAGGTTGTTGGACAACAGGTATTATACTTTCCAATAGATATTGAGAGGTCAAAGTACCATACGTTGTACGGCGAGGCACTTAATAAAACTTTCTTACCACCTGTAAGAGCATATGCTTTGGTAGAGTATCTTGGGTCTACTAGAACTCAAACCGAAATAGGTTTTGATAATGTTTATAATATTAGTGTTCATTTCCACAAGAGAAGACTGACAGCGGATCAAAACCTATTTGTTAGACTTGGAGACTTTGTTCAGTACGATCAATTGTATTTTGAAATAGTTGATGTTTTTGAGCCTAGGTATTTGTTTGGTCAGGATAGCGATTTTGCTGACGGAACCTCGTTGGAGGTGACAGCGATAGGAAGAGAGGCAAGGGAGGGATTATTCGATGCCAACTAGGACACCACAACAAACCCAGCTATCAGCGTCTTACCCTCTGGCATCTTCAAACATTGAAACAATTGATTATGCTTTGTACAACTTTGTCAACGATAATTTAAACATATACTGCGAAACGAACAAGGGTTCACAAAAAGTCCCGGTTCTGTTTCAAACTCCTGAAAGAGCCTTCCAAATTAAGAATGAACCAACCCTGAGGAAGGACAATGGTCGCACTATTAGTTTACCTCTCATTACTGTAAAAAGAACAGCGATGAATAAGAACCCTGCGAACAAGGGTCGATATGGGGTCTATATACCACCATACTTTGATTTTTATAACAAAGGCGGATCGCTCGAAATAGCAAGAAAGGTTCAGCAAGATAAAACTAAAAATTTTGCAAACTCCAACGCCATAAAAAAGTCGTCAGGCGGTGACAACGTTAATAGGCAAACGTTTCCGGGAGAAAATAAAAATGTGGTCTATGAATCCATATCAATTCCGTACCCAACCTTCATTGAGGTAACCTATGAAGTAAAATTATTCTCCGAGTATCAGCAACAGATGAATGAGATGATGGAAACAATGTCAACTTTCACAGGATCACCCAGCAGATTTAAGATTGAGCACGGTGGCAACAGCTATGAGGCACTTTTGGACCCGTCTTACGCTGTAGCTAATAATTTTGACTTGGGAACCGAGGAAAGAAGGTTCGAAACCACTTTGACAACGACTGTTTTGGGGTATTTGATTGGTGCTGGGAAAAACCAAAAGACTCCAAACGTTGTTATTAGACAATCGGCGGCCAAAATCCAAATACAAAGGGAAAGAACAATTGTTGGCGATGTTCCAGAGTTCAGAATAGACAACAAAGACAAATATAGACCATAAAATACCGAACTCTTCTTTACAGGGAGTTTCGCCCTTTCCTCTACTATTTATTAAGAGCAATGCAGTGAGAATATAACTATCATGTTTGTTCGATTACTAGATATTACATCAAGGAGACCTTTTTGATGGCTGACGAAAGAAAGTTTAAGTTCATATCTCCAGGCGTTTTTATAGACGAAATTGACAACTCCCAATTACCTGCCGAACCCGGTACAATTGGACCTTTGGTCATAGGAACAGCCCCCCAGGGACCAGCTATGGTTCCAGTTACAATTAATTCTTTTTCGGATTTGGTAGAGACCTTTGGAGAGCCAAATGCCGGACAGCCCGCAGAAGATGCTTTTCGAACTGGGCAGTTAAGTGCCCCAAGTTATGGGCTTTATGCTGCTCAAGCATGGCTTAGAAACAATGCGCCCCTGACTTTTATGCGTCTTGTTGGAGAGCAGGACCCCGACGCTAACACTGCTGGTAAAGCAGGCTGGAAAGCCGGAACACTTGACGCTGACCCAGCTAACGGCGGTGCATTTGCACTTGTAGCTTTCCCGAGTGGGGCGGTAGCCGCTGCTAATGCGCCCGCAGCAGTAGCTGTGTCGGGTGCAGTCGCAGCCATCTTTTATGCTAACGAGGGTCGAGTTGTTCTTAGTGGTGCCCATGCTGGACCGACAGCCCTCGCCTCTCGTCTCGGCACAGGAAGCCTTTCGACGCTAATAGAGACGGATGCTAAAGGTCGATTCCATTTGGCGTTTGCACCCAATGGAACAGATTCGCTGTCTGATTATACAGCCCACGTCTCTTTAAACCCGGATGACAGAAACTTTATTAGAAAGGTCCTGAATACAAACCCAACAGTTGTTAACTCAACAGTCACCACACAACAGACTCGAACTGCTAATCAAGGCGGTGGCTATTGGCTTGGGGAGTCCTTTGAAAGACAGCTTTTGACAATGGGCTCAGCGTCGATGGGTGTGATGAGTAATAGTATTTACGGACAGAAGCATCATTTGGCCTTATTTCCAATGAGAAGCCAAGCCTCAACTACCCAAGATCAAAATGATCACCAATACGGATCTTTAAAAGCTTCAACTGGTTGGTATATAGCACAAAACTTGAACGACGGTGCTGATGCTACTTACCAGGCTCAAGGTCAACAAAAACTTTTTAGACTTGAGGCAAGAACTGGCGGACAATCAGCACAGAGACGTGTTAAGATTAGTATTGAAAACATTAAGGCACCCGAGGGTGAGTTTGAAAGATACGGTAGCTTCTCGGTTGTTGTTAGAAAATTAGACGATACTGATTTGAATCAAAAAATCTTAGAACGATATGATTCACTCAATCTAAACCCTGCATCGACAAATTATATTGCCAGAGTGATTGGTGATAAGTTTGTGACCTACGATACAACCACAAAAACAAACCGTGAGTACGGTAACTTTACCAATAACTCAAAATATATTCGTGTTGCTATGGATGAGGATGTTGATAGAGGCACAACAAACGCAGAGTTCCTGCCGTTTGGTGTTTTTGGACCGCTGACCTATCGTGCTGCTCTTGTTACTAGCGGCTCGGGCGGACTTGTTGACTATGGAAAGGAACAAGCATCTTCACAGCTTAGTGGAGCCCGTGGCGGTTTTGCCACTATGCTTGACAGTAGTGATGATGGGACGTTCGGCGACCCAGGCGGATATCACGCCTCTAGCTTCGGCGGCACGGAGAATGAATTCCTTGTTTTCTACGACCAAGCTGACGCAGCCAAGATTTGTTCGAACACCATAACCTTTACAGGGTCTTTTGTCTTCCCATCGACGCCATTACGCCGTCACCAAAACTGGGGCAGGGCTGGAGTTCCAATGAAGCAAGTTTATTGGGGCGCTTGGACTGGTATCAAGCACAGCGATCAAACTTTTGATCTTGGTGTGTTAGATACACTAACGGCCAGAGCAAGCGGACTTGAAACAGTGATATCGCCTACGACACCAAAAGATGTCGCACCATCTTTTCAGGCAAATATCGGCAACTCACCGGATCACAATGAGCCCATGATGGGTAGAGGAACAGCTAATTCCTCATCCACCGACCCACTACAACATGCTTGGGTGTTTACCCTTGATGATGTGGCGGAACACTCGGCATCTCTTGGTCTTGGTGGAGGATATGTTTACATGTCCGGTACAAGACAAGCCGGAAGTAGCATTTCGGCACTGTCTGGTGGGTACACAGGCTCCCTTAATAAAGGTCTTGATAGATTCACTACTTTGCTGCATGGCGGATTTGACGGAACTGATATTACAGAAAGAGATCCTTTCAGAAACAGTGCCACAGCCGCTGGTACAGCAGAGGTCGATAGTTCGAAGTTGCACTCCCTCAAGAGAGCAATTAATATTATCTCCGACGTTGATCAGAATCAATACAATATTGCAACGATGCCTGGCATCACACAGCCTGACGCAACTGATTACCTTTTGGAAAAAGTTGAAGAACGTGGTGATGCATTGGCGATCATTGACTTGGAGAAGATTTACACTCCTGATACCGAGAGCACCGCAAGTGCCTCGTCTAGAAACTCTTTCACGATAAAGCAAGCTACAGACGCTCTTAAAGCTAGAAACATTAATAATAGCTATGGCGCTGCTTACGCTCCGTGGGTGCAAATTCAGGACACCATCTCTAATAGATTGCTTTGGGTACCTCCTTCGGTTGTTGCCTTGGGCGCTCTGTCATCGAACGACAGGATTGCTGCACCTTGGTTCGCTCCGGCTGGATTCACCAGAGGCGGATTGTCTGAGGGTGCTGGAGGTATTCCGGTCCTTGATGTCACGAAGAGACTAACTTCGGACGATAGAGATGATCTGTATGAAGCAGGTATTAACCCAATCGCTAAATTCCCGGCTGAAGGAATTGTGATCTTCGGGCAAAAGACTCTGCAACAAACAGCGTCTGCGCTTGATAGAATCAACGTAAGAAGATTGTTAGTGTTCTTGAAGAGAGAAATATCTTTCATTGCCTCAAGATTACTGTTTGCTCAGAACACCCAGGACACTTGGAACCGCTTTTTACAGCAGGCCACACCAGTGTTGGAAGGTGTTAAGTCACAGTTTGGTATTGATGACTTCCGACTTATCTTGGATGAGACAACAACAACACCTGACTTAGTGGATAGAAATATTATCTACTCTAAGTTGATTGTGAAGCCAACTCGTTCCGCAGAATTCTTTGCGATCGACTTTGTTATTACGAACAGCGGTGCTTCTTTTGAGGACTAAAAAAGTTATAAGGAACTATTTAGGTATAGTATTTCTTTCGAGGAGAAACTAAATTATGAGTGGACTTTTTTGGAGTAACGTCAATACTGATCCAAAGCGCCGTTTTAGATTTATACTTACTGCTGGCAATATTCCAATTTGGACTATTAAAACAGTAACTAAGCCAGCCGTGACGGTAGGGGCGGTAGAACACCAGTTCCTCAACCACACTTTTAAGTATCCTGGCAGAGTGACCTGGAACAACATTACGATGACCCTCGTAGATCCTGTTGATCCAGATTTGGCCTTTACATTCTTGGACAAACTCCGCAAGTCGGGTTATGACTATCCGACTTCTGACCGTGTTAGAGGCACGATCAACAAGAAGGACGCTGCTGGAGTTCAAGGTATCGGTGGTGTTAGTATAGCTCAAATCGACGCTGAGGGCAAAGAGATAGAAAAATGGAAATTAACAAATCCATTTATTGTCAATATAGATTTTGGTGGTAACTTAGATTATGCTGCTGATGAAATGAATGAGATCTCCGTTGAGATTGCATATGATTGGGCTGAGCTTGTCACAAAGGGCAAAGTAGCTAGATAATTTTAAACAATCACTTTTTATCTGGTAGAGTATTAATAGGTTATTTAGAAAGGTTATAGAATGAGTAGAAATGAAGGAAGAGTAAACCCATCTGAGGACGAGGCTCTTGAACAAGAAGAGCCGACTCCTATGAGTTATCCAACTCGCCCACCCTCGTCAGACGATTCTGGTTTTAATTGGACCAATCCGACATATTTTGTTGATTTACCGAGCAAGGGTAAGTTCTATCCTCCGTCACATCCTCTTCACGGCAAAGAGCACGTTGAAATTAAGTATATGACCGCCAAAGAGGAGGATTATCTTACATCTCAGCCACTGCTTCGTAAAGGAATTGCGATAGATAGAGTCCTTGAGAGTGTCTTGGTTGATAAATCAATTGATTTAGACGGTCTGCTTCTTGGCGACAAGAACGCCATCATGGTTGGAGCTAGAATTACAGGCTATGGCGAAGAGTACTCTGTAAATGTTACCTGTCCTAAGTGCAAAGCTGACACAAATTACGAATTTAATTTAGAACAGATCGAAAACTGGGATTTTGAATCAAAGCTAGAGGAACTAGCTTGTGAGTTCACACCCAAGAACACTGTTCTGGTGCAGCTTCCCCTATCCAAGGTTGATGTTGAGATTAAGCTTCTTAATGGACATGATGATAAGAAATTAACGGATCAGGCAACCAAAAAAAGTAAAAAGAACTTAGACTCTAGCACCCTTACAGACCAACTGAGAGCTTTCATTGTTTCCGTTAATGGTATTGACTCGCCTTTTGCAATTGCAAACTTTGTGACTGGGATGCCTGCGAGAGATTCAAAGTTTCTAAGAAACTTGTATGTTGACATCGCCCCCAACATTGACTTAACCCAAGAATTTGAGTGTTCCAGATGCGGACACACAGCGGACATGGAGGTTCCGCTCGGCGTCAACTTTTTTTGGCCTGAGTGAAGATAATAAAGAATACATCTACGAAGAAATATTTCAATTAGTATACTATGGTGGATGGTCTTTTAGAGAATGTTACAATCTGCCCGTGCTAATAAGGCGATGGTTCATAAACAGGTTTTCGGCAGAAAAACAAAAAGAAGCTGAAATCCGAAGCAGGGGATCATCATAAAAGTTCTTAACAGACTATTTACTTAAGCTGTGAGGATACCCTGTGAAAGATAAAATAGATTTTGAAAACGAGGTTCTTGACTTAGATGAGATCAAGAATACTTTGAACGAAAATATTCTCCACGTCTTTGCTGCGTGGATTGAGTATTTGTTATCTAAAATGTTCAAAGGAAGAAGAGTGCCAGTTCGTGTTCGGGGCAACCGAATTGAAGTGGAGCGGTTCACCGATGCCCTGGTGAATGAAAAAAGATATATGGACTACATCAAGAAATATGGACTTGATGACCCCATGACCTACAAGCAAAAATCAAAACTTGACGTTGCGATTAAAAAGTTTGAACGTGAGGCAAGAATAAATTGGCCAATCAGAAACTAATCACACCGTGGAGATTTAGCAGATGGTAGCGAAGGGCGTCAAAAGCGGCGCAAGGGCTGTTGCGGATCTTACTAAAAAAGTCACCCGAAGCGGCGGAGCCGGGCGAGCAATTAGAAATGAGATGATAGCAGAGGGCGGAATGGAAGCCCTTGAAGAATTTATGGAGGCGTCCAAGAACACGGCGCAGCGGGTAGCTGAAACTCTGAACCCGATGAAGGGTGTCATACAGGGAATTCAGTCAGCTTTTGGTGTTTCAATACCAAAAAACTTTGCTGATCTAACGGCAGAAATTATAAAACTCAATGTTCAGTTAGACGATCTTCAGGTTGATGTTGGTCGTTCCACTGGATTATTTACACAGCTAGGATCTCAGATAGAGGTCTTAACAAAACAAAATCGACAACTAGGTGTTACTTTCGATCGAACCGCCAAAGCAATGATGTCTTTGGACTCAGGCTTTAGTAGTCTTTATAGACAAACCACTGTACAACAGCAAGCTACTCTTAGGTTGACTTTTGCCCTAGAAAATCTCGGCGTCGCTGCTGATGATACCGGACGAGGACTTGAAGTATTTACCCGTGGCATGGCTTCCTCTGATAAAGCCGCCCAGCAAAGCGTTAAAAATCTTATTAATCTTGCTAGGGAGATAAGGTTCAAGGGTGGACCAGCCCAAATGATGAGAGATATTGCTGAAATAGGTCCAATGATAGTCAAATTTGGTTCAAGCTCAGAGCAGGTTATGGGTGACCTGGCCAAACACGCTCGTGCAACCGGTTTAGAGATGAGGCAAATTTTTGATGTGTCTGATCAATTTGATACATTTGAGGGAGCCCTAGATAAAGCAGGGCAGCTTAATGCACAATTTGGATTAGGGCTTGATTCGATTGCACTAATGCAAGCAGATGATGCAGAAAGAAGAGATATAATTGTTGGTAGATTTAGTGAATTGTATGGTAACTTTGAATCCCTAGACAAGCGGCAGAAACAAATTATGGGCGAGACATTAGGCTTTGGCTCGGACATATTAGCTACTAGAAAATATTTTGAAGAGATGCCTATGTTTAAGGACTCTGTTACCTCAATTGAACAGGCAGCCGTCGAACAAACAAAATTGAGCGAAAGAGGACAGGCAGCTATGGAAGGCGTTATCCGTGACGCTGGCGACACCATGCTTCCGGGTCTTGGCGCTAGTGTAAATCAAGTTGTTGGATCCACGTTGGACTCTTTTAAGAACTTGTCAAATTCTACTGATCTTATCTCTATGGAAATGAAGAGACAATTTGGACTTCAAATGATGGGACCAGGCTTAGCTAAGGAAACAGCCGATGCACTATCTGGCGCAGCGCAGATAATAACAACAATGCAAACAGGACCAGTAGCTACACCCGGCTTGGTGCCCTTAGCTGGTGCTGCTGGGGCGATGCCCCTTACAAATAGGGGTATTGACCTTGCGAACGCAACTCAGAATCCTTATATGACTCCGCAAGGTATGCGTGATGCAGCAAGAAGAGGAAGAAACCCTGGACAACAACCCGCCGGTACGCCCACAGGTCAGCCTACCACCCCAGGTGGTTCGCCCTTCATCGACCTCGCCGCAGCGTCTACCGATGTAGCGGGTGCCGTCATCAGACCGGGCATGACCGCTGCTGAATTTACTAAAGCTATGGATCCTGATAATGTTAGGGCAGCCAGAGAAGCATTTAAATTACAAAGATTACAGAAAATGGGTATGGATCTCGCCGCTGAAGACCCCGATGCATTTTTCAAACTTGCGAAGGCTCAGGCTCCCGGCGGCTCTCTGGAAACTTATAAGCGAGCTAGGGCCACTAATATTGCAAAGGGTGGACAAATTACCGTTGGTAACGTGGGTCGTAAATTAGCCAAAGAGGGGCTTAAACGTGGTGCTAAAAAAGCAATTCCAGTTATTGGTGATGTTGCTTTTGGTTATATGGAGGCTGAAGAAAATATTGCACAAGGCATGAGCAAAGGAAAATCATACGCTCGTGAGGGTATTGGCGCAACTGCTGCCATTGGTGGTGGATTATTAGGTGCAGCTAAGGGCGCTGCATTTGGTGCTGCGGTTGGTGGACCTCTTGCACCAGTCACTGCTATACTTGGCGGTATCATAGGTGCCGTTGGGGTCAGCTTGGCGGCAGAGGCTACCGCTGAGGCTGGCTTTGATGCGATTGCCGGCAACGAGGTAAAAGACAGACGAAAAAAAGAAGAAGCAAGAGCAGCCTTACAAGTTCAAAAACAAGCACCCCAAAAAATGGCGAACAGTTACATGCAAGCGATGTATGGGCAACAACAAAGACAACCAACAGAAATGGGTGCTACTATACCGCTCCAAAATGTTATTAACATTAATGGTGCTGAAGTATACAACGATACAACAGATTTGAAATCACAACTTAATGTGACCACTGGTCGTCAACCTCCTCGTCCGCAGCGCATGAACCTGCCGGCTGTCACCACGAATAGTAGGTAAAAAATGAAAATTAACAACAAAGAATTTTTTATGAGTTCCTTACCGGGTGAGTCTAGCCTTTTCAATAACGGGCAAAGACTAGAAATAACACATTTGGCAACTGACTATTCAGTGGCCTTCTCGGCTTTCTTAGATGATTTTAGTGATGCATATACCTCTGAGTGGTCAGAAGAAGAATCATACGGACGCATGGATCCGATAGGAAACTTCATGATGACTCGCCGAAACATTTCAGTTTCTTGGAGAATTCCAGCAGCTAGTTTTCAACAAGCTAAAGATAATTTAGATAAAATGAACAAAGTTGTATCATTCTTGTATCCTCTTTATGGGAAAGCGGGTGCCACGCAGTCTAACTTCATAAAGATGGGCCCTTACTGGAAAGTCAAGTTTGGTAACTTAATTTGTAATTCACTTGACGGGGGACCACTCTTAGGTTGGGTTAACGGGATCACCGTTGACCCCTTGTTTGAAGAGGGGACATTCATGCTAGACGGAGATAAGTTGCCCGGTGTAGAAACACCCGGCGCTGGCGATGGCACGAGGCACAACCCAAATGGAGCCGGTGTAAACTACTATCCTAAAACCTATAAGCTTAATTTTGAAATGACTGTTCTGCACGAGCACTCCGTTGGGTGGAAAAAGAATGCGGAGGGGGACTTTATATTTAGAGGAAAAATGGGTAAGTCCACCGAGGGTAAGAATTTCCCTTATAGGTCAGCCGCTGGAATAAATCAAGAAGATACCTTAAAGGTTCCCCGACGAACCCAGGATTCAATAGACGAGACAAGCTTAACAAGGGCACAGGTCATGCAAAGCCCCCAAGGAAGCCCCGGCAATAACCCCAATGACCCAGGCAAGATTCTCTTTGATGCACACGGGGAGAGGGCACTTTGGTGGGAGAGAAAATATAATACGGAACTTGTTGACGGTAAAATTACATCAACAATGGTTGCCGCTGGTCCAAACGTTGAGTATTATGAAAAAGAAAACCCTGTAGGGCTAGCGTTTGCCAGAGATGTGATGAACGATACAACCGGTAGAGGAAAATAATAATCATGAAAAATTATTTTATGAAAACTGGGATGCCGGGTGAACAAAATCTCTTTAACGAAGGTTATCGCCTAGAGATAACTCACTTACCGACAGGATACTCGGTGGCCTTCTCTGCCTTTATAGACCAGATGAGTGACTCTTACAATGCAAATTGGGCTTCGGAGCAAGTCTTTGGCAGAATGGATCCTATTGGTACCTACGAAAGAACAAAAAGGAACATCTCTGTCGTATGGAGAGTCCCTGCATCAGACGTTATCATGGCTAGAGACAACTTAGATAAAATGAACAGATTAGTATCTTTTTTGTATCCCACATATGGGAATTCTATGGGCGCAACAATGATGACTCAATCGCCCATGTGGAGAGTTAAATTTGGAAATTTAATTTGTGATGCACGCACAGGGGACGGGCTTTTAGGCTGGGTTAGAGGCATAACTATAGACCCAGCTTTAGACGAGGGAATATTTACACTAGACTCGAAAGCTCAAGCAGCTAATTCTGCTTTCGGTGCGGGCGTTGATTATTTTCCCAAAACGGTTCGCTTGAATATTGAACTAGCGGTGGTGCATGAACATGACCTTGGCTGGGAAAACGTTGGTGGCACCGAGAGCGGCGAAGAAATATTTGTTTTTCGGGGATCGGGCAGAGAATCACAATCTGGACAGAAAGAGGGTATGGCTTTCCCGTATCCTTCCAGAAGACATGTCTCTGACCCGATACATGAAGTTTCAAAAAATACAAAGCAGGGTTTAATAGACCTAAGGAAAGCTTTTAATTCCCTTCTTACAAGGCAGGATCCAATGGGGAATCTTGTTCAATTGGCTGTAGACGCCGTAAGCCCCACTGATGTCCCGGATCAAGATCGGACTGCTCAAAACGCCGTTCTAAGTGCGCAGACAGGAGGTAAGAAATAATGGGATCAAGATACAGAGGTCGAGGACTCATCTTTAACGATAATGAAGAATACAGGAAAAAGTTCTTCATTGATCGTAATGTCAATCAAGTTGTACAATATGACACAGCAGAATTTTTCTATCCTGATGCAGATGAGGTTGGTAGTTTACAGAATATTAAAGTTCGCTGGGGTGCGACCTCAAAATTATATAACTTAGCAGCACAACATTATGGAGATCCAACCTATTGGTGGGTTATTGCGTGGTATAATAAGAAGCCCACAGAGGCAGATTTTAATGTAGGGGATATTATATACGTCCCGTTGCCACTTGAAGAAGCTTTGGAATATTTCGGAGTATAACATATGGCTAAGTGGGTTTACGCATCATTTCCTTGGGTAGAAGCCGCTCCGGACGGTGGCTGGGGAGCCCTGACACAACGAGCCCAAGATGATAACAGGTCAACTGTTGGTGCTATTGGTAGTTACTATAGTACGGAAGATGCATGGCTAACTAACATAGGCTTTAAAAAAGGTATTAGAGAAGACGCCAGTCAGTTAACTGGCGACATCAACGGCATGATAGCTGACATGGCCTTGACAACCCTGCCTGGCGAAGATCCGAATGGAAAAACATATTATGTTCCGGCACTTATCAAAGAGGCGATTGAGGTCTCATACATTATCCGTGGCGCTCTTCAGGTTCTTCAAGAGTCAAATCTTTTAGGTCCCTTGGAGGTTGTTGGCATATCGAGTATTAATTCAGTAAGAAAAATATACAAAGAAATGTTCGGCAGCCAACGTGGCATTGATATTCTCATAGAAGAAATGGAGAACATGTCCATCACAAGTGGACAAGCAGCGGACGGCGACAAAGCAGCGGATGCAGATTTTTATGGTGTGGATAATAGACTGCCGCAAGGACGCAAGCTTGGCAACGGGATGCTTTTTTCGGAGGCTGTACTAAGACTAAAACAAACCTATCCGCTGTGTGTTGCTTATGACCCGTTTTATCAATATTCTGACAACCCGCAAGATGATTTGGCTGTGCAGCCTTATGGTTTAAACTTGAGAGGCAACTATACTGGATACTTTGAAAATTTTCTTGGTGTTGATTCGATATTTTCAAGACAAGAATTAACGAGGTTAGGCTACGGTAATACCACAGCCGAAATACGTCAGCAAGCTGTTATGGATCTCCTTGATTCTGGTGAAGCGTTTACTAGTGATAAGGGATACAGAGGAAGAGTTGATGTATCTAGTGTAACTTATCCTTTAACATCGCTGATTGGTGCCCTCCCGGCAGAGCCAGGACAAGCTCCAAGAGATCCGATAATAGGAGCTTTGCGATATCCACCAATGGCACCTGGCGGACGAGCACCTGAGCCCTCGGGGCAAATACTAGGCGGACTTAGTGCAACTGAGAGAACTTATCAAATACGGTTCAAATATTTTAACACTACAGCTTACAACAACGTAAGAAAATTTATTCTGTCCGAGCACAGAAAGTTTCTGAAACAACAATTAGAAGAAGCTAAAAAGAAAAAGGCTGCTGGTGACTTTCAACCCGAACCAGCTAGAGCCGCCTCTGGAGTCATGTCTGGAGCGAGGGCAACGGCAAAGACTGCACCTAAGCAGGGTGATCCTGCTAGAGATGCAGCGATTAGAATTTTAAATTCACAACTTATATTGATGCGTAACTTAAGAAGCTTAATGCCCGTCGCAACACTTACACACTATCATGCTTCCGGAAGACCAGATTCACCGATCGCTCGTAACCTTCGTTTTGATCATTTGATAAACGCCCTTTGTGAACCAGAATCCGTGATACCGTTATTAAATAATCCGATGACAGGCTTAGACTCTTTTATAAATGCACCTAATTCTGCACTTTCAACTCTCGTTCCAAAGCTAACGTTTTTCATCGGAGACTCGAAGGGAAATAGAAGGAAGGTGGAGTTCCCGGATCACATTCATGATTACCAGATTAAAGCTTTGGCAAAGGGAAAGAGCAGTACTCAAATAAAAGATATATTAAGAAACAGGTCTAACCATGGCACCGATGCAGGTGTTAAAAGTTTCTCTTGGGATTTTGACCAAATCCATGAAGGCGACAATGCGGTAAAAGCCCGCTTGTCTTTGTTTTTCGGCTCAGCACTTGATATGATGAATGATGATTATAAGGCCTTCTTGTATACAACGGGCGACCCAAGCTCAGATGCACCTAGAATCAAGGGTCGCAGGTTTGTAAAAGAGACCAAAGAGAAAAAAGTTGAAAGACTATCGATAGTTTTACAGAAGAGGCAAGAGAAGCTAACAGATCCAAATCAGAACCCCCCGGTGGAGGATGGTAAGGACTCCATATCAAGAAACAACAGGGCTAGCAAGAGGACTGCTCCTGGCAAGCCATCTTTGGGTCTTTATGTTAGGGTCGGATGGGCTGTTCCACAAGGTAAAATGCCGGCTGATGCGCCAACCGATTTTATAAAAACTATAGAAAAAACTCAACGTGAAATAAAATTAAATTTAACTGGACATAGTGTATCGTATAGTCCCAACGGACAACTAACTCTGGACCTTGAATATGCTGGGTCTATTGGTAATGCTCTTGATCACTTGTCAAGATCAGACGTTCTAAGAACCAGAAAAGGTCCAACGGATATAGATTTTGTTGAATATTCAATACCAAACATAGTAGTGCCAGTACCAGAAGATTCTATAGACCCTGAAATTTCCAGACTTGACTCAGCAACTTATGCCAACTCGGCTTGGCCCCAAGGTTACATAAAAAGGAAAGCCATAAAAAATTATAGAGTTACAGAGCAAAATCCAAACCCGTCATATCGGCTTAAAGATGTTCAACCAACTGTTGCGCTCGCTAAGGCGGGAATTGAATATGAAATAAAAACCCTTGACACCTTGATTCAAACAATGCATGATAAAACTGCACTTTTACCAAAAAAGAAAAGAGCAAAGGTGGAGAAGGATGCAACTCTTGCTGCAATGCATGACGCCTTACAGCGCCACCGTCGAGTTGCTCAGATAGCTTTAGACAACATTCTAGAAAAAATTAGAGAGCCAAAATATGCCTCCATACTGGAGCGCCTGTTGGCTGATAAAAAAATATATTATGGTAGAATAATACCGAGGACAGATTCCTTACCCGTAAGTGCTTACGGTACCGTGAAGTCTGGCAATTATACTGACGCCACTGCTGGTACAACCAGGCATAATTTTGATGTTGTCTTCACCAAAAAGCAGCCAAAAAGCAAAACAGAAACAAAGTCTGAGAGACTAAAAAGAGTCAAAGATGCTTTGAGTGACGCCTATAGGACAGGAGCTAACCCAGCCCTGAGACTTGATCCAACCTCGGCATCGACAAGAGATTTTGATGTGGATTATGGCTCCAGGAACTTATATTATATTAGGTTGGGAGACCTGATAGATAACATACTTGAAAACATAGACAACACAGAGGAAAATAATGATGATTTTTATAAGGTTGTCTTAGGATCTATACGCCCGATAAACTATGGAATACCAGGGTTTACAGAAACAGATGTTTTTATGTTAGCAGACTTGCCAATATCTATAGAATATTTTGGACAGTTCTTTATAGATACTGTTGTTGCCCCTCAGCGTAATTCTATATCTTTGAAAGAGTTTTTGGATGCTCTTAGACTGAAACTGCTGTCTCCCATGTTCAGAGAGTTTTCCCAAACGCAAGGTAAAAAATCAACTCCGATATTTAACATGACGCCTCTTTTTTCTGGGGTCGAAGCAGAGCCAGGGGCGGTGCTAAACCAAGACGAACTAAGACAGTTGGCTTTTAATAGAACTCAAGCAAATCTTGCCAAGAATAAATACTTAGTTATATCCCCACGAACTATAACATACAAAAAGCGCAGGGGCATAGAATCCGAAGATATTAAAAACGGCATATATCATCTAAAGATTGGAGTTGACAAGGGTATAGTTAAATCATTCTCTACCACCGAGAGAAATATGACAAAATTTCACCGAGCGATGCAGGTGGAACGCAGCAATGAACCTGATGGTTTTTTGGTTGTGCCGCAAAACTTTGATTTAACCTTGGTTGGTAATCAGTTCTTTCCAAACGGCACTACGGTATATATTGATGCAGATGTTGGCTTTGGTAGAGAAATAGCTCAGACCTTAGGAATCGGCGGTTACTACGGGGTCGTTAGGTCCTCTCACTCAATAGAGGGTGGAACCTTCGAGACTGTGTTACAGTGTGTATGGCAATCTTCTGGCAACAAGGACGGATTATAAAATGGTGCAACCTAGAAAAGTAGATCCAAACTTAAATTCAATTAGGTACTCGAACGCCGACAACGATTCGGATGCGAGAGAGGTTTTTAAAGACAGAGAAAAGTATGCCAATTTCATTTTCCCAGCCGCTTCGTCTCTTGGTGTCGGTACGGCTTATAATTTTTGGGGTAAGGACAGGTTTTTTGGAAAAATAAACCCGGTTGGAAACCCCGCTATAGTAATTGAGAGTCGCCTAAGACAACTTAGGCACGCAGATCCAGGACAAACATTTTATGCGTTAGATTTCGTAGCCGATGCGTGGAGAGATTTTTGCGACAGAATTAATCTCGAATTGGCCAACGGGACGCTGTACGACTCTGGTCCCTATTCGTCAATGACTGTCAAGCGAGGGTGGACAGACGTCTATAAAGAATATCACAACTATATGGTAAATGATTTGTACCCTGCTTTTCAAAATATTTTCATGAGTTCCCCAAAAAGAAAAAGAATGCTGACAGACTTTGATACTTTCCTAGAGGTATTTGATGAGTTTTCAGGGAAAATAATTAAAAACGCAGGACCTATAACTTTATCGGGCTTTGTAGAGAGTTTATATTATTCACCACTGAACACAGGGCTTGCGCTTGAGATCGCCACTGATGCTCATGATGATGATCTAAGAAAAGAAATAAAGTTTTTGTACGATGAAAATTTTCCACTGGTTATGAAATTAGCAACATACTATGGTTTTTCTGTGGACAAGAATGCGCCTTGGAGATTTGTTATAGATCCAAGCTCCCTTGCAGCGCAGGAATATATGCTTGGCCTTTTTATGGAAAGCGGAGATCTGCCACCACAATCAGGAGCGGAGTGTGAGGATGGCGTGTTTATACCAAAAAACAGAAGAAGTCCAGAACTTTTTGGTTATTCAGAAATACCAGGCTTTGAAGATGTAATCAGGCACGCCCCTGGTTACGCCCACTACCAAGATCAGATAGGGGGTTCTTATTCTCCAGTCGTAGTGTATACTGGGTTATTTAACGCTTCTTACCTTGAAACTATTACAGACGACATGAATTTACTAAAGGTTTATTTGTTTGACTTTTACAACAGATATGTGTCCGCCAACGCTAGCTTATTAATACCTGCTGGGACAATAGACGATTGTGACAAACCTAGAACTATCTTAAGGGACTTAGTGAATCCTGAAATTTTGTCATTATACGGAGACAAATGGTCTCTTAGGGCCACCTATGTTCTACGTCGCCGAGAGCGAGGGATAGTGGAAAGTAGAGATAATGAGATTAAAGACTTGAGAGATATTTTTAATTTCTATGACTTCATGCCAAGCAACAGAAACTCTAACAAGTATCTTCGTGCCCTAGGGTACATCAATGAAAAGTTCATTGGGAGGTTAACGACTAGCTCGTTTGATACTAATATTATCTCATAGGTTATTTATGTTATTTCAAACTTTAGACGACAAGACTGAGTGTGTTGGCATTTACGCTGACAATAAACTACTATTTGATGTAGGTGACTTCCCCGAGGGGCTTAAGTCTACTTGGAGTTACTCGCCCTACCTAAGAGGCATGGATATCGATTACGCATCCTTGTATCTTGAAGGCGAAGACCTGTCTGGCAATATACCTGAGTTTTTGCGGGACGACTGGAGTGATGTATCAGAAAGAATATTGGCTTTCAGGCGGTCTTTACAAATCTCTAAGGTCAATCAAGACGAAAACTGTTTCTTCGACCTTGTGCCAGAAAGATTCCTCAAGGACTTTTGTGAGGTAAAGAATAATATAACTAAACATATTCTTAAGACAGTACCAAAGCCTAAAAGATACGATTATCACAAGCATGTTTCAATGCTGCTAGGAGATATAGCTTGCCAACCAGTAACTGTGGACAGAAAAAAGCTTTCATCTTATCTTACTAGTAAGAAGCTAGGCAATCAAGCCAGGGCTATGATGGAGTGCTCTCCTTATGTTAGGTATAATCAGTTTGGTACTGTTACAGGTAGGCTTACCACTAAGAAAAACTCTTTCCCGATTTTAACTTTGAATAGATCACTAAGACATGCTATTAAGCCACAAAATGATTATTTTTTAGAACTGGATTTTAATGGGGCAGAGGTAAGAACTCTTCTTGGGATGTTAGGATCACCGCAACCTGTGAATGACGTTCATGACTTCCACCTGACAAACGTTTTTAATTCTTTGGTTTCTAGAGAGCAGGCCAAGACTTTGTTTTTCTCGTGGCTGTATGGCTCAAGGCAAATGGCTGCCTCTGCGGAGGGTAAAAAGCTAGAAAGTTTTTATGAGAGATCAAAACTGTTGGATAAATTTTATTGTGACTCTACTGTAACGACGCCATTTGGCAAAGTCATTAACGACGTGGACAAACATCTTGCTTTGAACTATTTGGTCCAGTCAACCACGGCAGAACTAACCCTAAAGCAAGCTTTGAAGATAGATTACCTGCTCAGAAGAGATGGCACTGGCTCAACAATAGCTTTTTTAATACATGACGCTATTGTTCTGGACCTTAAAAATGAGGATGAGTGGTTGTTGCCTAGCATTAAAAAACTAATGGCTTCAACCAATTTTGGCAACTTCATCATAAATACTAAATCAGGAAAAACACTTGGTTCTTTAAGGGATATTAAAATTGGATAAGGTTATAGGATTAGGAAAATTTGGCTGTTCCATCGCTGAGCATTTAACGTCTTATCCAGAGTATCGAGTTTATAAAATCGATTCTGACATTACAGAACGAGGCTCCCTTTCTATCGGAGCACATAACGACATGCAAGAATATGAAAACTTAATTGATGATCAAGAAATAACAGTATACCTCAGGTCAGTTAAGACAGACGATGAGGTGCTGATTATCACAGAGGGCGGCGAACCAATATCTGGTGCTTTGCTTAGAATTTTATCGACTATAAAAGACGCTAAAGTCTCAGTTCTTTATGTTTGCCCAGATCGACAAATATGTTCTGAAATACAAAAACGAGACGATAAAATATGTTTCAATATAATTCAGCAATACGCCCGCAGCGGGGCCATTGAAACTGTTTATTTGTTAAGCAAATCATCTGTTGAGGCTCTGGTCGGAGATGTTTCGATTCAAGAGTATGAGAAAAGTATGTCGTACTTTGTTTCTTATGTGTTGGCGATGGTTAATTACTTTAACCACACAAAAGCAATTGTCTCAAACAAGTTATCTGTAAGAAATTCTTGTAGGATTGCAACTTTTGGAGTATGCTCCCTTGAGAACAACGCCCCGGTTAGCTTGTTGTTCCCGTTACAAAAAATATCAGACGTGCATTTCTATTATGGGTTACCTGAAGAAACCATAGAGGGTGACGGAACCATCATGAAAAAAATAAAACAGCAAGTTACGGATTACAAAACAGACGAAAATATGAGCGTTGGTTTCTCTGTCTATCCTTTAACTTTGGACGACCCATTTGTGGCTTGTCTTGCCTATTCGAGTGAAATACAAAATTTTGCCTTTATTTGACACTATATATTGTGATATAAAATAGGGTAATTTCCGCATGAACCAAAACAATAGGCGAGGTATTCTTCTAGCCTCTTTTGTGAACACTGAAGACGAAAATATAATAAATGCAGAGGTTCAATGGATTGTTGAAAAGCTTGAGCTTACCAATAATTACATTTTTTTGCTACAGAATCTTGATACCCCAGAAAAGAAAATACTAACTTACAGTGCTATAACAGAGCCGGGGAAAAGATTTAATCCAAGGTTGCACACTATGCGAATCCACCGGAAAAAACAGACAAATACGCTTTACACCATAAATGCACTTAATGCAGCAGTGTCAAAACAACACGATGGACAGACTGGGAAGCATCTAAAACTTGATTGGGAAGAGTATTCTAATTGTCTGTTATTGACCTCTGGAAAAAAACTTCAAGCTTATCCCATTGAAGTAATAAAGATTTTTAAAATAGAAGACCCTCCTGAGGAAAATTAGCTTTACACCCTATCCTGATATGGTATAGTAGATCACGGTCAACTAACCAGTAAAGGAGAAATACAATGGGTATTGACTTGAGCAAGATGAGGGCGAAGCACGCTGCTCTTACGACCAGAGGAGGAGACTCCTCAGAAAACTTTTGGAAGCCAGAAGAGGGCACGCACCAGTTGCGACTAGTATGCCCGCCAAACGGCGATCCTTTCTTTGAGGCATATTATCACTACGGCATGGGTGCCGAGGGTAAGACCACTGTCCTCAGCCCACGCACTAACGGTGGTGATGACCCCATCGCAGAGTGGGGAACCCGTCTTTGGAACGAAGGCACCGACGGCTCTAAGGAAGCAGCCAAACGCTTTTGGCCTAAGATGCGTATTTTCGCCCCCATCGTCGTCCGTGGCGAAGAGGACAAAGGCGTCCGCTGGTGGGGCTTTTCCCGCACCACCTATCAGGCACTTCTTGACTTAGTTCTTGATCCTGAATACGGTGACATCACCGATACCGAGAAGGGTACAGACATCCGTATTGATTACGGCAAGAAGTCTGGTCAATCCTTTCCGACGACGGATGTCCGACCAATGCGTCGTACTTCGCCCCTTGCGAAGACAGAGGAAGAAGTCAACACTCTTCTTGAAAGCATTACATCCGCTGCCGAAATCTTTGACGTCGCCTCCTATGAGGATTGTGAGAAGGTTCTTAATGAGACGCTCGGTGACACAGACACCAGCGCCACCAACGAGACAACTCGCTACAACGACAGCACCGCTACCAAGTCTGACAAGGGCATGGAAGGCGTGGCAGATATCGAATCAGCGTTTGACGATTTGCTGTCTAGTTGACCAGCACCCGCAGGGGGGCACGGGGTGACAGGTGCCCCTCCTTATGGAAATGGAGATTAAATGGGAAACAAAGCTGGAAACAGCCTTGTAAGTGATTTGCGCAGCGAATTAAACAAGGCAGCTAAAGAAAATATTGCATATGACTTGCATGGGGATAACCCAACAGACGTCAAGACTTGGATTTCCACCGGCTCAACGCTTTTGGATTATATTATTTCCAACCGCCGAGACGGGGGGATCCCTGTTGGCAAGCTCACCACGATTGCTGGTGAATCTGCTAGTGGCAAGAGTCTTGTTGTCACTCAGATCCTGGCCAACTGTCAGAAGATGGGAGGCGTTGCTGTTTATATTGATACGGAGAACGCAGCATCCCCAGATTTTATGGAACAACTAGGACTTGACACAAAGAACAACTTTATGTATGTTCAACCTGGCACGATTGAAGAAGTGTTTGAAACTATTGAACGCCTCATCGGACTCATCAGGGAAAAAGCACCTGACCGCTTAGTCTGTATTGTGTGGGACAGCGTTGCTGGAACCCCAGTCAAAGCCGAGGTAGAAGGGGACTATGATCCCAACAGTCGTATCGGTCTGACAGCCAAGGCACTAGCCAAAGGTATGCGGAAAGTAACGGAGACACTCGGCAAAGAGCAGATCGCCATGGTTTTCACCAACCAGTTGAAGACCAACATCGGCGTGATGTTTGGAGACAACCGAGTGGAGCCAGGTGGCAAGGCTCTACCCTATCATGCTTCCAGTCGTATCTGGCTGACCCAGCACAAGGGAAAAGCCAACGGTCAGATTCTAAACGAGAAGAAGCAGGTCATTGGTTTCCATACCAGTGCCAAGACGATGAAGTCTCGCTTCGGACCATCACCAAGGAGTTGTCAGTTTGATGTATTATTTGACCTTGCTAACGACCGTGTTGGCGTTGATGATGAAGGTTCCTGGCTTAGTGCTATCGCTGGCACGCCTGGCTGTATTCGCAGCGGCGCTTGGTATACTATCAATGTTGACGGGGAAGATAAAAAGTTCCAAAGTAAAGACTTTTCGAAGCTCTTAGAAGATAAGAAGTTTAAGGAAAGAGTTCTTGACATCCTAGAGGATGAGTGTAGAATAGGTAAGAAGTAGAGATACTACTCTTACGGAGACCCCATGAAAAGATTGCTGATTATTGATGGACAAAATATGTTCATCCGTAACTATGTCATGTCCCCTCAGTTGGATATCAACGGAAATCCAATTGGGGGGCTGACTGGTTTTATGCGCTCCCTTCAGAAAGAAGTACGACGTGCCAAGCCTGACCGAGTGGTCATCTGCTGGGAGGGCCCAGGCGGTTCACAAAAACGCCGGGAGAAGAATAAGAATTATAAACTTGGGCGCAAGGCTCCTAAGCTCAATCGTGAGTATGAATTTGCCACACCCGAAGCAGAGCGGGAAAATAAATACGAACAACTCATGCGACTAATTGAATATCTAGAAAACCTTCCAGTGCTCCAGATGTCGCTTGACAGTGTAGAGGCTGACGATATCATTGCCTGGTTGTGTCACTGTAACGAGTACGCCGAATGGCAGAAGATCATCGTATCTAACGACCAAGATTTTTTGCAGTTGTGTGACGATAAAACTATCCTTCTACGACCGGGTAAAAACGAACAGGTTCTTAATAAGAACAAGGTCTTAGAGGAATATGGAATCCATCCTCGCAACTTTGCCTGGGCTCGTGCAGTTGTTGGAGATAAGTCTGACAACTTAGATGGTGTTAAAGGTCTTGGTCTAAAAACCATGGCTAAAAGATTTCCCTTCCTTTCGGAAAATAAAGACTATGGCCTCGACGACATTATGTCGCACGCAAGAAATAATAAAAATAAAATTAAGGCATATCAAAATGTTGTTGATAATGAAGAAATTATCGCCCTAAATTATGAGATTATGCAGCTATATATCTCTACCATATCACCGCAAGGAGTTAACAAACTCAAGTATGCGATTCAGAACGACGGGGTTGATCTAAATCGCACCAAAATTAGGACAATGCTTCTCAAGGATGGTATCGGTACTCTTAATATTGACGAACTTATGTTGATGCTAAACTCTCATAAAAAAGTTTGAGAGCAGCCTTCACATTTTCGTTAGATGAGTTATAGTAAGGAACAAGGAATACAAATGCCCGAACAACAGTACGACACATTCAGCAAGTTCGGAAAGTCGTTCCAAGAAAAATTAGTAAAGACAGTCCTCTTTGATCGCAATTTTGCGAATCAGATGGAAGAGGTATTGGATACCAGTTATCTAGAACTAAAGTATCTTCAGGTTTTTGTAGACCTGATGTTCCAACATAAGCAGTCCTATCCGCACCCAACCTATGAAGCAATGGTTTCAGTTGTGCGTACACAGACCGAAGATTACTCAGATAGTATTATTAAACAAGTCATTGAGTTTATGGCTCGCATCAAGAGCAATGCTATTGGTGATGACGACGAAGAATACGTCAAGGAAAAGTCCTTAGACTTTTGCAAGAAGCAGAAATTAAAAGAAGCCATCCTTAAGTCCGTTGACCTTCTCCAGTCCCAGAGCTTTGATCAGATCCAAAAGGTTATCAACGAAGCTATGAATCTTGGAGCCGATAATAACCATGGACATGACTGGCACAAGGACGTTCTTGATCGCTTTGAGCTAAAGATGCGCAATCCTGTTTCTACCCAGTGGGACGAGATTGATATGATTACTAAGGGTGGGCTTGGTAAGCGTGAGCTTGGCGTGGTGGTTGCTCCAACTGGCGCAGGTAAATCCATGGCTCTTGCTCACCTGGGTGCTCATGCAGTGATTAAAGGCAAGACCGTGGTCCATTATACGCTGGAGCTTGCCGACACCGTAGTTGGCCAACGCTACGATTCCTGTATTACAGGCATTGATTTAAAGAATTTGATGTCTATGAAAGATTCCATCTTGGGGGTGATTGAGCACATCCCTGGGCAACTCATTATCAAAGAGTATCCAACCAAGTCAGCATCCACTCGTACAATCTCAACGCACCTAGAGAAACTAAAGCAAAAGGGTATCAACCCTGATATGATTATCGTGGACTATGCTGATCTTTTGAAACCAACAGCCTCCGGGTTCAAGACCCAGGAGCTACGCCACAGTCTTGGAAACATCTATGAAGAACTTCGAGCCATTGGCCAAGTTTGGGATATCCCAGTGTGGACAGCATCGCAGACGAATCGCAGTGGATTGAACGCCGAGGTTATCACGATGGAGTCCATCAGTGAAGCATTTAGCAAGTGCTTTGTAGCTGACTTTATCTGTTCCATCTCCCGCACGGTTGAGGATAAGACCGAGAACAAAGGTCGCATGTTTGTGGCCAAAAACCGTAACGGTGTTGATGGCATTGTTTACCCAATGGAGATTGATACAGCCAAGGTTCATCTGCGAGTGCTCCCACCTGACGAGCACTCGACAATAGATGCTGTGGTGATGAAGACCAAACAAGAACAAGATGAACACCTACGCAAGAAGTATCAGAAGTTTAAAGAAGAGCGCCGCAAACAACAAGCGGACGATAAAAAAAAAGTGAATGAAGAGAAGAGCCTTAAAAATGAGTTACAAGATTTAGCAAAAAAAATAAAATCTGAGGAGCAAGAAGCAGTATGAAAGATCAAGAAATTTCAACCAGGATATTATCCGATATCACAGTGTACATGAAGTATGCCCGTTATTTGCCTGAGTTAAAGCGTCGAGAAACTTGGGAGGAACTTGTTGCTCGTAATATGGAAATGCATATGAAGAAGTACCCAAATCTCAAGCAAGAGATTAAGGATAACTACCAATTCGTATATGATAAAAAGGTTCTCCCATCGATGCGATCCATGCAGTTCGCAGGGAAACCTATTGAAATCTCTCCTAACCGTGTGTTTAATTGCGCTTATGCTCCCGTGGATGACTGGCGTGTATTCGGCGAGATTATGTTTTTGTTACTTGGTGGAACTGGTGTCGGTTACTCGGTCCAACAACATCATGTTGATGAATTGCCAGAGATCCGTAAACCTAATCCCAACAGAACTCGGAGGTATTTAGTAAATGATAGTATTGAAGGATGGGCTGATGCCGTCAAGTATCTTATCCGTAGTTACTTCTTCGGTGGCTCACGGCTACGATTTGATTATAGCGATATTCGCCCTAAGGGTGCTCGCCTTGTAACGTCTGGCGGCAAAGCCCCAGGACCCCAACCACTGAAAGAGTGCTTGGTCAAAGTGGAAGGTGTTTTAACTGAGAAGAGTGATGGTGAAAAACTGTCGGCCATTGAAGTGCATGACATCGTTTGCCATATTGCCGACGCTGTTTTGGCTGGAGGCATTCGCCGTGCTGCTCTCATCTCTCTTTTTTCCGCAGATGATAAAGAGATGATTGCTTGCAAGTCTGGCAACTGGTGGGAGACTAATTCACAGCGAGGACGAGCCAACAACTCCGCTGTGCTTTTGCGGCACAAAGTAACAAAAGAATTCTTCTTAGATTTGTGGAAGCGAGTGGAAGCATCCAATGCCGGCGAGCCTGGTATCTACCTGTCCAACGATAAGGACTGGGGAACCAACCCGTGCTGCGAGATTGGGCTGCGACCATTTCAGTTTTGCAACCTGACTGAAGTCAATGTCAGTAATATTGCTGGACAGAATGATCTAGAAGAACGAGTGAGAGCCGCATCTTTTATCGGCACACTCCAAGCTGGCTACACAGACTTTCATTATCTCCGTCCAGTTTGGCAGCGGACCACCGAGAAGGACGCCCTTATTGGTGTGTCTATGACTGGTATCGCTTCCGGTCGTGTGCTTCAAGATGACATTAGTTTGACGGATGCTGCCAACGTAGTGAAAGAGGAAAATGTTCGTGTTGCAGATATGATTGGAATCAATCACGCAGCCCGCACAACCTGTGTTAAGCCTGCTGGAACCACCAGCTTGACCCTAGGAACTTCCAGTGGTATTCACGCCTGGCACAATGATTATTATATCCGCCGAATTAGAGTTGGCAAAAATGAGCCAATTTATTGGCACCTTGCTGTCAACCACCCTGATCTGGTTGAGGATGAGTACTTCCGCCCACATGATACAGCCGTAATATCAGTGCCCCAGCGGGCACCCGAAGGTTCTATTTTGCGTGATGAAAGTGCGTTTCAGCTTTTGCGTCGGGTAAAGAAGATTACCAAAGAATGGATTAACCCTGGCAAACGCTCTGGACAGAACGGCCACAATGTCTCTGCGACTGTATCTTTACATGAAAATGAGTGGACTGATGCTGGCGAATGGATGTGGGATAACCGTAACTCATACAACGGATTGGCTGTTCTTCCGTACAACGGTGGAACTTATCAACAAGCACCGTTTGAGGACTGTTCGAAAGAAAAATACGAAGCCATGTTATCGGCTCTTGAAAACGTTGACCTCACAAAGATTATTGAAGAGGATGACAACACCGATCTCAAAGGCGAGGCTGCTTGTGCCGGGGGTGCGTGTGAAATTACTTAAAGGGAAACAAAAACTATAATATAATATAAAGAGGAAAGGAGTCTAACATGGCTACTCTAAACTTTATTATGCCCCGTGAGCTACAAGAAGGATTTTGTAATCGAGAGGCGAAACAAAACAAGGTGAAACATGCGTGGGTTCCCTCTGGGCAGACCCGTGCTATCTTTGGCGACCAGATAGCGATCGAGTGTTATTGTAAACATTGTAATAAACGAGAATGGACCCAGACTTCTCGCTTTGAGTTTGAAATGCTACAGGATTATTGGGAGGAATTAAGATGAAACCTTTAAATCGCAGACTACTTATTGAAATAATCGAGGAGGATCCACAACAGGGTGCGTTCTTTGTACCTACAGAGGAGAAGGTTGAAGACTTCTTACCGGCTAAAGTATTGGACTGCGCTGACGATTGCGCAAAAGACTTAACCGGAAAGACAGTTGTCATCCACGCTTTTGGTAGAGAGGAAGTAACCGTTAAAGGTAAAAGATATACTTTTATTGGTGAAAGTCATCTGATCTGTGTGGAGTAATGTATGAAAAAGATTTTGAGCGAGTGGAAGAAGTTTTTGAATGAGTCTGGTTTCAATAGGATTAGAAATATTCTTCAAGGCAAGGTGGCCTCGGTAAACACCATAGGCTTCATGACTGGTGAGAATCCTATGGCGCAAAAGCTATCTCGCAAACAGAATCAAAAACTAAACAAAGAGTTGATGGCATTCATGCGAGAGCGAGGCTATGGACCTATCCGCATCAAAGGACGCTTTGGAAACAAGGAGCGGTCACTAATGATTCCCAACATTACTAGAGAAGACATGGTAGAGGCTGGGCAATATTTCAACCAAGAATCTGTTATCTGGGGAGAAAAGACAGGCGAAGATAAATTTGTCTTCGAATATATTGAAGGTAACAAGACCTTACAGAAAAGAGACGCTGTTCTGTTTGACGATGAGGTACAGGCTCGTGAAGATTTCTTTTCCCAAGAGAGGCAATCAGCCGGCCGTAAGTTTTTTATTCCGTTCTTTGATGAGCAGTATGAGATGGAAGAGGGTTTTGAATATGATTACGACTTACCCAGTCTAAACGAAACCCAACGGGAACAGAACAAAGAACTAATCAAAGAAATAAATGAGCGAGTTAAAAACACTTTAGATACTAATCGAACACCAAAGTCTCGCTGGCACCATCGTCAAATATTGAAAATTAATCTTCGGGAACTAAAAAATAAATTATGAATTCATTAGTTGAAAAGTTTAAGGACTTTATTACAGAGCAGCGTGCTCGTAAAGATCAGTTTGACCGGAACGGTCTCATTAAGTTGTTTCACTATTCTCGCCCCGATGTAGAAAGCCTGATGCTGGACCCAGAATTCGGCGCTCAATCCTATTCCAGAAATGATTATATTGTTTCAGACGTTCCGAGAGTTTTCTTTTATGTAGACCCGAATGACAAAGAAAGATATTTCTATGGAGCAAACTTATTTACTGTTGACGTTCCGACAAATAAGGTGTATGATCTTACGGCAGATAAAGAAGGATATATTGAAAAGGTAAGACACCCTATATATGGTCTAAGAGATCGTGAGGAGTGGAACACCCTGTTAGAAACGATCAGAGAAGATTACGATGGTGTTTTTTATGACACAGGAAACCTTAAAATAGTAACTTGGTTTTACCCCATTGAGGTAAACCGCATATCATCAGAAGAACAAGCCCGACTTGAGGGCAGATAAAGAAAGGTATAAAAAATGAAAAGAACCGCTGAGTGCATTACCCCGCACCATCCTGATAAGATTTGTGATAGGGTATCAGACGCTGTTTTGGACGAGTGTCTCAGGCAAGATCCTAATTCTAGGGTTGCTATTGAGACCATGGGAGGACATCGAAAGATTGTCGTGATGGGCGAAATTACCACAGACGCTGAATTGGATATCCCCAGGATTGTAAAAAGTGTCTATGATGATGTTGATGAAATAGATGTCCACGTTGTCAAGCAGAGTAATTTTATTTCTCAAGGAGTGGATACCGGCGGTGCTGGTGACCAGGGTATCATGGTAGGTTATGCCTGCGATGATAATCAGCAGATGATCCCGCAAGAGCTTTATCTTGCTCGGCAGTTATGCCAACTACTTTATGAAGACTATCCCTATGACGGTAAGACTCAGGTAACTTTAGATGATGGCGTTATTACTGCTGTCGTGGCAAGTTTTCAAAAGACTTCAGGCTTAGAGCTTTATAACCGGGTGGAAGAGTGGCTCGACGATCAAGGGTATAAGAACCCATCTGGCTCCGTTGAGATTCATTGCAACCCAGCGGGCGATTGGGAAGTCGGCGGCTTTGATGCAGACACAGGACTGACCGGTCGCAAATTGGTTGTTGATAATTATGGCCCTAGGGTCCCAATTGGCGGCGGTGCCTTCTCCGGCAAAGACCCTAGTAAGGTTGATCGCTCGGCAGCTTATATGGCTCGCCGCATTGCAGTTGACTATCTAAATAATCACGACGCTAAAGAAGTTTATGTTTACCTTGCTTATGCGATTGGGCACCCGGCACCTGTTCAAGCCACAGCTATCGTGGACGGACAGCATCATGATGTCGAGGGCTATGACTTAACACCCAATGGTATCTCAGAATTGTTACAGTTACGAGAGCCAAAGTATCGCCAGACAGCCGGCTGGGGTCACTTTGGAAACGGTTTTCTCTGGGGCTAATAACATCTTATGGGAGACGCAAAGATGAGCGAAGAACAGAAAACAGTTAACACAGTTGCTGACGACTTGATTCCTAAGCCACCACCAAAGTTGGCACCAAGAGGAATTACCAGTTTTACCGTATACCGCCAACACGACGAGACAGGAGTTTCGGGTGACGGTGTTGTTATTGAGGGAGTTGTCATGGCCACGGGTCAATGTGTTGTACATTGGCTTTACCCTCCACCCCGTGGTGGTATCGCTATCTTTGACAGTATGAGTGATTTTGTTAAGGTTCATATTGAACCACACCCAGCCAATCAAACCATCATCACTTATCAGGACGGACACAAAGATGTGTACGGGCACAAGCCTGATGAAGATAAAGAGGAAGAAGAAAAATAATACTTCTATTTAAAACAATTGGAGATCCCCACATGCTGGGTGGAGAGCAGGGCGGCTGGTGCCCTGCTCATTTTTTTCTTGAACAATTTAGAATCTCTGCTATAATATACATATAGAAGAGGAGAGAGAAATGAAAGTCGGAGATCTTGTCAAGTTCACCAATCGCAGTCACAGCCTTTATCACAAGTATTCCAAGGGTGTAGGTCTTGTTACAGAGATTGATCACATTGCTAAATACAACAGAGGCTCCCGCCAAGAATATCTTGGAGCTAAGGTCACAGTCCAGTTCCCAGAACTAGACAAACCATCAGTCGTTACAGAATTTTCACTACAAGTAATTTAAAGGAAGGTAGTCAATGACTAACCGAATTGAAAGCAAGATCCCATTCGTGGGATTACATGCTCACTCAGGACTCTCACCGTTTGACGGACTGGGAATGCCTGGGGAGCATATGGACTTCGCCTACGAGAACGGGATGAACGCCCACGCCCTGACCGACCACGGTCACATGAACGGGCTCTCGTTTCAGGTGGAGCACTTAAAGAAAATGAAGGAGGGCGGCAAAGACTTCCGAGCCATCTACGGATGTGAATCTTACTTCATTAAGTCCCATCGTAAATGGCGTACAATGTACGAGGAGCACAAGGCTAACTCCAAGAAGCAGAAGAAGGAAGAGTATGGGATGGTCATCGAGGATGAGGACCGACAAAAGAAGTTCAACCCACTCAACCGACGAAGCCATCTTGTGATGGTCGCTCAGAATCAGACAGGTCTAAATAACTTATTCAAGCTAGTGTCCGATAGTTATCAGCCTGAAAACTTCTATCGCTATCCTCGTATGGATTTTGAGATGCTAGACAAATACAACGAGGGGCTTATTATCAGCACCGCTTGTATGTCTGGCCCATTGTTTGGAGACTTCTGGAAGAACCGAGACAAGAGTCCAGACCATGTACTCTCCGCTATGCGGGATACCATTGCTCAGTTCAAGGAGATCTTCGGCGACAGGTTTTACGGAGAGGTCCAGTGGAATGATATTCCCGAGCAGCATCTCGGCAACAATTATATTATCCAAGCCTGTATGGAAATGGGAGTAGAGGTTATCAGCACAGCCGATAGTCATTACCCACGACCAGAACTTTGGAAAGAGCGAGAGATGTACAAGCGCATCGGCTGGGGCGGCAAGATCCCAGCCTGGGCTGAAGGCGGCAATGGTCTTCCCGATTCGGTTGATGAGGTCGGCTACGAACTCTACCCGAAGAATGGCGACCAAATGTGGGAGAGTTACAAGAGTTACTCTGCCAAGCATCGCACAGAGTACGACGATACTTTTGTCCGTGACTCAATTGAGCGTACACATCACATTGCCTTTGACCGCTGTGAAGACTTCCTTCCTGACAGCACCGTCCGACTCCCTGAGTTCGTGGTACCTGAAGGCAAGACAGCCATCCAGGCTCTGACCTCTGACGCTCTGGCGGGAATGAAAGAAAAGAATATCACAGACCCAGAGTATGTGGACCGCTTGAAGTATGAACTTAATATTATCAAGGAGCGAGGCTTCGCTCAATACTTCCTGACGATGAAAGCCATTTCAGACAAAGCCCAGGAGGAAATGCTGGTAGGCCTTGGACGGGGGTCGGCTGCCGGCTCGCTCCTGTCATATGTTCTGGACATCACACAGATTGACCCAATCAAATATGCTCTCCAGTTTGAGAGGTTTCTGACCAAGGGCGGCAAGGGCTACCCCGACATTGACTTTGATGTTGAGGAACCAATGGAACTGAAGCAGCAACTGGCAGAGGAGTGGGCTAAGATCGGCGTGAACGTTGTTCCCATCAGCAACTTCAACACACTCCAGTTGCGTTCACTTATCAAAGACATCGGTAAATTTTATGATATTCCATTCACCGAGGTCAACAAGGTGACTGGTGTGATGATGGCGGAAGCCACCCCTCTAGCCAAGAAGGCTCACGGGCAGACTGCCGGTGTCTACACTCCCACATTTGATGAGGTAAAAGAATACAGTGAAACACTCCAAGCATTTTTCCAGAAGTACCCAGAGGTTGCTACTCACGTTGATCACTTGTTCGGCAATATGCGGAGTATTTCTCGGCACGCTGGTGGGGTTGTTGTTGCGGAGAACCTTGACAGGCACATGCCCCTGATCAACTCCGGCGGTGTCATCCAGACCCCCTGGAGTGAAGGTCAGAACGTCAGACACTTAGAACCCCTCGGATTCATTAAGTTCGACCTGCTTGGCCTGTCAACTCTTCGTATGATTTCGGGAGCTATCCGTCACATCCTTAAGCGCCACCAAGGCATTGAGGAGCCGACCTTTGAACAGGTCAGAGATTATTATAATACTCATCTCCACCCGGATACCATTGACTTTGATAATCAGCAAGTCTGGAAGGAAGTATTCCACGAGGGCAAGTGGGCTGGCATCTTCCAGATGACCAATGGTGGAGCCCAGCGGTTCTGTCAAGAAGCCCAGCCAGAATCTCTTTTGGACTTCGCTGCTGTCACGGCTATCTTCCGCCCTGGTCCACTTAGCGCCAAGGCTCACAGCCTGTACGTCGCAAACAAGACCAACCCTGACCAAGTACATTACGACCACCCAATCATCAAAGAAGTGCTCGGAGAAACCTATGGTCTTTTAGTCTTCCAAGAGCAGTTAGCTATGCTCGCCCACAAACTCGGCAAGGACCTCTCGCTGGATGAGGGCAACCTTCTCCGTAAGGTCCTGACCAAAAAGGGAACAGGGAAAGATAAAGTAAAAGATAACCTGTACAAGAAGTTTGTAGCCGGCTGTGCCGAACACGGATTGTCCAAAGAGGTTGCCGACAAGCAGTGGGCAAACATGGAGTTCTTCTCAGGCTACGGCTTCAACTTGTCGCACGCCGTGTCCTACGGAGCGGTATCCTTCCAGTGTGCGTGGCTCAGTCATTACTACCCAGTGGAGTGGATGGCTGCGTTCTTGGACAAGGAGCCAGAAGACAAGAAGGCAGGGGCAATTAACACAGCCAAGTCCTTTGGCTTCGAGATCGTCCCACCCAGTATCAACAAGTCAGGACGAGTGTGGGAGATCGGTGAAGATGGCAACACTTTGATTCAGCCGCTTGCCGGCATTAAGGGTCTGGGCGACAGTGCCATTGATCAGATTGTAGCCAACCGACCTTTCAATAGTATTGAGGAGTTTATCTTCAACGAGAATATTACATACTCCAAGCTCAATAAGAAAGCCTTGGATGTTCTGGTCAGAAGCAAAGCCCTTGACGAGTTGATGGACGACAGGTTCACAGGACTGAAACACTTCTGGTCAGCCGTTGCCGTGGATAGGCCACGCAAGGAAAAGAACCTGATTGAAAACATTGACCTCTACGCTCCCGAAGGAGACTTCTCCGAGGAAGAGAAGTTGGAACACTTCGCATCGCTCACAGGGATCTTCCCCATCCACGAGATTATGCCACAGGAAATCCAAGACAACCTGATGACCCGTGGCTGTCCGCCCATCAGCGAGTACGACCCTGACCTCAAGCTGGTCTGGTTCATTCCAAGGGAAGTAAAAGTAAAGAAGACAAAGAACGGCAAAGAATACTGGGTCATCAGCACAACCGACAGTAACGCCTTTGATGCGAACATCCGCTGCTGGGGTGTGAGAGAAGATGACAAAATCTCTCTTAATAAAGTATACATTGCTAACTTAGACTACAATGAGAAGTGGGGATTCAGCACCCGCTCTATCAAAAGAAGTTTTAGAAGATTAACTTAAAGTAAATATAATGGAACGATGTAAACTATTTAAAACTAAGAAGACCTATCGCATACCGGTCGGATTAACGGGGGTGGTTCTAGATACTTTAGAATCATTCCCTCAACTTAAAGTTGTTGCCATTAAGTATGATGTTAGCGGTTGGAAGTTGTCTGTGATAGCCGAGAAAGATCTTGAATATTTAGAGGACCAAAATGATTGACGGAAAGAAATTAATTAAAAACGAAAACGATTGTTACAATTGTGGCTGCAATTTAAAACCAGTCTGTCCAGACTATGAAGGAGACAAGATGGAAGTAAGAGTAGAGCGACTTCACGAAAACGCTAAGCTGCCTGTGCGGGCACACCCGACAGATGCCGGCATGGATTTATTCTTTTGTCCAGAGCCTAAGCCGGAATTAAAAAATCAAATCGAAACAGTCCTTCCTTTTGGATCGTCAGTGATTCCCACAGGATTAAAGATTGAAGTTCCAGAAGGGTACATGCTGGAGATTAAAAACAAATCTGGAATCGCCTCAAAGCGTGGGCTGTTAGTTGGTGCCTGTGTTGTAGATCGTGGGTACACAGGAGAAATCTTTGTGAACCTTCATAACGTGACACACAGAAACCAAACTATCCACGATGGAGATAAGGTTGCCCAAGCTGTCTTCGTCAAAGTTGACACCGATATTAAATTAGTGGAAACAGAAAAGGGTATCTACGACGAGGACACTAGTCGTGGCGACGGCTCTTTAGGATCCACAGGTGACAGATAATTTTTGGCAATATATTAAAATATCTTAAAACCTGAATGCCTCCGAAAAAATCTTCCTCCATATTTTCCAGATTTTTAGATTTTATTTCACGAAGATAAAACTTGACAGACTCTCTTTCCATGATAATATAAGATATAAGGAGAGAGTTATGCATGTCGGTGACAAAGTAAAACTTACAGGCATCACCCAGCACGGCAAAAATCGTGTTCGTGAACAGAGTGATGTCTGGGAGGTTATCCGCATGAGTCCCACAGTTTCATTTAAAACATCTGCCTCTGGTCCGTTTATGTTGTTGCAGGCCACCAAGGGTATCCATATGCGCTGGGTTTCCACCGTCAACGACGACAACTTTTCAGTAGAGGTTATTGATGAGTAAGAATGAGTGGCGTAAAGACTTGAAGGTCGGGGACCTCGTGATGATGAAGAGCGGCGGGATGGCTATCCTTACAGAGGTGTTCTTTCGGTTTCCAGAAACTGACCCATCCTATCCCCATATAAAGATGATTTATTGTGATGACAACACACCAGGCAGTTGTAGCGCCTGGCGAGTAGAGGAACTAATCAATGCAAGTCGGTGATTTGGTAAAACGACACGAAGGCTGGCAAGGCTGGAAGCGTCAGCAACTCGGGCTCGTAGTAAATGTAGACCGAGCCGTTATCAGAGTTCAGTGGTCTGGCGACTACGGAACATTTTCTCACCCTATCACGTCGCTGGAGGTGCTCAATGAAAGAAGGTGATTTGGTTCGCATGGATGGCCAAACGGGAGTTATTGTTCTCGCTTGGGGCGTCATGGATGTTGTAGAGGTGCTCTGGGACGATGGGGAAACCAGAGGTCAGAACACCTGCGAGTTGGAGTTGCTCAATGAAGCCCGGTGATTTGGTAAAATATAAAGGCAACGGAAAATGCTATCTGGTATCCGAGGTACGAAAAATTAAAGGTGAGGTAAGGTACTTCCACTTGGACACCTTCCATCCCCAAAGAGTTTTCTATTCAGATGATGTGAAGGTGATTAATGAAACCAGGTGACTTGGTAAGAATCTCAGATTGGGATTCGGTTGGGGGTTGGAACCCCATCGGTCTTGTTTTATCTTATCCTGAAGTAAAGAATCACGGGACAACCTCTGTCCTTGTTGACTGGCTTGAATCGCCCGACACAGAATATTACTCAGTCCATCATTTGGAAATCATCAGTGAAGGCTGACTTTGAATATCAACTTGGCGACCTCGTATCTTTCAACCCAAGGCGACTGACGGAAGAATATATTAATGATGTTGTCCTGACTGGCGTTGTAATCAAGCAGCGTTTAGTTTTCACTGCGGACAATAAGTTCTTGGTGCGAACCCCCGAAAGAGATTACTGGGTTTCAAGACCACGCCTAACTTTACTTTCGAGGGCACAAAATAAAACTTGACAAACACTCTATCCATAGTAAGATAAGTTGTAAGGGAGAGAGTTATGTCGGTTCAAGACCATATTGAAAATATTCTCAACGCCGAAGGTCAAGAGTGTCTTGACGCTTGGTATGTTGCCATCAACGAGTATCCCCAAAATGCTATGGAAATTCACGATGTGGTTGTTGACCACCTCGTTGAAAATACCTTCTTGTATTAAGGGAGAGAGTAATGATTACGGCAGCAGGTTTCGGGATGGGCGCTCTAGTCAACTTTGAGTGGAAGCTGGACAAAGAGTTGGGTATGATTGTGCGTCAAAGCAGAGGATACTTTTGGATGGTCAAACGTCTTAGCGACGGCAAGAACCTACTCGTCCCCGAGCGGGATATGGAAGTGCTCAGTCCAGCCAGGCCAGCGGCTATTTAAAACTTGACAAGCACCCTAGACGTGGTAATATAAGGTACAAGGAGAGAGATATGTTGTACGGAAAAGAGTTAGCCCAATCAATCCAGAAACGCTGTAAGATTCAGCCAGGGATGCTGGTCAAGTCCTCGGCGGGAACCGAGGTAAACAAAATTGCCCTCGTTGTCCGGTTGTCTCCAGCCTGTGAGTTTGACCGAGATTATGAAGGATCAGAGGATCACATCTTTTATATCTGCGAGCCTTGTGATGGAACGCCAGCCTTCTCGGACTATGTAACGAATATGGAACAGGTCTCATGAAACTCGGAACCCTAGTCCAGTTCGCCGCCTACGGGGCGGTCATGGATACTGGCTATGTTTCAAAGTATGATGAGGACCCAAAATTCATGTGGGTAGAGTGTGTGAAGATGGGACCTCAGCGGGTCAGCAAAGACAGCACGATGTTGGAGGTGCTAAGTGAAGCCGGGTGATTTAGTCCGCATCAGAAAAACCTCAATTGACCACATGTCGGCCAATTGGTTTATCTGGCACGCAGAACACAAGACCCCGCTGGTTTTGATTAAAGAACTAAACAAAAGTTATTGGAATGTACTGAAGCCTGATGGCGAGACTGTGTTCATTCACAAAAGCCACTTGACGAAGAGAATGTATTGATGGAACACAAATTATATAATATCGGAGACTTGGTAGCGGTTGCTTCCAACCGAGTGCTTGGCATCATCACCAAGTCCAACTACTGGGCTCTTGATGAATATCTCGGTGGTGAGATTGAGATGGTGGATGTGATGTTCGGCTCCTCGGTTTCCAAGCAATACCCAGTTCAATATCTGGTGGAGATGAGATGACCAGAGTTATCACATACCGACCCGAAGTCGGCGACATCGTGAAGTATCATATGTTTGGCTGCCGTGATAAGGTCGGCGTAGTTTTGGGAATAGAAAAAAAAGAAATGAACTACACATCCTGTAAGGTAGTTGAGGATGGTTGCTTAGTGTCTTTTAATAATAAGCCCCCCGTGTGGGAACCATTATATTCTTTGGAAAAGGTTGATGGTAAATACTGATTTAAAAATAGGCACACTGCTCCGAGTGAGAGAGCACTGCCGGAAAAATATCACCATCCGCAACAACGGCGAGTATGGTATTTTGGCACTAAGTGCTAACGGAAAATATATTACACACGATGTATTATTTCCCAACGGAACCAGATGTATTTATATGCCCTTGAATTGGGAGGTTGTTAGTTATGCGGGATAAGATGTGGGAAGTTCAACAGCCCGGAACTCTTTTGCGAGCACGCAGTAGCCATCAATATGGTAAACTGGCTTTAGTCCTTCAAGAGGCTTATGCTGGACCTACGCCAAGCAACGGCTATCCTCCCCGCCAGTATGTGAAGATGCAGTGGCTTGCCACTGGCGAGCGGTTTGAAGAAATGTTAACAAATGCTCATAATTGTTTTGACATTGTGGGTTCCTGTGATACACTAGGACCTGAGGAGAACTGATGGCTATCACACCCAAGTTCAAGCCAGGGCAACTGGTAGAGTATGCTGACCCTGACTGGTCACTTGTTGGTCTGGTCAAGTCTACACAATTCGCCCGTCGCCGAGGTGACCCAGTTTTTGTGCTGGTCCAGTGGTGTGGAAAGTATCGGAACAATGAAGAATATATTCCCCAATCAGAACTTAAACTAGTGGAGGGTTCATGAATATTTTTGCTATCGAAGGCGATGAAGAGACAGGACAGATTGACTGGGAGAAGTCAGCACAGTCTCAAGACAACTTGCGGGTCGTCAAGATGATCCTAGAGTCTTGTCAGATCATGTCAACAGTTATCAACGAGCAGGGGCTCAAAGCTCCCTACCGTTCGTTCAATCCCAAGCACCCATCGTGCCTATGGGCTGCTGAGTCGGCAAGTAACTATATGAATCTTGCTTTGCACTGCCAGGCTATGATTGATGAGTACGAGCATCGCTTCAACAAGACTCACAAGTGCCAAGCGGTTCTCAAGACTCTTATTGAGTTGTTTGACCCTGGCTTGTTTCCATCCATGGAGTGTACCCCGCTCCGCCTGGCCATGCCTGACGAGTTTCGATCAGACAATCCTGTAGTATCTTACCGCAGGTTCTATGCTTCTAAACCACGTTTGCGCTACCCAGTTGACAAAATCCCACAATGGGTATATGATTATCGTACTGAACCATTTGAAGTAGTTGAAGGAGAAAAAAGATGACAACTGAATGGAACCCCAGCACCACTGTGATGAACACCAAGACCAATGAGACGGGTCGTTTGTTAGGCCAGTTTTTTAGAAAGGGTGAGCGATGGTGGACTGTCTATTGGGAAAGCGGCGAGACCACAGCCGAGTGTGAGAAAGAAATGCTTGGTGATGAGTAAGAAGCATTTAAAGAAACTTAAGCGAGCCAAAAAGAAAAAGAAAGATAAAAAGGTTTCCGAAGAGCAGCAGCGACATCTAGCTAAACAGATGAACATGTTTGATAGGTTGCCTGATTCTTGTTCGGCTTGCAAAAAAGAGTTCCCTAAGACCCGCCAGGCACACACAACCTGGAAGGTCGTGGTGAGGACAGAAAAACAGCAAGTGAGACTTTTTTGCCCAGAGTGTCAGAAATTAGCCAATAAGTTGGCGGAGGAACAAAATGAAGTTTAAAGAGGCTATCACCTACGATGATATGTTACTAGTGCCTCAGTACAGTGATATTACGAGCAGAAGTGAAGTTGAGATCGGCAATAGGATGGGACACAGGCATCTCAAGATGCCGATTATCGCTTCCCCGATGGACACTGTGTCGGAGCATGAAATGGCAATCGCCATGTATCGTGCCGGAGGCATGGCTGTTCTTCATAGATATAATACTATTCAAGAACAAGTAAGCATGGCAGAAAAAGTCACACAAGTGTCAAACTGGTCGGGACAGGTGGCCGCTGCCGTTGGTGTGACGGGCGATTTCATCGAGCGTTCCGAGGCTTTGATCGCAGCAGGTGTTGATGTTTTGTGCATTGATGTGGCTCATGGTCATCATATTTTAGTAAAAAAAGCTCTTGAGCAATTGCGAAACGAATATGATAATCATATTTACATCATCGCAGGAAACGTCTGCACGCTGGAGGGTATTAACGATGTTGCTGATTGGGGGGCTGACGCTGTACGGTGTAACATTGGTGGCGGCTCCATTTGTTCTACTAGGACTGTCACAGGCCACGGTTTACCCGGCCTCCAAACGATCTTCGACTGCGCAAGAACAGACCGCCAAGTCTCGATCATCGCAGACGGCGGCATCAAAACCTCGGGAGATATTGTTAAAGCTTTAGCAGCCGGCGCAGATTTTGTAATGTGCGGCTCTTTATTAGCAGGCACCACCGAAAGTCCAGGAAAAGTAATTCACCTGCCTGACAATAACCGAGTAAAAGAATATAGAGGGATGGCCTCCAAAGACGCCCAACTGGACTGGCGCAGCAAATCATCCACCCCAGAAGGCGTGGCGTCTTATATCCCATTCAAGGGTAGCGTCTTAGATATTTTGACAGACCTGAGCGGAGGTATCAAGTCTGGATTTTCTTACAGCGGCGCTCGGAATTTATCAGAACTACAACACAAGGCGGAGTGGGCGAGGCAAACTTCTGCCGGAACCCATGAAAGTAGCACTCATATTTTTTCTCAAGAAGGGAAACAAAAATAATGTTTTATCGTAAATCATCAGCAGATCAGCAAGCAGACATTGATCGTGAGCCAACTGAATTTGAGACTCAGTACAATGAGAACCCAACTTGTTTCGAAGTCCACGAGAAGTGGCAACTGGAGTGCGATCAAGACAAGTGTAGGAACTGGATGGATTACTCTAGTGATTTAAACTGTGCTGTCGTTTGCGCCAGGAAGCACGACAATGGCTTAAGCTTACGAGAAGTGGCAGAAAGAATGAATGTGAGCTTCCCCAGAATCAGCCAAATTGAGCACGCTGCTTTCAAGAAACTAAAAACAGCAGGAGTTTTTCAAGAAGAATAGGGTTTTTTACTTATTGATAAACTATTTAAAGATGATTGTAAACAATCACCCCCTTAAGGAGATCATTATAATGACTAAAAAGAAAACCCTTGTAAACGAAAGCGTTATCCGTCGTTGGGGCAAACTGGCAAATATGCCTGCCTTGACTGAAAACTTTCTTGATACTGCTGAAGAGCTAGAGGAAGAAGAAGGTGAAGAGGAAATGGAAATGAGCATGGACGCTGCACCTGCGGATGACGCTGCTGAAGCACCTGCCGCAGAACAAGACGCAGTGGAAAAAATTGTTAACGCTGTCGTAGACGCTATCTCGCAAGAAACTGGTGTTGACATTGAAGTCGAAGGCGAAGCTGGTGCTGACGCTGGTGGCGAAGAAATGGACATGGCTGCCGACGATGATGACGTGGCTATGCGTGGCGCAGACCCCTCGATGGCGATGAGGGACGAAGATCCTGCCAATAGAGCAGACGAAGTTGAAGAAGGAATGCGTGGTAAGACAGCTATGCGTGGCGACAAGGATGAAAAAGCCATGCGTGATGATGACGACGAAGATGATAAAAAGGTAAAGAAAGAAGAGCTTGACCTTGAAGTAATCGACGACGAGGCCCTCACCGAAGCAGTTCTTCGAAGAGTGGTTGAACGACTTTTAAGCCGCAAATAATCTTTCTGGAGACAGAATGAACTCTCTTAACGCAAACGACCTCCGTAAGTTAATTACTGAGGTCGTTTCTGTTTATTGGACAGAAAAACATCAGTGGCTACTGGAAAGCCCCAAAGTGTTAAAGGAAGGGGTTTTTGATCCCGGCATCCTCAAGGCAATCTTTACGGCTGGTGGACCAGGCAGCGGAAAATCTTTCGTGGCTGATATGTTGATGGGCGCTCGCTCCCTTGAAAAACCCTACCAGAAGTATTTTGAGGAGCACACCTCATACCTTCCAGCCGGCATTAAGTATGTCAACTCTGATAACCTCTTTGAAAAGGGGCTTCTGAAAATGGGCATCAATCCTAAAGACCTAGCCGACATAGAATCATTGCCCAGCGACGAGTTGTGGGATATCATTCAGGGGGAAGACCCAGAATCTATTCGCAACATAGCCAAAGGACAGCTTGCAGCCCAGCGTGCCTTTTACGAGAGTGGTCGTCTTGGAGTTCTTGTTGATGGAACTGGGCGAGAGTATGAGAAAATTGCGAGACAAAAAGAAAAGATGGAGAAGTTAGGATACGATACTGCTATGGTATTTGTAAATACTTCCGAAGAAGTCGCCCAACAGCGCAATGCCGGCAGAGACCGAGTTCTCCCAGAGAAAACTATTACAGACCTTTGGAATCAGGTGCAGAACAACCTGAAAGCCTACGCTCAACTTTTTGGTAACGACTTCACTATCGTCATGAACGATGCGCCAGGCGCTCCTCCTGAATCAGCAGTCAAGGCTATGAACGACTTCGTAGCCGCCCCGGTTGAAAACAAGTTTGGACAGTCATGGATTGAAGGAGAACTTGAGCGTCGAGGTGTCCAGACATTAGAGCCTGGCGGAGCCGGTGGCTTTCGTGGCGACCGAGAGTCTGCCGAACGCATCCAACAAATGAGGGACAGAAAGGCGGAACAGTGACGTTTGACGTCCTTAAGCTTTTAGAACAAGAAGGCTACATCAAAGACGGCGAGGACAACTTAGTTCATGCTGAGAAGGCCTTTTTCGCTGCACGAGTTATGCAGTGGATAAGAAATAAAGTAAACACAGAACCTGATTTCAATCTTCAAGCCTATTTAACAATGTTAATGTATTATAAGACAGACGTGGCTGACTTAAAGTTTACAGAGGATGGTAGTAAACTAGTTTACCGGATGAGAAATAATGATAAAGAGGTGCAGGATCTTGTTAACTCACTTATTAAATCTAGTAGCAAATCTCATGAAGAACCTACCTCAGAAGAAGGAAACACTCCCAGTGACACCAAAAGCTCTGATAGAGATTCTGAATCCTAAGAATATAAAATCATATTTTGCAGCAAAAGATTATAAATTCTTTGACACTCCTGACAAGTTACTAAACCTAAATCTGATAGGTGTGCGTCGAGACAATCAAGGCACAAACACTTTTGATGATTTCTTGCTGGTAATGTATCGTGAAGAAGAATTAATGATTAGCACCCGATATCAAGTAACAACTGACCCAGGGAAGCACTGGCTTGAAAAACCGATCAATCCCAAGGGAACAGCGGTGCTCGTGCCCGGACAATATCGAGGGACTTGGCAACTAGGAAAGCACCAGGGCAAGTATGAAGCACTAGTTCAGCGCAAGCCTGTTAAAGTTTATCGAGACAATAACAAAGACGAGATCATAGATTATAATAATATAAACACGATAGTTGATGAGGGGTACTTTGGTATCAACATCCATCGCAGTAATCCCTACGATCAGTCTTATGTAATTAATAAATGGAGCGCAGGCTGCCAGGTCTTCAAAAAGATTGAAGATTATAATAATTTTATGGAACTCTGCAAAGAATCAGCAAAGATTTATGGCAACGGATTTACCTACACGCTCATTACTGAGAAAGATTTAAGAAATCACCTAGATAGCTGACTATTTATAGATAGTTCTATTTTCTGAGGAGAAAAAATAATAATGTCCCAATATAAAATTTCCAAAGCAAGGTTATCGCAAATTATCAAAGAAGAATACGAAAAGATTCTGCTTGAAGATGAGCAAAGAACTGATGAGGGCTACATGGATGCTCTTGATCGGGAGAGAGACGACGACGCCCGTGAGCGCCGCCGGCAATTGCAACGCATTAAAGACGAAGAAGAAAGAAAGCGCAGAAGCGGTGGCTATCGACGACCCGGCGCAGGCTCTGGCATGGGTGGCATCGGCGGCGGAGGATCTGGCAAAAAGAGATTCCCTGGCTTTAATCGTAAAGACGAAAAGATGGACGCAGTTGGCAAAGAAGATGCCGACGTTGACAACGATGGCGACACTGATAGCAGCGACGAGTATCTGAAGAAGCGCCGCAAAGCCATTGGCAAGGCCATGAAAAAGGAATCTCTGGATTCTATCCGAGATTTAATTCAGCAAGAACTTAAGAATTTCTAGTAGCCATGGATCAGGATCTTCGACCCGATCAGATCGAGATTTTAGTTGGCAGTCCTGCTGTCAATGATGAATTCTCACGAAAAATAAAAGAGCTTGATCGAAGGCTCCAGGCTAATGGTATGTATTATAAAGACTGGGAGACACTGAACGATCGGCAGCATGACGTTTTCTCCAGCGATATGTTTTTAGAAGGTGACAACGCAAACAGCGTTAAGCACTATGTTATGGCTGCGGTTAATTCATGTTGGTGTCCGGATGTTATTGAAGACCTACACCATCACTCCCCAGTTTTGATAAGGGAAATAGAAAAACAACAAGAGATGCTCCCCGACATGACAGTAAAGATCGGGGAAGGTCTTCAGTATATTAACAACTTGATAGACAATACGCTCGTTGAGTTTTTAGGTGTTCCCGATAAAGAGACTGCCCAATTTTTTGGCTCTGAAGAATACAACGAATTACTAGACAAACTAGATAGCCTAGGTAATCCTAAGAGCCCGGAAGAGCTTTACGATAATGTCAGCAAAGTAGCCCTCAAAGAACTAGAAAAATACTTCGGAAAGGGCTGGATTGATAATACTGCCGAAGAATGGAAGATAGACGGAAAAAAAATTAAAAACCCCACCCTCGAAAAAGAGGGAAATCTTGGGAGGATGTGGCGATTGACCAACGCTGGTAATCGTGCCAATAGAAACGAGGCACTAGAGAAGATTCGAGAGGCGTTGGATGATGGTGCTTATGGTGCTGATATACAAGTAGTTAAGGACGAAGAGGGCGACATATACAAGAAAGGTTTTTTAGTCAGACTATCCATGGTGTTTAAATTCCCAACTGCTGATGGCAAAGTGGTTGATGTCCCATGGAAAATGGACCTGAGCGAGGGCATGGGTGCCGGCGGCACAGCCGAGGGACGACAACTATCTGAATTTCAACAAGCCCTTCAAGAAGCCATAGAAAAAAACAATGGACAACCTGTTACGATTGAATTCCCTAACGGTCTTGGGACAGTTAGCGGAGTTGCAAATATCATAAGCGGACCTAAGCGAAAAACAAAGGGACGAGTTGGAGACCCAAAAACAGATTTTGTTTTACAAGACAAATCCGGAAATAGTTTATATTTCTTATCCGCCAAAGACGGAAATAAACCCAGTAACTTTAACCAGTGGGGCGGGTTCTCTAACATCCCAGGCGAAGCCATGAAAGAGATTAATGACTTTGCTAAAGCGGCGGCTAATTTTATATTATACGACAGGAGAGATGCAAAGACGGATGGCGACCCTCTGCGTTATTACGAATGGCAAAAACAAGGGGGCGAGAACGTTCTAAAGAGAATGAATCCCGGTAGTGTGCCTTACGGAATGGTGATCACAAAACCAATAAAAAATCGAATGCTAAAACTTAAGGCAGTTTTTGGAGAGGACTTTGGTACGGTCAATCCACAAACCAAAAAAGCCAACCATGGACTGGACTATGTTAATGCCACTTTTCAGATTCCAGAAGGGGCTGCTTTAACTTTAAAAGAGAAGACAGAGGGGGACCCAAGTGTTCTAGTCCCGGATGGTTTTGTTCATGTGTTCGGTCCAGCACAATTTAGCGGCTATCCGTCAATGACTGATATGTCTGATGAGGAAATAGACGAAGAAATTGATAACGTGATGGGAAGAGGCTATCATCCTATTCTACTACTCAGAAGAGCAGAGGGAGGCCGAGGAGAAGGCGTCTCAGGAAAAATGTTTGGTCCTAGGTCCGGTACTAAGAAATTCAGCAAAAGAAAAGAAGCCGAGGCGGCAGCACAATCCGCCGTTGATGCGGCAGCCGGCATCCAGATTTCTATGCCGAAGGATATTTATGGTCCGAAAGTCCCATATTCAATGCAAAGCGTTAGGTTTGGGATATTCCCAGCAGAAAACAGAGCCATTACTCACGTTATGAATGATAACTTTCAGGTGGAAGCTGTCTGGGACAAAGAAGGTGCCCTCGCTTCAGCCCAATGCGGCTCTTGGTATTGCAACAAGGCAGCCCTTGACGCTGTTGGTGGGGCAGTAGAAATAAAAGAAGACGGATCAAGAACGCCTTTAGACTTAACAGGTCCAGTTGATGATGATACTATTGGGGGAGCAGATGGGAATCCAAAACCACCATCGGCTCAGAAGTTTAACAAGTTTAAATTGCCGGCAGCAAATATAAAAAGATGAAAGTGAGGATAGTTGAAATCTCTTTTAAGATACCCAGGTGGTAAAACTAGAGCACTCAAATGGATCACACCTTATTTCCCAAAAGACATGACAGAAATGGTCAGTCCGTTTTTTGGCGGTGGTTCCATTGAGATTCATTACGCAAGTCAAGGTGTACGAGTTCATGGCTATGAGATCTTCGAGCCACTAGTCAACTTCTGGCAGTATGCTCTGGAGGATCCAGAGTATATGGCCGAAACACTTGAATCACTATTCCATCCCTGTACTGAGTTAAAGTTTAAAGAATATCAAAAGAAGCATTGCTGGACTCATATGGACAGCACTCACCGGAACTACAAGCAATACCGAGCCTGTATGTACTATGCTTTGAATCGCTCATCATTTAGCGGGGCAACTACGAGCGGCGGTTACTCACAACAGGCTGCGGACAAGCGGTTCACCCAAAGTAGTATTGACCGACTTAAAGAGTTCCTATGTCCCTTCCTAACTGTCAAGCACGCAGACTTCAAGGATAGCATAGCAAAACATGATGACGATACATTCATATACGCAGACCCTCCTTATGCTATCGACAACCCAGTCCTCTATGGTGACAACGGTTCAACCCATAAAGGTTTTGACCACGTTGGTTTCGCAAAGGCAATAAAAGAAAAGAATAATTGGATCATTTCTTATAACGATAGCAAATATATTAGGGACCTATATCAGGGTTACGAGATCATTGAGACTGGTTGGTCCTATGGGATGCATGGTGGTCAGGCCAAAGAGGGAGAACTAGTCAATAAGTCGAGCGAAATTCTTATTCTAAATGGTATCGACCCGGATCACATTGCTGCTGCCAATGAGCAAGTCCAGCGGATGCGTGCTGAGGAGCTAGAGAAGAAGAAAAAAGCTGCCACCAAGAAATTTAAAAAGCTATTCAAGGAGCAACAGCAGCAACGCTGGGCTAAACAACTGAAGAGTTTTAGGGCTAAACAACTGAAGAGTTTTAGGGTAAGGCAATGAAAGTAGATATTAAAACAATTATAACTTTAGGTGCTTTGCTTGTACCTCTCGTTGGTTTTTACTATACAACCAACATGCGTTTGGATTCTTTAGAAGAAAAGATCCAACAAGTTCAAAAGCAAGTTAAACAAATAAAATCAAAAGGGAGAAAAAAGAAATGACTAAGGATCATATTTTATTTGGAGAAGACATCAGGCAAAGGCTGCTTTCTGGGGCCAACAAATTAGCTGATGCTGTAGCCTCGACACTTGGTCCAAGAGGTCAAAATGTCATATTGTATAAGCGAGGCGCTGATCCAGTCATCACAAAAGACGGGGTAAGTGTTGCTCGTGTTGTGGAATTGGAAGATGATTATGAACAAGCTGCTGTTGAAGTTCTCCGCCAGGCTGCTTTGGAGACAGAGAAAACAAGCGGGGACGGAACCACTACCAGCACTGTATTGGCTAGGGCTATTTTAACGTCCGCCCAAAAGCACATTACCGCTGGTGCGTCGTCTATTGATATCAAAAGAGGGATTGACATAGCTGTCGATTCTATCGTGGATAAGATTCACGAGATGTCGCAGCCGGTTTCAAGCGAGGAGGAGATTAGGCATGTTGCAACCGTGTCTGCAAACGGCGATGAGGCGATTGGAACCTTGATCGCTGAGGCTGTTGCTGCGGCTGGAAAGGATGGAGCCATCACGATTGAAGAAAGTAAATCTTTAAAAACATCCATGGAAGTGGTTGAGGGTTTCTCCTTCGGTGGTGGCTATGTATCACCTCAGTTCATTACGGATGAGCGCCGAGGAACCGTAGACTATAGTGATGCACTAATACTTGTGACTGATTCAACTCTTGACAATGTTGATGAGATGCTACCAGTTTTAGAGTTTGTAGCTCGTGATGGGCGACCTTTTGTTATCGTCGCAGAGGAAATCGAAGGTCAGCTTCTAGCCGCTCTTATCATCAACAGGATGAGGAACAATATGAAGATCGCTGCGGTCAAGGCTCCTAGATACGGAGAAGAGCGCCGAAGCATCCTAGAAGATCTATCAACCATTTCTGGCGCTACGTTTATCAGCAAAGATAAAGGGATCCGCCTAAAAGATGTCAAGCTAAAACATTTGGGTTGCGCCAAGAAAGTCGAGATAAGTAAATATAATACGACGATTGCTGACGGCGAAACAAACTACGATGAACTTGAAGAAAGACTCGAAATGTTAAAGGGTCAGGTCTCCGAGACTGACAGCACCAATGAAGCAGAAAGCTTACAGGAAAGGATAACCAGATTATCCTCAGCTATTGCCGTCATAAGAGTTGGCGGTGCCACCGAGATTGAAGTAACTGAGAAAAAGCACCGAGTCGAGGATGCTTTGGAGGCTGTTAAGTCAGCACAGGAGGATGGTGTGGTTCCTGGCGGTGGAACAGCCCTACTGAAGGCCGCTAACAATATAGAAATTAATCCTAATAACCAAGATCAACTCTTAGGTGCGAGGGCTTTACTTGAAGCTTGTTACGCACCGATTACGCAAATTTTAAAAAATGCAGAAATTTCTTCTGACATTGTTATTAACTCTTTATCATATGATGAACACGACAAGAACGTAGGATTTAATGTGCGGACAGAAAAGTTCGAAGATCTTGTGGAGTCTGGAGTCATTGACCCAGCGAAAACTGTGAAGTGTGCGTTACAAAACGCCGCTAGCGCAGCGGGAACGCTGCTCACAACTAATTGTGCTGTTTTAAAGAAGGGTGGTGAATAAAAATGCAAGTCTAGCGACTATTTATTAAGACAGCCGGTTTCATACATAAAGACCAGTATATTTTGTGCTGGTCTTTTTTTATATGAGGGTTCCCTATGAGCGACGAACTTTTAAAAATTGTTTTGCAAAAAGTAGAGAGCATGGAGCACAAGATTACTAGTGCCAAGTCGCTCAATGGTGGTTTTGACAAGTTGGCAGGGGATGTTGAGCACATCAAAGCAGCACAATCAGAAGTTCTGGATGCTGTGAGGGGTGTTAAGCAAACCCTTTATGAACCTGATTCGGGATTGTTTAGTCGAGTTAAGGAACTTGAGTCAGAGTCTAGAATTCGTAACGCCTATGTGAAAGAAACGAAACCTGCTTTAGACTTTGCCAAAGAGTTAGTTGTCTGGAAAAAACACGCAGACAAAGAGCTAGAACAATTTGAAGCACTTCAGATTGAGTTTGCTAAACTTCAGGACTGGAAACAGGGTGCTCAAAAGGTTATTTGGCTTATAGCCACTGCCGCTGGTGGTATGTGGGTCAAGCACTTCATGGATTTGATGATGAGATGACTGGTTTCGTGTTAGGAGCGATTATATTTTCTGTCCCTACGATATATTACCGCATCAAATTAAAAGAAACCGAGAAGAGATTACAGAAACATATTGAAACCCGCTGGATGTGGGAAGAATGGGGAGAATAAAATGAAGAACTGGAAACCTTTTTTCTTTGAGGACAGTAGGATTCCTGTATGGTTATCTCACATAGCTCCCATTAATATCGGGGCTATCACTCTATTCTTTTTAGTTTTTAGTCGAAGCAAGATAAACGAGTTTACGAAACGACATGAGACAATACACTTCCAACAAATGCTAGAAACAGGTGTCATTGGGTTTGTCGTTTTGTATTTGCTTGATTATCTGGTTGGGCTTTGGAAATATAAAAATGATTGGAAAGGGCAGAAAACAACCCGTGGCTATGAATACCGGTCTGCTGCTCATAAGGCCTACCATCGAATTCGTGCAGAACAAGAAGCCTATCAGAATGAAATGGTTCATAACTATCCGGTGGCACGTTCCCGTTATGCGTGGATAAAAATGTATAAAGTATAAAATAAAACTTGACCTACCTTAGAAGTATGATACTATACATATGTAAGGGAGAGAGATATGTTTTACAAGGTAGTGATCTACGAGTGCTATGACGGTCAGAAGAAACTAGGACACGTCATCCCCAATAAAAACCTTCTTGCGTTGCTCCGCAAGGGTGGCTCATCTCACCTTGGAGATTCCAAATAATGTCTTACTGGAGCCAGATGTACGCCCGCCCTCAAAAAGCAGAGCGCCTTGAAGTTCAGAACGGCGAGGCTCGCTTCGAGTCCTTGATGGCTAAGAAGCTGTCAGAGGGTGACCGCAAGTTTGCTGAGTCTCTCAAGAGCCAGTTTGAAGATGGCGGCAAGTTGAGTCACAAACAGATTGAGTGCGTTGAGCGTATGGAGCAACGCTACTCTCCTGAGTCACAACTCAAGCGGGAACGCTGGGCTCAGTCCTACAAGGCGGAGCACCGTGAGACTGCTCTTATTTGTGCGAACTACTACGCCACAACCATGTACTTCCGTGACCTGTCTCTCAAGATTGCCACGGATGAGGACTTTGTTCCCACCGAAAAGCAGTTCAATGCTCTCGCCAAAAACAAATATGCCCTGAAGGCCATCAAGGCTGCGACTGAGCCGCCTGCCTTCCCTATCGGATCTTTGTGCAAGGTTCGTGCAAACTTCAACTTGGTCAGTAATCCTAAGCTTCACGACCAGATGGGTCTAGTTGTGGCTAACCACGCCAAGGGTCTCTACGCCTCTTCAACCATCCTTGTGAATGGCGAGAACGTCAAGCTTGAAGACCGCTGCTTGAAAGCTGCGGCAAAGAAAAAGAAATAACTTAAACAACATCAGACAATGATGTATAATCCTGTTAAGGAGGATTTAGTGTATGCGAGCAACAATTAGTTTTGAGACCGATGTAGGTGAGGTGGAGGGCACGATGGCAGTTTTAGCCTGTTCGGAAGAGCACAACCTTCGTGCTGCTGCTGACCTCTTGTCTGACTTCACTGTTTTAGATGGAAGTGTGTTAGATGCAATTACGGAAGTTTTGCGCTTGGTGGATATGTCTGCCGGACAACTTAGGCAGTACCAGCAAATGATGTTGAGTTTTGAAAAGGCAAAGTTTGAGACAATGCTGCCCCAGCCAGTTGAGCAAGCTATCCCAGTCGTTGACAACATGGAAAAGCTCAACGAGGTCAAGAAAAATATGCAGGGACTAGAGTCCTTCCTCGACAAGATAGCGGCGGTGAGTGAAGCCGATGATCAGGAGGCTAACCATGAAACCCAGAAAGGGTGATCTGGTTTATCTGCCATCAGATATCATGCTGATCGATAATCATACTGTAAAGAAGTGGATTAAACTTGAGGAGCCAACTTACGCAGTTATGGTTGAGCCTCAAATAAATAAAGAAGATATATATCACAAAGTCCATGTCAAAGGAAATGACTGGCTTGTTCGGACAATAGATACAATGGAGGTAATGTCCCGTGCTTAAGGTTTCAGAAGTTTATGAAAGACAAACAAAAGTAATCAAAGAGCGGCCTGATGGTTCAGAGTACGCAAGCTTTGAAAACATCTTTGATACAAGGGATGCTCTTATCAACGAGAGTTTTGTTGTATCAGTCCACCCTCACGAGTTTACTACCTCGGCTGGTCTCTCAAAAATGGAGGCAGCATTCCCTGATGGGACAAAGTTCAGTACATTTATTGTTGATGGTAACTCTTTTCGCAAATCTGAGATGATTGTAATCGGTTCGTTTGAGCGGTTTTGTGACATGTTACAGGATAGAGAGACATGAGCTTCCCAACCTGGGGTGACTTGTTTGATAATTATTGTTCTCATACAACGATTAAAACATCTTTGGGACTTAAGCAAAATCTCTTTTATGAGGAGTTTGCAAGAAGAAGATATAATCCATCGCCCATTAGTGACACCTCTTGTTGTCGGCTGGTGTTCTTAAAAGACGTATTGCACAACCCCACTAACAAAACGCTTTGTCGCCAGGGTCGATTTATCTGGTGCAAAAATTTGCACTATGAAGGTCGTGATGATAACGGTTACAGGCAAATATCTTTTACAATTGACAAGGGTAAGAAGAGATTTAAAGTATCAGAAAAGAACATGTTATGTCTTCCGTCAAAAGTTTTTATTCACAACAACAGGTATTTTAGATCAAACTTGAAGACCTTTGCAGCTTTTTCTACTGTATTTAGTCACAGGCAGACCATGACCATGATGCGTAAGTCTTGGTCAGGCGCAGACGGAGAGTTAGATACTATCATTGACGAAGACAGTCCTTTTAAGCCGGGCACGCTGGTATCACCTCGTGTTGGGTATTTTCATCCAGATGTTGATTGGAATTCTGTCGGCGACACGAAACAAAACATGTCCGGAAGAGACCACCCATGTGGGATCATTCTCGGAAAGTCTCTCGTAGATAACGATTATGTAGGAAGAGAGTTCTACCGTGTGCGTTTTGGAAATACTACATATGAAAAGGTTCACCCTGTGCAAATGGAGATATTAAATGAAGTTTAGACTGTACACAAAGACCGATTGTCCTTATTGTCAAATGGCCATCCGATTGTTGGCAGAGAGACAGAAGGAGTTTGAGTGCTATGCACTTGATAACCAACCCAAGCTACTTAATGAGATAAAGAGCACATATCGCTGGGAGACTGTTCCTGTTGTTGTTGAAATAACAGAGGGTCAAGAAAAGTTTATTGGTGGTTATGACGATCTCAGAGAGTATTTAAATAAAGGTAAACAATTATTAAAAGGATAGAATATGATTTGGACTTCTAAAGTTTCCCCGCTGATCAAAGAGATTGACTTACGAAAACCTCCGGTAATCGTAAACGTTAACAAGTTTACAGAAGATTCAGCTAAAAAGTTTCACCAAGAGATGGCTGCGGCTCATAACAGTGGTCAGCCTGTGATTCCAATTGTTATCGATTCATATGGTGGACAAGTATACTCATTGATGTCGATGATTTCAGCCATCGAGTCAGCCGAGATACCTGTTGCTACTATTGTTGAGGGCAAAGCAATGTCATGCGGCGCAGTGCTTTTAACTTTTGGAGAGCAGGGTATGAGATTCGCCGATCCTAACGCTACGATTATGATCCATGATGTCAGTAGTGGGTGCTTCGGCAAAATAGAAGAGATGAAAGCCGATGTCAAAGAAGCTGAACGACTTGACGAAAAGATCTTTACCATGATGGCTCGTAACTGCGGTAAAAAAGACGACTACTTTAAGAAAAAGGTTTTTAATAAAAAACATGCTGATTGGTTTATGGATGCCCAAGAAGCAAAGAAACATGGACTTGTCAATCACCTTAGAGTACCTAAGCTCAATATTAAGGTAGATGTGGACATTAGTTTTGACTGATGGTAGAGTTTGTTTTAGTTTCCTTACTTGCGTACAACTTTCCGTCGTACTTTGATACGGAACAAGAACTTAATGCTGCTGTAATCATTGACCAATCAATCACTCTTAAAGAGGATCCATATTTTATGGTAGCTCTTGCCTGGGTTGAGTCCCGGCTTAAGACCGGACGCATATCTCATACTGGTGATTATGGTTTGTTCCAAATAAATTATAATTTCTGGGGACGCAAATGGGGTTATAAAAATCGCCAGAAATTCTTGGTTGATATGTCCAGTGCTAACCATGCTACGGTAGCAGCAGTTGTGGTCCTTGAAGAGATGAGGAAATATAAATCATGTGCTGGTCTTAATTTGCCAGCCTGCTATAATGGTGGCCCGAATTGGCAAAACTCCAAGAACAAAGAAAAGATTTTAGAGTACGCTACAAAAGTTCACAAGATGCGAGTCATATTCAAAAGAAAGTTTATAGGCTGGGCAAAAAGGTGACTAAGCAAAAGTACGGAATAAAGATTAGCACCATTTTAAATGCAGCGGAAAAACTGACTGCCGATCTTGAGTATCTTTGCTCTATAGCAGAAAGTCCAGACCCTGAGTTTCCTATCATGGATGCTTTGGCTTACGCTAGGGCTGTCTCTGCGGTAGCTAACCATTTAGATTTTGTCATTGAAGATTTGACTGAAAATGACTTAAGCGAAGACGAAGAGTATGTTAAACTAAGTGAGGATGATTTAGTTTTAATGAGCAGCCTAACTGAGAGTTCAGAAGAGGCCATCAAAATATTGGAGAAAACATGTGGTATCTACCTTCAAAACAATTGATGTACATGAGTTTTTATTATTTTTCAATTATATTCTTAATAGCTTGTATCCTGTATGATTTGTTTGCAGACACCATAACAGGGTTTACGTTTGGATACTTTTTCGCACTGTTTTATATGATTGCCCGCACCCGAACGGTACTGAGGCTGTTGGAGGATATGGATGATGAACCGTAGGCAAATTGATGAGATGGTATATAGGATTTATACGCTGGCGGTTACAGTTGCCTATTACCCAGTCTACCTTTCCATCCTCGGTATGGATAAAATTAAACAAAGACTTGACTTAGACTAAAAATAGGATATATTAGTTGATATATGCTAAAAGATTTTACGACATATGTGATAGCTAGTGCAATTAGTTTGGCCTGCTTGGGTCTACTAGCCGCAATCATGGCACGAGACACAATTAAGGACATTGATGCTGGACCATCTAACGACTGACAATTGGGTATCATTGGGCGGTAAGCCCATCGCTGATATCAGACAACGTATTCAAAAACGATTTGAAGCAGACCGTTTCACGTTTCATGTAGGCACCGATAGTAAATCGTATGCGGACCACACCATCATTAGCACAACAATATGTTTTCGAGAGAATGGTCATGGTGCCTTGGTGGCATATCAGCGAAACAAAATAGACAACTTTAATAATATAACTGAGCGATTACTGCACGAAACAATAGTATCGCTAGAGGCTGCGAAAATGGTACAGGACATTACCGGCGACCCGCCTACGATTCATGCAGATGTTAATACAAAAGAAACAGCCTTAAGTTATAGGATGCTTAATGTTATAATAGGACTGGTTCAAGGTATGGGATTCCCTATAAAAGTAAAGCCTGATGCTTGGGCTGCTGATATTGCAGATATGTACACCAGATAAATCATCGAAAGGAAAAAAGATGAGTGAAGAGCAACTTTTTGAAAAACAAATAGAAACGTTTAAGACATTCTGTAAGAATAATCGCTTGCGCCTCCGAGAAGCCGGCGATGGACTTCCGGTTGCCAGAGCCATTGGAAAGTTTAAGGAAGATCAATTCTTTTGCAACTTTAGAAACGGAACTATTGGCGTGTATGTCACCAGGGAAACTCAACGTCAATTTACATATTTGAATAAAAAACTGATTAAAATGGGTTGCATCCCAACACAACTCGGAGATTTTGAAGCATCTTACGATTTAGAGTGGATGAATATTCCTCCTGTCGCCAAGCTTCTCAAGATCAAAAAAGGTGCAGCCAAGGTAAAAGATCCAAAGTGGTTGAGGGAACTATGAAAGAAGAAGATAAAGAATATAATATTGATGAGTGGAAAACTAAATTTTCCGAAGGTGAGATTAGCGAATCTGCTGCTGAACTTGCCGCTAAATTTATGTTTGCAATGTCTTACTATCATGAGCGAATGAAACTGCATATCATGTTACACCCTCTCTTCTTTCTAGCTGGTTTCATGATCGCATTTTTTGCGTTCGGAGAAATGTGATGAAGTGGAAAGTTGGAGATCTCGTGCAGGAAGCTCTCCCGCTCATGGCTGGTGATGCTCCTGAGAGGCTGGGGTTAATTGTTGAGATAGGCAAGAGTGGATTCTTTAAAGTTTTATTTGACAAAGAAGAACTTGTGCATTATAATTCATTAAGAAAAATGGAGGCTTAAATGGCTACACGACCCGGAAGACTATTGGACAAAACATTCACCTCGTTCACGGAAGCGAGCGGCCGCCTCGAAGATACGATGGGGTGGATCACGGCAGCGGAGGAGTTGGCGCACGAGGTCCAACCCGGATGCAAGGCAGAGGTCACACTCCACTTGTTGGGCAAAGTATTAGAAAAGGCTCGCACCGAGTTGGACCAAGCGTCCGAGGATCTAGCCATTGAGGTCTTCGGAAAATGAGGGCACGTCATAGATATATTTCAGCAGGCAAAGGTAGGCGCAGCCTTCGCCAAATTTTTTTACAACTAAGCGCAGAAAAACAAAGAAAGGCAATCAAAAATGACCACAATCAACAATGAATTTAAAACCACCGTCAAGGAATTTGTGAGTAAGCTCACGACCATCGAGAACGAGATGACAATCCTTCGACAAGATCGTTCGGAACTCTTTACAGAGATGAAGAGTAAGTTGGACCCTCGTTCATTTCGAGCAGCCGTGAAGATCCATAACTTGCAAAAGTCCACACCGGATCAAACTTCTTTAAACAGAATTCTGGAAGTTTTAGATACTGCTGAATAGTTATTATACTATGGGGTAACTGAAGCAGCCAAACCACACCAACTTTGTGTAGCCTTCTACAAGGGAGAGGGTGAGTGGCACAACCGCATAGTTAGATGGACAACTCAAAGTAAATATTCGCACGCAGAACTGATCATGCCAGACAATACTTGCATAAGCATAACACCCTTCGGAACAAATGGTATCCGTAGAAAAAAGTTCGACGAACCTGAGCAGGATTATGACATGATCTGTGTGCCGGTATCTGACGAACAACTGGAAACCATTCAAAGGTTTTATGAAGACACTAAGGGAGATGGCTATGACTGGCCCGGTATGATACTGTCCAAGTTCACACCATTCTTTATCAAGCGGACAGGGCGTTGGTATTGTTCTGAATGGATTGCATATGCGTTGCGATTGGCTGGTGCGGTGGACAACCTTTACCACTATAATGACTTAACACCGCAGAGGCTTTATGAAGTGTTAAAAAATTATGCCGACTAAAACCACAGAAACGTTTCTTTACGCTCCGGGAAGTTTAGTAAAAACCAGAAAAGAAATATATTCGATGGATCCACATATGCGGTTACAAGCCGGCACGGTTGGGATCGTGTTATCGGGCCCGAGAGAAAACTATAATCATCATTGCCAGGTTCAGTTTACTGGCATCAGTAATGCTTGGTGGGTTAATTATGCAGAAATTGAGCCGCACCTATAAACAAAAAAATAATTTGAATTATACTTATCTATGAAAGGAGTCACTAGCTATGACAAAAACAAAAGAACTTATTAATTACCAACAAATTTATGAGGACGACCTGTCCGATACCGTTAAGGATGCCCTGGAGTTGCCAAGAGGTTTCTATGAGTTGGAACAACAGAAGCGGCAGATGGTGGAGCAAATGATTGACGCAGGGTATGATCGTGCTGTGAAGGACGCTCTGGATCCAGATGTGTTGAATGATACTGCCGCACTTGCAGCCGAGATGGGCACGCAGCTTTATAATTTTGCAAATGTCATTGGAGAATACTTGACCAACCTTGATGAGGACGACGATGATTAAAGTCGGTGATCTTGTTAAGATCTCCAATCACAATGGTTGGACTATCTGCCTACCCAAGGTGCCACAACCACAGCACAAAAGTTTAATCGATGAGTACCTCAAGGAGCGCATGATGGTCCAGGTCGGCAACACCAAATACAGTGCCGATAATAAAAAGTATCGGGACTTGGACGGTGACTTTGGGCTAATTACAAAAGTAATCCAAAATAAAATTGATCAAACAACTGCCTACGAGGTCATGATTGACGGAAGAGTTATGAGGGTGAAAGGCATAGTTGGTGAGAAGTATTTTCATGTTGTAAAGAATGGACAAGATTACCTTGATACTATACAAGAGGAGTTAAGTAATGAAAGCTAATTATCATTGTTGCTCAGTGGGTGCTGTTAACAATGGCTTGTTAAGAGAGTGTGGGTTCCGGTTCCGATTTGAGGAGGGCAGCCACAACTGTCCACTCTGCGGATCTGCACTTGTTCGTATGCCAACTGGCAAGTCTGTTGCACAAATTCTTAAAGAAGGTTTTGAGCAAGAGAGAAAACAGAATAAAAGTTAATGTTTTCACAATCCTCTCGCCTATGTATAGTAGGCCCGGCTCGTTAGCATAAACTGACCCCACCAGTGAGCCGGTGGCATGTGGACAAAGGAGGATTTAATTATGCCAAAAGTAAAGTATAGCCAATCAAGAGGTTTGTTTCAAGTTGCAGGTTCCGGTCTTGACCTTGACGGCACCGTTAATCACAACGGTACCGTTAATCTTAACCAAAAAGTAGCCAGTGGCTATCTGCGTTGGTGCATGGGAGATCATTCTGGTCTGTCTTTGCTCACCAAGACAGATGCTAACTGCGATTCGGGATTCACAGCAGCAGCCAACACACTTCACGAGTGCGCTGCGCTCGGTGATGCAACCAACGCTTACGTTTTGCCAGAAGCAACCGTCGGCACCGTTGTTGTCTTTAAGTTTACGGCTCAGTATGACGGCGGCAACAATGCTACCTTTACCACTACGGCTGGCGACTTCTTCGCAGCACAAACGCTGAACTTCCTAACTCTTAATTCAGACGCTGGCGCTGTCGGTCCCCGTATCATCGGAACTGATTTCACCACGACTCAAAGCGTGGGTAAAATCAGCACGCTGACAGCAGCACATAACAGAATTACAATGTCAACGACTGCCACCAACAACCAAACCAATGTCGGTTCGGAGTTGTCATTCTTCTGCGAAGATGCTGGATTCTGGAGAGTTCTTTTCCAGGGCGTGTGCTTGGGCAACGGAGCGATGAATGCCACATTTGCTGGAAGCACAGCTTAATAGCTGAGCTTAACAGGCAACTATGTTGTATGATACACTGGGCACCCGCAAGGGTGCCTTTTGTATTTTAAGGAGCAATTTTGAACAAAGAAGAAAATATATTTACCCAAATAAATGATTTGGAAAAATATGATAAGCCGCTGATCAACATTTATGAAAAACTCATTGCACCAGTAATGAATGAAGAGGTCCAGGGTGTTCCGAATTTCAAATGGGAACAAACAATGTGCCAGGAAAGTAACGCACTCGCTAGGTGTGACTATGATACTTACGAGTCATTAAAGGCCGCCGGCAAAAGAACCACCCACCGTAACGACTCAATCACATACTCCTATCCTAATCATGACTGTGTTTCTGATTCACTCGATGAAGCAATTAATATATTGGGTAAAGAAGTTGACTGTGATTATCTTGGCTTATCTAATCACCCAACCTGCTACAGAAGTCATGAAGGGTATGACGGCTACATGGGCTGGCACACCAATCACGATTTCCCAGGAGACCGGTGGTATTTTGTATATAATACTGAGGCAGATAAGTCATTTTTTCGATACATAGATCCAAACACTGAGCAGATGGAAACAGTACGGGAGCCAGCAGGATGGTGTTTAAATCATTTTGTCGCAGGTAATTATCACAGCCCCTTGTGGCATTGTATACACACTAGTGGTCATAGATTTTCTTTCGGAATACGAAAAATAGAATTACTTAAGTATACAAACGGAAAAGTTAACTTGAGGTAACACAAGCATGAGCGACGAAAAAAAGCCACCAGTTCGCAAGGATCGCCGCCGGGCTAAAAAGAAAACATATAAACTTACTGAGCGCCATGTTAAGATGATAAGGTCTCAAAAAGGAAAACAGTCAGTCCGAGAGATAGCAAAGTGGTTTGCGAGAGAGACCCACTATATTTATAAGGTTTCTCCGTCGATGGTTCACCACATCTTATCCGGTAAGCGACACAGCAAGAAAGAAGACCAGAAGTCAATCTATGATTTGATTGAGGAAGAAGTTTCAGAGGAAGAGTTGGCTAAAATAGATCCAAAAAAAGTTAATTATGAGTGATGACACCAAGGCTCTGCGGAGCACAACATATCCACTACAGACTTTATCACCCGTTATAAAGCCTGACAACATGACACTTTATCGGGCACAGCAGGCTAATGCTGTCAGTCATTACGTTAAACAAGAGTACGATCGCCTCTTTGCCCAGGCAGAGGTCATCAACAGACAGTTCAAAGAGTTGCAGCGCCGTGTTAAGATCACAGAGATGATAGAGAACTCCCGCTACAGATTCAAACCTATCGCTGGCCAAGTATATTATCTTTATCAAAATGTTAATAAACAATCCTATCAGCTTTCCCTTTTGTCTCCGAACGACTGGGCTCTTGGTATGCCAGATACATATCTCTGGGTTGCGGATGTAAGAAAGCTCGGAGACAACACTTGGGACATAGAAAAATTTAATAAAGAATTTGCACAATTATTCCCTGAACGTGAATAAAAAACTTGACCGATCCCATATCCATGATATTATGTGTTTGTAAGGGAGAGAGATATGAGTCGTTCTAACCAATGTCAGCACTGCGGTCAATTCGGACACAACCGTCGTGGTTGCCCACAAATCAAAGAAGCCCACGCCAGAGTTGAAAGACTTGCTGAGAAGTATGGTGTTTACCGCTTGGAAGATGAGCTTGCTTATGCTTCCACCTCTTGGATCAGCAGGATCAACGAGGCTGCTAAGATTCAAGACGCCGATGAGGATGAGGTCTCCTGGCGTGAACGCTGGATGTGGGAAGAAGTTGAAGAGCGCAAGATGGCTCAGGCTCGTAAGAATGCTCGTGGTCGCCAGTGTGGCTTCTGCGGTGAGCGTGGACACAACGCTCGCACCTGCCCAGCTAAGAAGCAACATCGCAAAGATTGTGATGCGATGCGAGGCTTGGCTCACCGAGTTGTGGCTGCCTGCCTCAAGAAGGCTGGCATCGTGCCCGGCGCTTTGATGCGCAAACAACAGTGGAGTTGGAAGGCCAACGACCAGGTTCAAGTGATGTGCATGGTCGTCGGCATTGAATGGGACCGAGTTGCGGAGCCTGGCTACGATACTCCCCAAGGTTTGCCTCGCAACGCTGACCGCTGGTTCAAGGGTCCCATGATTCGGGTGCGTGAACCTAACGGTGATGAAGGCTTGATGCGTATCCCGCAAAACATCCAGCAGCAAACCTGCTACGGCTACTACGAGGGTGAGGACCAAAGCTGGGGACTAGTCAGCGGTGTTGCCGGTGGCAATCTCAATGAAGACAAGGGCTGGATGGGCGACAATGTGACGCTCCTCAGTCCCGAGGCTGGCGGCGTCTACTCCTACGGGCATCAGGTTGAAAAAGGTCAGCGCATTGAAGACCAAGACTTTCAGCCTGAGATTGACGAGCTTGTCAATCAGGTCAGCCAGTGGAGGGATTACTAAAATAAGGCCTTAACAACTTATCAGAATGTGCTATTGTTATATTACCATTTACTAAGGAGAACAAAAAATGGAACTGTCAGATGCAATGAGACTGGTGGAAAGCCTCTCAAAACAAGTACGAGAACTCGGGACTGAACTTGCAAACGTTAATCGAAATGTGACCGAAGTTCAGCGCCGAATTGGAGACCTGGAGGTGTTTTCGGCGAACCTAGCGAAAAAGAAGTAAAAGTGAAAAAGATAATCCACGTTAATCAACATGTCATTAAGCGGAACACGAAGAACGGGACAGATGAGCCAGTTCTCACGGTGAAGACTTATAAAGAAAACAATTATGCCCACGAGGCTATACTGAAGACGAAAGAAGGTGTAGAGTTAGCTAGAGTTATTTATAGCCCTCACAAGCCATTAAGTTGTGGAGCGAGGGTTTGGTTAGAAACAAATACAGATTCTACAGACGTAGAACTAGTCATTAGAGAAGGAGAAGTCTCATGAGGAAAGATCAAGTAGATCGAGATAGTTTTAAAGCTATCCCGCTCACAAACGAGGAAGCTAACAACAGGATGACCCTGAAGCAGCACCTCAGAAAAAACTATGGCGATGTAATTACTCGCCAAGCCCCAAAACATGAAAAGGGAAAGTTTGTTTTCGATGAGAACGCAAACATCTCAGACGCCTGTGAGGATATCAGGCAACATGGAATCGATCATTATATGTCGATTAACAAGATCCCAATGGATCTTATTGACGACCCTAGTGGCGCTTCTGGCAACCAAGTTCGTGATCAACTGAAGTATGATAAGAATGTGAGGTCAATCTCTCGCAGTCTCGCTCATCGGATTAAGAATGGCATGTCATTTGAAGATGCCCAGAAAACCCCAGTGTTCCTAGAGGAGACTGGCAACGGCCGATATCAAATCGTCGATGGCAATCATAGATTCTATGCACTTTTGGTGCTCGATATTGATATCTTACCTAAGGCGGTTCTGTTCCCTAAAGATTGGTTCGTCAAGCAGGGGCTTACGAAAGATGTTTTTCAGGTTGACTGTAATCCTGTAGCTGAACAGCAAGGAATGAAGCTCAAGAAAGTTCGTGAAACTATTTTGAGTAACTGGAACACCAAGTGGATCAATGCCAGTAAAGAAAGGGCGATCACATGGGTTAAGGAAAGTAACCTGACCACTGCCACTGACGAGAGCATCGAGAAGATGGTTAACGCTATTGAAAAGTTGCTTAAGAAGCAGGACAACCAAGCTGCTGTCGCAGCAGCAGCTAACGCAGCTACCTCGACCAAGCCAAACTTTTTTGAATGGAATGGTGGTAAGAACGAGCAGGATCTGAAAGCACCGTTTCACACCCATACCTTTATTGAAAAGCACTGCGCAGGCAAGATTAAAAACGCTAATTATCTTTCTTTCGATTGTAGCGATGGACCGATGAGAGATAAGATCATGGGTGGTTTTGTCAGGACTTTGAAAAATCAAAGTACATCGATCAAGGATTTTGTGCTAAACAAAATCAAGAAGCGAAAAAAGAATGTTCTTTTTCTTTCTGTAAAGTCTCCAAACTCTGGTGACATGGCTGGGCTGAAGAAGAATCGTGTCAATGGTTTGGCTGGAGTTCTTGTGTTTTATGAATCTGGTTTCCCTTTTGATGAGATTTATTTTCTGCCACAGGCAGCCGGTGTAGAAAACTTGAAGACACCTGTGTTGGCTTGGAGCAAGAAAAACGGAATCGAAAAGGCGTTTGAAACGAAGGACAAGGGGAGCAAGTAATGAAATTAAAGCTTCACTGGGCTGAAAAGTATGAAGTTGTGCGTGAGTTTCCTTCGTTCGTGCTAGACTCGAAGAAGTTCCCAGAACTTGAACTGGAAATGCTTCAGGTTTATAACGCCGGCAGTTTAGATGAGCGTGATAGTGCTTTAGATCAATTAGAATATAAAATGCACCACACAGAAACTGGTGAGCGTGGAGAAACTATTTTTCAAATGGTCGGGCCTTATGAGAAAGATAAATATGATCAGTCTGTGGTCCACACTTTAGATGATGAAAGCAATGGGTGCTTTCGTCTAGACGAGGTATAGTAAAATGGATAGCACAAAAAGCTTTGTAAAAGTATTCAACGTCTCACCCGAAACCGCTGAGGATTTTGAGTTTGATTATGACACGAACACGTCGGACTTGTTGACCGAACTTGTCCCAGACTTAGACAACTGGGGAGGGCTAGGTTGGATGGAACTAGAAGAATACGAATACAACCATCATAACAAGACCATGCATCTTATTCTAGATACAAAGTGGGAACCACCCACTATGTGGCTACAATGCGCTAGCAGCGGCACGCATTATTTTCAAAATAAACTGATCACCATGGCGACCATCCAGAAAGATGAAACATGCGTTACAGGTGTGGCTGTCATGGACGGAGAAACCCTCCAAAACAAGTGTATTTTTGATATGAGTTCGGAGGAGGTCGGAAAATATTATAATGATAGTGAGACTGACTTTGAGCTTGATCATCTAGATAATCAAATTTGGGACTCAATTGGAAAGTTCGTTAATGTCTGCGAACAATTTTACCTTGAAAAGGAAGAAAAAAATGACTAACACAGTAGAACGAGGGAGTAAAGTTACCCTTCACTATAAGGGGACCTTTGAAGATGGAACCCAGTTTGATAGCTCTCACGACAGAGGGGAGCCAATGTCGGTAGAGGTTGGAACCGGAAACTTGATCAAGGGCTTTAATGACGCTCTTGTTGGCATGACGGAGGGCGAAAGCAAGACCTTTACCTTAGAACCTGGTGAGGCTTACGGAGATGTCGATCCTGATGCAAAGACAGAACTGTCACGGGATATTTTTCCTGATGGTTTTGATTTGTCAGAGGGTCAGACAATTCCTTTGCAGGGACCAAACGATCAAACGCTTCTGTCTAGAGTGATTGGGTATGATGACAGCACAGTCACGGTTGATCTGAACCACCCGATGGCAGGCAAGAACCTTACCTTTGATGTAGATGTTATCACAGTGGACAACGATGATGAGACTACAGCTAGCTAGATTATTATTTTTCTTCGCTAGAATTTTGCAAGGCAGGGGGATGCCATTGGGACAATGGTTCCAAAGCAAAGGCATCCTCCTGCTTGCGGCCGCAAAGTCCAAGAGTGAATAACCTACTAGAGATTATAAAAGATATCCACCTTAAGGCGTGTCTTGAAGAAGAAGACGGCTATATCGATCCAGAATCTGGCAGATATGTGATGACGGAATATTATTTAAAAAAACGTGGACACTGTTGCCAGTCCGGCTGTAGGCATTGTCCTTACCCAGAAACGGGGAAAAATCATGATTAGTTTACTTTTAGCGGGATGGTTAGCAGCCCCTAGTTACGGCGCAAGGGCAAACCTGAACAACACCCAGGTTCGCCAACGAGCACACCAAATCGTACAACTTTTGCGGAGACAAGACCCAAGGGTTTTACGCTCCGTCATGTATTATATGGAGTGGGTTCCCAAGGTAAAATACACTCGGGAAAAATGTAAAAAGAATACTATTAAAACCCAACCAGATCCAGTGATGGATATGTTATTAGACGCTGCTGGGATCCCCAGTTCAGGACCAAGGAAAAGAAAATGAAGAAGTTTAATCTAATTGATATTATTACTATGCTAGGCATCGCCGCATCTATTTTATTAATATTGATGTTTGCATCTGGATGCTCTATGAAGTTCTATAAGAAATCAACAGAGGATGTTCGCAAATGTTGTGAACGTGTAAGCCTTCACCAAAAGCAGATGGCACAATTTACTCGCTATTGTAAAGTGGCCTTGTTTCTGGCGAACAGTGAAAACAAAAAAGAAGTTGGAAATGGAGTACGCAAGGGGGCTAGAGATGCTGTTAATGTTTGTAAGTTTGTGTTTGGTGTAGACAGCGATGAAGATTTGTTAGCTGCCGGAGACAGACAAGATTATTATAAGGTTCGTTCTTATATTTATACAAAGGACGATCCAAGCGGACGGTGGCATCCTCCTCAGTGTGATCCTGCTGAGATTCATTGCGAGGAGTTTTAAAATGAGTGTTAACCAACAAGGCTTTGACTACGAGAATGTGGTCATTGAATCGTTAAAGAAGGCTGGCGTAGCTGGAGACATCCAACAGGGAGCAGGAGCATCTGCCGCCGCTGCCGACGCTGACTTTATTGTGGACGGAAAGAAGTATTTGCTTGAAGTGAAAAGTGATCTTGAGGCACAAATGGGTGGTACTTCCGTCAGGTACAGTGACGGCGAGTTTGAGATCGTAAGCGAAGCAGTTGATAAGAGCACTGCCGCATTAATTATCGCTGCCCTTTCTAGCAAGCGAGGACCAATTGAAAGACTCTTGGCTGCCATTGGCGGCGACAAATTTCCTACCACATGTGACAAGCACACTTGGACGGTAGCAAAAGAAAAAGGACTACTAAAGCCAATCAACACTAAGGTAAGAAAGAACACATCATTCATCGCAAACCATTACAAGCAAAAGGGCATTCACTATGTTCAAATTGGTGGAGCCGGGCTGTTCTATTTGGAGGATAATCCTGCTGGTCTAAACATACCAAAGCTTGAGGGTGAAATTGATATTGAACTGAGAGCAGGCCGTAGCGGATCAACTTTGAACGCTGCTGGTGATCGACGTGTAAGCGGACTGTTGCGAGCACAAGCTCGCCTCAAGTTCAAGGGTCAATCACCCATCACACTTGATTCCCAAATTGGAATTGCCCAGATCAAAGGCACACAATAAAAATGTTATACATACTAAAGGTAGTAGCAACCATGATCGTATCATTCGCTGCTGGTATAGTATTGCATAGAATGTTATGGAAGTTCTTTGACTGGGTGTTAGATGCACTTGAACGTATGGATGATGAGGAAGGTTTATAGATGTATTCAGTAAGAGAGTTTGTAGTTGTATTGGTAGTAGCCAGCGGGCTTGTTCTGTCTGCTTTTGGTCTAGCTTACCTGAATTAATCAACCGTTTACAGCTTTGTTGACAAATTATGCACAATTGACTGCAAAAGTTGCACAATTGTTAAGTATTTGTTTTTATTGTTTTGTACAGCGGATGACTGCTTGTTATCCAGTGTTATCAACAGTTTAATATATTGTCAGCGATTGTCGGCATTTGACAGCCATTGTCTCAATGGGCCTAGTACATGAGTAATGCGTCAGCGTCAAGAGAAAAGAAAATGCAGGAAAAGCACATTAAAAACTTGACACATATGCTATCCATGGTAATATACAGTTGAGAGAGGGAGACACCAAATGTCCGTAGACTTCAAAACCTTCGTGAGCTTAGCACCTTCAGTGAGTGCAGCCAAACTTCCAGTACTTCTCGGTGGTCGCCGCGGCCTCGGCAAGAGCCAAGTTGTTTATCAGCTTGCTGCTAATGCCGGCTTGCCTGTAGTTGAGCGTCGTGCCAGCCAGATGACCGAGGGTGACTTGGTTGGGCTGCCTAGCGTTGAAGGCAATCGCACCAGCTTCAACCCACCTGATTGGTTCAAGCAAGCTTGTGAAGAGCCTGTCTGCCTTTTCCTTGATGAGGTTGACCGAGCTACCCTTGAAGTTCGACAAGGAATCTTCGAGTTGACGGACAGTCGGAAACTCAACGGTCACAACCTTCATCCTGACACGATCATCTTCGCTGCCGTCAACGGCGGTGAGCACGGTGAGAACTACCAAGTCAATGAGATGGATCCTGCGGAACTTGACCGCTGGTCAGTCTGGGACATCGAACCGACGGTTGAAGATTGGTTAGCCTGGGCTAAGAACAATGTTGATGGCCTCGTCTGGGACTTCATCAACCAGAACCGTGGTCACCTCGAACACAATGAGGATATCGAACCTAACAAACGCTACCCCAGCCGTCGTAGCTGGGACCGGCTTGACAAAGTTCTCAAGCAGGCAGATGCTCTTGAAGCTGGTCCAGTAATGTTCAACCTGGCTCAAAGCTTCGTCGGCTTCGAAGCTGCTGTGGCTCTCAACGACTACGCCAAGAACTACGAGCGGGTTGTGACGGTTGAGCAACTCCTCAACGGTGACCGAGTTGAAGCTCTGGCTGCCTTCTCCCTCAACGAGCACTGCGCTATGATCGAAAAGGTCGAGGCAGAAGAGATCTGCAAAGCTGAGTTCAGCGATGAGCATGTCGAGAACCTTGCCAACTACTTCGTGACGCTTCCCAGCGAAGCAGCCATGAAGCTCTGGTCGGTAATCAGCCAAGCTGGTGTCCAAGAAAACGTGGTCAAGTTCCACGGTGCCAACGAAGGTGCTGTCGGTAGCCACCTCTCCAAAATCCTGGGAGCCTAATCTCTCTCTCAACCCTGCTCTCAGGTGACAAGCCCAGCCAAGTGCTGGGTTTTGTTTTTGGGGAACAAATAAAAACTTGACAGGTAGTGTATCCATGGTAGTATATGAATGAGGGAGAGAGACAGTAATGAGCTTTGACTTAAAACTGCACGCTTATAGACTGCTCATGGATGAGCCGTTCTTTGCTGCACTAAGCCGCAAGATTGAGAAGCGTGCTGATTATAATATTCCTACTGCTGGTGTTCGGGTAGATCCCGAGAGTGCCCAGTTCGAAATGATTTACAACCCTGACTTCTTTGCCAGCCTGCCTGAAGAGCATGTGCGTGGTGTACTCAAGCATGAGTTCTACCACTTGATCTTTGAACATGTGACCAGCCGGAAGCCTGAGGGCGTTAACCACAAGGTCTGGAACATCTGTGCTGACCTGGCTATCAACAGCCACTTGGTCGGCGAGTTGCCGGACATGGCCTGTATGCCTGGTGGTCCTAACTTCGAAGAGCTTCCGCTGGGCATGAGCGCCGAGTGGTACTTGGCTAACTTCCCAGAGCGTGAAGAGGGTGAGGACTCTGAGGATGGTGACAGCGAGAGTGGTGATGGCGAGGGTCAGCCTGGTCAAGGTGAGGGCGGAGAGCCTGGCAGCTTTGATGACCACTCCGGTTGGGATGATGCCAGCCAAAGCCCTGAGCAGCAAGCAGCTAATCAGATGGCTAAGGAGCGACTCAAGCAAGCCATGAAAGATGCTGCCCAAGAAGCTAGCCAGTCTGCCAAAGGCTGGGGCACGATGTCGGCGGAGATTAAAAAAGATATTCTAAAAAGACTAGAGAGTAAGGTAGACTGGCGTAAGGTACTCAGGTACTTCATCAAAACCAGCCAGCGTGCCAGCCGCCGGTCCAGTGTCAAGCGGATCAACAAGCGGTATGCCTACATTCATCCCGGCAAGAAGGTACTGAGGCAAGCAAAGATTGCCATCGCTATCGACCAGTCCGGCTCTGTCTGCGATGAGATGCTGTCAGCCTTCTTCGGAGAACTCAACGGGCTAGCCAAGCTGGCAGAGTTCACGGTGATCCCCTTCGACACTGAGGTGCCAGAGGATAAGGTCTACGTTTGGAAGAAGGGCAAGAGCCAAAACCCTGAGCGTGTTTCCTGCGGCGGTACCTGCTTCAATGCTCCTACCGACTATGTTAACAAGCGTGGGGACTTTGATGGTGTCATTATTCTGACGGACATGGAAGCTCCCAAGCCCAAGGCTTGCAAAGCTCAACGGATGTGGATGACGGATCAGCGGGGTGCCAGCAATCCCTACTTCAAAACCAATGAGAAAGTTATCGCAATTGACTAACGCATTTTGCGGGAAGAAATAAAAAGAATGAAAGAACTAAAAGAGATAGCAGATAGAATTGTAGCTTATGAAAGCGGGGAGCTAGATCAAGAGCAGACCATCCAGCTATTCCAAGAACTGTATGACAGCGGTATGGTGTGGAATCTTCAAGGTCACTACGGTAGATTAGCTTTTCAGCTTCTGGAAGCAGGTTTGATTAGAGGGTGACAGCAGTGGGGTGGGGTGCCAGCCCTGCCAGCCTACTACCCCTAATGTTAGTCCCAGGGGGTTGACTGGGGGTATATGCTGTGCTAAGCACATTTTCAACGGATAGATAATTTTTCCAGATTTTGACTTTTGAGGAATAATAGAATGATTAAAGTGGGAGATATTGTGTTTCGGAAATATAAAGGGGGAATAAGGAATAACCAGCCGAATGAATCAGCACTAGGCCTAGTTATTAAAGAACACGGAACAGATCTAGCTATCTCAGTTAATCAGTACCAAGTTCGATTTGGACAGGAACAAAGTGCAAAATGGTATTGGCAACATGAGCTTTATAAAATCAAATGGGAAAATAAAGGAGCTAAATATGATTAACTTTAAAACCAACATACCAGAGATCGACGCAGAAAACGACATCTTGTTTAAAGCAGCAGCTTTTCTACAGATGTGTGGTAATGATCCAGGGCTAACAATGTCAGATTTCTACTCAGTGCTGCTAGCGGAAGATTCAAGTCTTTCAAAGGAGGAGTGCGGCAGACTAACCTCGGCAGCAGTTGCCCTTGAGACTATGATGCAGTCAGGGTTTGAAATGGAAGAAGAGCAGTTTGGAGACCTCACTACTCACTAGTGCTTAGCATTGGCGACCTAGTAATAGTCAACGATATTTGCGCATTGAGCAGTTATCGTGGTGAACTAGCCATAGTGATCAAGCATATGGGCCAGGATCCTATAGACCTTGACGGCGGTTACTACTTTAAGATACAGTTCTCAGACGGCAGGCAGGAAATACTAACAAACAAAGAATTATCACTATTGTCAAAGGCAGAAAGAAAATAATATGAAAATCGGAGATCTAGTGCAGTTCACCTACGGAAGAGTAGGAGGACAAATAGAACGTATAGGCATCTTTGCGGAGCGTGGTTATTACGGCATCCATAAAGTCATTTGTGAGAACAGAATATACTGGGTACCGGAAGACTGCATTAAACTAATTTCTATGAAACGAAAGGGCGATGTAAATGATTTCAACATCAACTAAGAAGAAGACTAAGGAAGACAGATTGCGGGAACAAGTGTTACACCTTTCTGTAGACTTGGAGTATGCAGGTAGGCAAGGGGATTCAGCATATTCAGCACGGGTAAACAAAAAGCTCAACAAGTTGTATAATAAGTTGGATAAATTACATAATGTTTCAGAAGGGTGACTTCATCGTTGAGTACCAGCGGGTCGATCGCACGGGCGGAATTAACTTTGGTGTAGTGATGGGCGCAGAGAAAGGCTTTCAGGATATGATCGTACTTGATGTAGTATTCCCCACGGAAAGATTATATACTTTTGCCAGCCACTGCCAGCCATATAAGGATTGGTTAAATGAAAACGGGTTTTAAAGCCGGCGACCTTGTTAAGGTCAAGGACGATTCATGGTGGTTACAAAGGTCTCAAACCTTCCGAGCCATGATAGCGCCTGGCAGCCTTGTATTGGTTACGGATAATATTGTAGGCAGTAAACGGTTCTTTTATGGCCTTGTCTGCGGTAGTGACGGCGAAGCACACTTGTGGAGTTGTGATCAATTTGATTTGGTTCAAAGCGCCGGACAGTAAAAAAATTTCTAGAAAAAATTTCGGAGTTTTATAATGGTTATAGCTGCTCTTATCTTAGGATGGCTTATGATCGGGGTCGCTTCTGCCTTTATTGTGGCGGCTGCCTTCTTTGACATTAAAGAAAAAAATTTGGAGGAAAACGACCATGATCTATAAGTCATTGTTTTTGCTTGTATTTGCTAATTTGTTTAATCAAGCGTACCAACTAGAAAATATATCTTGCCCTAAATGGGTGCCTGGTACTAATGAAATCTTGCCGGCAGGGGTAACCCTATCTCCGGAATTGGAATTAAAAAACCGGGTACGCTGTTATTGCGAGGTTGTCAAAGCAAAAGAACAAGAATGTGCTACCATGAGAATTCCATGGAACATCTGCAAGGCTAGGACAGCAGCATGGGTCGAAGATAATTTGATGCTACGAGAAAATTTTAGGCGAGCGCAAGCGCCGGCTCCTCTACCACAACGTGATAGGATGATCAACATTGAACCGTAGGGGTATGACTCTTATCTTAGTTTTGATGATGAGTGCATTCATTGGCATGAGTGCAATGTTATTATTTTCTACCACGAATATGGAAACTATGATCGCCGGCAACATTCGGCGCATCAACCAAGCAAAAATTTCGGCGACGAGCGGGCTGAATCATTTCACCGCTCTTGACTTGGATTACAACACACTTAGAGAGCGGGCTGGCGGTCTGCAAACTTTGCAGGTCTTGTCCGATGTCCGCTTGTCCACTTTCACGTCTTACGAGGTAAAAGTTCATTTTTCTCCGTCTCTAAGTGCGGGGCAATATTTGGTCGAGAGCATTGGATACTATACCAAGGGTGATAAGATTCTAGCCATCCATCCTATAAAAGCTCTTTTTGAGGGTGGCCAATAAAAATACTAAACTACTTAGTGTTACAACGGAGGTTTCAATATGATTACTAAAACTGGTTTTTGGAAGACAATTAAAAAAGGTCTCATAGAAGCTGAGAGATCTAAGAAGTTGACAAAACAAATTATGAAAATTATTAAGGATGTCCCGCAAAATGAAAATAGAGGAACTTAGAAATTTAGTTCGGGACGTAATCCAGGAAACACTTGCTGATGGCGTATTTCAATCTCGTGCTAGAAAATCATATTCTAAAATGATAAAGCTAGCAGGATCTGGTGGGAATAAAAATACACCTCCGTTTGATGAAAAAGCAAAGTCAAAAAACATGAAATCCGCACCTCCAACATCTGGAGAATAAAATGCACCAAGCTAGGCAATGGTATAATTTTATAAACGAAGAAGTCAAGAAGATTTATGTCCATGGCTATATTAAGCCAGAGAAATCATTCCATACCTTATCTGAGTGGAGAGTATTTGTAGATAAGATTCTACAGTATCAAAAAGATGGGTACTATGTTAGTCATGGTCACGGCGAATTGGTTGGTCCGGACGAACTAACATCTTTAATAAAAGATTTTTATGGTTTCCAATTAACTGTTGATGTGGACAGGTATGATCTTTTAACTTCCAAGAATGTTATGGACCACATCGAGGATTTTGTAAATCACAGATACTGGTCACTAGAAAATGAGTTTAGTCAATACTTCACTGACATAGATAATTTAAAGTTTGCTTACTTTTATTCTCGTGGCGATTTAGAGCCTTACGTTTTGGTAGACGATGCGTTTACTGAGCAGGTCTATGGCTCAACAAATAATCCAAAAGTATTATACCATTATACTCACCCAGAAGGTATAGAGAGAATAAAGAGAGCTATTGAGGGCGGAGACCCTTTTGATATTTCCGCCTACACTGTGGCCAAGCGTGACTTCTTCCGAGCTAAGTCTAATATGATAATGGAGTTCGAAGGGAATGTAAGGGCAGGATTCCGAAGTGATGTCAAATCATACTCAGTTAGTAATGGCAGGAAATGTGTTAATCTTCACCGAATGGGTTATCCTGGAGACAAAGATAATTTATGTACAGACCTAGTTAATGATTGTAACGGTGAACTAAAGACGAGTCTTTGGAACGAGTTTATAGTTACTCCTATTCGTATTCTGGATGTGTCTAAAAAATGAAATTACTAATGGAACAATGGCGCAAGTTCCTAAAAGAAGGCATCAGCGATGTCGTCTATCACTACACTAACGGACTTGAAAGGGGTGCCAAGATTCTAGAGCAGAATAGGTTTATGGCTTCTGGTGGATTTACCAAAGACGTTGAGTCTGAATTAGGTAAAGGGAAACTTTATTATTTTTCTACCGCAAGAACCCCAGCCAATGCTTACACGGGAAATTATCCACAGGGTGTTATCTTCAAATTAGATGGTCGTGCTTTGGGACAGAAATATAAAGGAGTTCCGCTAGACTATTGGGCAACAAAGAAACGCTCTTCCAAGAAAGCAGCCAACCCTGACCCTGGCGAGACAGAAGGGTTTGAGGCAGAAGACAGGATACTTTTAGATGAACCCTACATTGAGGATGCTGACAGGTACATAGACGAAATCCATTTTGCTATTCCTTTGTATCGGTTTGAAAAGGGAATGTTTGATGATGAACCAAAAAGAAAAGCCGGCAGCGCCATAGAAGCCTACCAAATGAAAGGACTTAGAGATGGCGTCGCCATAGCGGAACAAAGAAACATCCCTTATTATATTCATATTGATAAACAAACTTTCCCCTTTGTTGAGGTTGGTAAAAAGAAAGCACTTACTAGCTTGGCTGCGTTTATGGAAGAAGTAGAAAAGTCTGGTGTCACAGTCAACGAGCCTCGTGACCAAGCATCGGTATATAAGAGTAGAAGCGGAGCAGAGTTTGGCGAAGATGAAGTGTTTCTGTATGTTCAGGCTGCCCAAGATATCCTAGCCGGTAAAGAGCGATTTGAAGGAGCCAGCGTGAAGGATAAAGTTGGATATAGAGACGAAGCTGAACGTAAGAGAGAAGGTACCGTAATGTTCCGAAATCTTACGGGCTCCCCTAATATGTATGGTCGCTTTTACAGGGAAATTGATAACAGTCTCCATAATGTAAGTTCTAATCCCAAAGCTCGTAAGACTTTGGAGATGCTCGCCTCACTTATGCGGAGCACAAAACAAAAGACCCTAAAAGATTTTGAAAACTATTTAAATCAGGTCTATAAACAAAATCATCCGGACGGCGACCCGACAGGTTATCGAAATACATAATGAAAAAAAAGAAGCAAGATATTATCCTAGAAGACCTTGGCGATTATAATCCCATAGAGATACTTCGAACTGCCGGAAAGTATTATGTAGACCTGGCAAAAAGTCCTAACCCAAGAGAGCAATTCAGAAAAGATTTAAAAGACGCTGGGGTTGATGATTATCTACAAGGAGCGTCCGCCATACCTTTTATCGGTATGCCTTTTGGGCTAGCTTCAATCGGTTTAAACCTTGGGGCCGGGAATACACAACAAGCACTCATACAGGCAATAATAACAGTCAGCGCAACGCTTGGAGTCTCCGCAGCCGGCAAAGGGTTTCAAGCCGCAGCATCAAATCCTAGAGTTGCTCAGGGAGTTGCGAGAATAATACAAAGTGTGGCAGATAGGATGGGAAGACTGCCAGCCATAGGTCCTAGAATTGTCACTGCTGTTGAAGCGATGAGCGGACAGCTTAAAAATCTTATGGGTGAGTTAGCAGAGGTTGTGACAGAAAAAGAAATTGAAAAAGCAGAGAATGAATCAAATAGGATCAAAGGGGCTTTAGATAAGCTCGCTGCCAGCCAGCCTGCTAAGAAGATTAAGAAGTCTACTGCGGCAAACAGAAAAGATGTTACGGAAATGAGAGAACTACTTAGAAAAAGGCGGATGCAGGAGAACTCCCAAGTGAAAATTACAAAAGACTACTTGCGAACAATTATCAAAGAGGAAATTGAAAATAAACTCCTCGTAGAGGATTTAGATCCAATGGCTGTCGCCCAACGTATTTCTTTAGCTATTGCCGGCGCTAAACTTGGTGCTGACCTTCGGAAACCTTTAGCGCAGACTGGTGTTGACATTGCTGCCATGCATAGCGCAGCGTTTAAGGGAGATGACCCCGTAAAAGAAAGGCTAAAAAAATTAGTAGCTATTAGCTCAGATGAAGAAGTACAAAAAGCTCACGATGCCTTATATAAAATGGCAACTGGCGAAGATGAGGCAACTAAAAAATATGCTAAACAGATTAGAAGCAACATGCCAGTCTTTTCAGAGGATGGCTCTCTTGCCAGTCGGCTGTCAGTGTCAGGAGGAAAGGGAGGAAGAGGGATGAGCCGAGTTAGATCCCCCCAAGACTTAATTAAATGGTACGCATCCACAATGGGAGATAAAGAATAAAATGAAAATTACAAAATCCTTACTGAGAACAATTATCAAAGAAGAAATTGAAGAGGCTTTTCGCCTAGAAAGCGATTTCAGCGTCGGCGATGTTGTAAAGTGGTCCACCCTAGAAAAAGTAATGAAAACAACTGCCAGCGGCAGACAAAAAGTTGACTACGATAGGGTACCTAGATCAGGTGAGATTGTAGAGCTTTATCGCAGTCCCAGAGGGGGCACACCAGGGTCTGCCAAAATACTTGACACTGATGGCGATTCGCACGAAGTAGAAATTTCAGAACTGACATTCGCTTAAGTTGCATATCGAGCCTATTTACTATAGGTCATAAGATATGAGTGTATTTAGAGAACATAAAACTATAGCAGATCGAGCGGCTAGTGATAGAAGCCGCCATCGTCAAAAAATAGAAAAAGCCATCAAAGAAAGCGTCAGAGATGTCGTTGCCGAAGAAAGTATAATTGGCCAAAACGGTAATAAGAAAATAAGAATCCCTGTCAAGGGAATCAAAGAACATCACTTTGTCTTTGGAACAAACGAAAAGAATAAACGAGTCGGCTCAGCGCCTGGCAAAGATTTATCCAAAGGACAACAGGTTGGGCACAGAAAACGCCAACAGCAAAATGGACCTGGAAACAAACCAGGGAATGAGCCTGGCGAAGAAATGTACGAAATAGAAATGTCCCTAGAGGAATTGGCTGGTTATCTTTTTAATGATCTTGAGTTACCAGAATTAGAAAAGAAAAACTTTAAGTTTACAACTCAAGAGAAAATGAAAAGAAAAGGCAAAAGATCTTATGGTATTAGACCACGGCTATCAAAAAAAGAAACTATAAAACAAAAGATTCGAAGAAAGAAAGCAGCCATAAAGGCTGGTTCATATGATCCTGAAAGCGGGGAAAGATTTACTTTCCACGAGAGTGATTTGCGCTACAAACATATAGCCCCAGTCAAAAAAGAAAATACCGCTGCGGTTGTGTTTTTTGTAATGGATGTTTCGGGTTCAATGACAACTAACAAAAAATATTTAGCTAGAAGTTTCTTCTTTCTTTTATACCAATTCTTAAACCATAAATATTCGTCTATTGATGTGGTGTTTGTTTCTCATACTGCTGATGCTCATGAGGTTAATGAGGAACAGTTTTTTACTCAAGTTCCTAATGGTGGAACTCTTGTGTCTACGGGATTAATAAAAGTTGAAGAAATTATTGATAAACGTTATCACCCGAACAACTGGAACATATACACTTTCTATTGTGGCGATGGGGATAACTGGGCTATCGATAATAAAGAAACACTTTCTGCTTTCCGGCGTTTAAAAGAAATAAACCAAGTGATGTGTTATACTGAGATAGGTGCATTGAGCAAATATGAGTATGCTTTGTTTGGTAACTCAAGTGGCGAAAAGAAACTATGGGACTGGACTAAGCTTATAGAGGACAAGAATTTTAAGAGAATAAGATTATCAGAAAACAAAGATATATGGCCGGCTTTTAAAAAGCTATTTGGAGGTAGACAAGATGGCTGATTGGTCGATGAGTGAACTCCAAGAATGGGATAAAAAGATCTGTACCTTAGGCGAGGGTTTAGGGCTAGATTGGTACCCGATCGAATATGAGATATGTGACTATAAAGAGATGATGGGGCATATGGCATATACTGGTATACCAACTCATTATAGGCACTGGTCCTACGGCAAATCTTTTGACCGTATCCAAACAGAGTATAACCTCGGTATGTCTGGATTACCATACGAAATGATTATAAACTCAAACCCCAGCATATCCTATTTGATGACAGAAAACCCTATGCCAACGCATATACTTACAATGGCTCATTGTGTTGGACATAGCGACTTCTTTAAAAACAATAGAATGTTTTCTGAAACGAGAGCAGACAATGCTATTGATAGGTTTAAATCTGCTAGCAAAAGAGTTAAAAAATATGTAGAAGATCCTCACATTGGAATAGATAATGTTGAAAAGATACTGGATGCTTGTCATGCTATTAAATACCAAGTACCCAGAACGCCAGGTGTAAAAAGAAGAAACCATAAAGAGCTTAAAAAATATTATGAGAAACTTGTTATGAACGATAAGTCCGGACGATGGGATCACTTTGATCTTAGCAAGATACCGCTAGAGCCTGACAATAATTTGTTGAAATTTATAGCTGATAAAAATCCAATGTTAAGACCCTGGGAAAGAGACCTGATAAGAATTGTCGAACAAGAGTCTTTATATTTCATTCCCCAAGCTTGCACAAAAATCATGAATGAGGGCTGGGCGTGCATGATTCACGAAAAGATCGTAAATGCTCTAGGTATTCCCGACGAATATTTTCTTTCCTTTATCCGTCTGCATAATCAAGTAGTTAGACCACATATGGGAAGAATAAACCCATATCACCTCGGTTTCAGAATGTTTAAATATATTGAGGAAAATCAAGGGTTTGAGGAGTGTCTTAGGGTAAGAGAGACTCACAGTGACGAAACTTTCATTAAAACATACCTTGATGAATACCTTTGTAAAGAGTTGAATTTATTCAGTTATTCTTTCAATAGGAAAGACGGCTATAATAAAATTACTGAAGTTTCCGGAGAAGCTACATGGCGAACAGTTCGTGATGACCTAATTACTAATGTAGGACTTAACAGTGTTCCCGTAGTTGTTGTTAAAGAACTTGATAAAGACGGCACGCTAATCCTGGAACATGAACATGATGGAAGGGACTTAGAGTTGTCTGAAGCCAATAAAGTTTTTGAATACATTAACGAACTATGGAATGGTGGTGTAAAATTTACCACCGTTATAGAAGAAGAGTCTTGGGAGTTTTAAAATGTCTAATAGTAAAAAATCTGATAAATTTCTCAAGTTAGTTGGTAAACACCAAGAACAAAAGAAAAAAGAAAAGTTTCACGGTACGCTATCCGATTACCTAAAAATTATTGAAAAAAATTCTGACGCAACCAAGCTGGCTCACAAAAGATTATATGACGCCATGGCAGCCCATGGTGTTACGAAGATGAAAACATCTGATGAGCGTTGCAATAAGATATTTAATAGCGAAGAATTGAGAACCTACGATTATTTTCAAAGTAAGTTCTTCGGCATGGAGAGATCTATTGCAAAGGTTATGAGATTCTTAAGATCAGCATCTCTGAAGGGCGAAGAGAGCCGTCAGGTCTTGTTGCTTTTGGGACCTGTAGGCGCTGGCAAGTCGGCCCTCATGGAACACATCAAAGGAGCCCTAGAAGAGACGGAACCCATGTATCATATTGAGGGTTGTCCAATACACGAGGAACCTCTTCATTTGATACCCCGTTCTTTGAGAGAAGAATTTCAAAAAATTTATGGCATAAGAATAGAGGGAGACCTTTGTCCTGTTTGTCGTTATAAACTAAAAGAAGAGTATGGCAATGATTATACTGCGATGCCAATAACTGAGTCTTCATTTTCGGTTCGTGGTAGGCGTGGTGTTGGAGTGGTACCACCCATGGATGCCAACAGCCAGGATGTTACTATTCTGATAGGCAGTGAAGACATTTCAAAGCTTGATATGTACGCCGAAGACGACCCTAGAGTGTTGTCGTTAAATGGTGCCTTTAATGTTGGTAATCGAGGCATAGTAGAGTTTGTTGAGGTGTTCAAGAACGAGATAGAATTCTTACACACGATGATCACAGCTACTCAAGAGAAAGCCGTTCCCTCTCCCGGTAAGGGTCCGATGATTTATTTTGATGGTGTTATTTTAGCTCACTGTAATGAGGCAGAATGGAACAAGTTTAAATCAGAGAACACCAACGAGGCCATCTTAGACCGTATTGTTCGAGTCAATGTCCCCTATTCTTTAGAGGTTTCCCAAGAGGTAAAGATCTATGAGAAGCTTTTAGGCTTGTCTGACTTTAATGGGCATGTGGCTCCTCACACCCTAGAGGTTGCGTCCATGTTTGCTGTGTTGAGTCGATTGCATCCGTCTAATAAAGTAGACGCCCTTACAAAAATGAAACTGTATGATGGGCAAGATGTCATTGAAAGGGGCACTGTTAAAAAGATTGATATCAACGATCTAAGGGACGAAGCTCGTGATGAAGGTATGACTGGCATCTCTACCAGATTTATTATGAAGGCAGTTGACGCTGCCCTGTCTGACAGCGAAAAGAACATGGTAACTCCAATATCAATTCGGGATGCTCTTATAAAACAAGTAAAAGATCAGATTGTTGTTGAAGATGACAGAAACAGGTATCTAGACTTTCTAGGTAAAACGCTTCATGATGAATATCTTAATATTTTAGAGAAAGAGATTACCAAAGCCTTTGTTTCGGCTTATGACGAACAAGCAGAAGCTTTATTTAATAATTACTTAGACCATGCCGAGGCTTATGTTAACATGGCAACCGTTAAAGATTCTGTTACCAACGAAGAAATAGCCCCAGATGAGAATTTTATGGAATCCATTGAACAACAGATCGGTATAACCGGAACTTCGAAGGAAAATTTCAGAGTTGATATAACTGCTTTTATGTTCTCCAAACTTAGGAGAGGTGAGAAAGTAGATTGGCAGTCTTATGCGCCCCTCAAGGAGGCTATTGAGACCAAGTTAACATCGTCTGTTAAGCAAATCTCTAGGATCATCACCAAATCTAAAAGTCGTGACAAGAAGCAACAAGGGAAGTACAACGAGATGGTGCAAACTTTGATCGATGAATACGGATACAATGAGGAATCAGCCGAGGAAGTTATTAAATTTGCTGCTAATAACCTATGGAGAGATAGTTAGTAGGTTAGTGAATGTCTCAACAGATTGAAAAATTAAAAAAACTACAGCTTTTGGTTGGAAACACGCCAACTGTTAAGCTCACATGTAAGTTTGAAGATAAAATACGCACTATATTAGCAAAATATGAGACTTTTAACTTCACTGGAAGCATAAAAGACCGCATGGCCATGCAAATCCTTAAATCAGCGTATGATCTTAACACTATAGACGCTAATGATACAATAGTTGAGGCTTCAAGTGGCAACACAGCAATAGCTTTCGCTGCCATGGGGGCTTTCTTAGGTCATAAAGTAGAAATATATATGCCAGATTGGCTCTCAGAGGAAAGAAAGAGGGTTTTAAGGTTTTATGGGGCTAAATTACACGAAATAAGTGTTAAAGACGGCGGATTTCTAAAGTGTATTGAGTTAGCAGAGCAAAAAAGTCAAAAAAACGGTTATTTTGGACCAAAACAGTTTAATAATACTTGGAATATCCTGGCACACGTTAATTCTACTGCTCCTGAGCTTGAAAATGCACTTAAGATTAACAATTTAGGTGATTTAGACGTTTTTATTACTGGTATGGGTACCGGAGGCACTGTTATGGGCTTTTATCACTACTTTTCGCAAAAAAAGAACGACTTTAAGGTTTACCCTATCCTTCCAAGTAAAAATGAAGATGGCGGACACCGAATTGAAGGCATTGGGGACAGCTTTATACCAAATATTGTGGATTTACAAGCACTTAGCCCTGTTTTACGAGTAAAAGACTCGGATGCGATAAATATTGCTAGACAAATCAATAAGTTAGGCTTATCTGTTGGTATTTCGTCCGGAGCAAACGTTTTTGGAGCTATTTTGAAGGCTGCTGAACTTAAAGAAACATCAAATGTAGCCACTATACTTTGCGATGGAAATAAAAAGTATCTTTCAACAGATTTATGCAAAGATCAAAAAGAAGAACTATCTAAAGATATTGAAATATTAGATTTTGAAATAATTTCTTGAAATAATCTGAATTTATGGTATCTTAAACTATGAGCGACTCTAAAGAAATATTAGAAAGAATAGCGGATGCTTTTGAGACAGTGAATTCAGCTTCGGACGATAAATACCCCAAAGAGGCTGTAAAAGTCGGGACAATTGTTCGGGCTAATAGATTAGATTCGCTGGGCGTTGTGACAGATGCGTTCTATGGTGAACTAGATAAAGATAATCAAAAGATAATAATATACACTGTTCTTTTGTTCCCTAAAAGAAATCCTCTTAACCAAAGAAGAGAAGAGCAGTATTATATAAGTAATGAATACGAATATGAGGTAACAGCTTACCTCATGATTAATCCAATTAATATAAGCGAGTTAAGAAAGAACTTGGGAGGTGGACTTTTAATATGAAAAACAAAATTATGCCTGCGGCTCTACTGTTTGATATGGATGGAACCCTAACTGATGCTAGGGAACCAATATCACAAGATGTCCTTGAGGCCTTGAAGTCTGTTCCTAATTCCATCAAGAAATATTTAGTTACTGGTTCTGACATGGTAAAAATTGAAGAGCAAATTTCTAATGATAATTTATTACAACTTTTTGAGCGAGTATTTTCTTGTAATGGCACAAGGGTTTGGAATTGCAACCTTGATATGGATGACGAGACAAAACCAATTGAACCAGAATTAATTCACACAACCTCATTAATGGATTTTTATTCTGAGGCTGATATTAATCATATTGTTAATATCCTTCTAAAGACAGCTTACGAGACCCACACTAAAATTAAAACAGGGACGTTTATTGAATGGCGTGACAGTCAGATTAACTTTTCGGTAGTGGGGAGAAACTGCACAAGCACTCAGAGAGAGGACTATGTTAAGTGGGATTATAAAAGCGGAGAAAGACAAAAAATAGTGGACCAACTACGAAAGGATTTCAAAGGTTGGGGGCTATCTTTTCGATTAGGAGGACAGATCTCTATTGATATTACTCGTGAAGGTTGGGATAAAACTTATGCTTTAAAAAATATCAAAGAAACTCCAGATCAGTGTGTATTTTTTGGAGATAAGATTTGCAAAGACGGAAATGACCTTGACATTGCTATGAAATGTGGTAAATATCATATGGTTGATGGACCAGCGGATTTAATTCTTCAACTACAGGAGTACCTATGATCGATGCCAATACTTACGCTACTGGTTGGTATTCTATTAGCCCTGCTTTTGCCTGGTGGAACTTTGATGCTCATCGTGTGGCTGAGATCAAAGCACGCAGAGAAGCAGAGAGAATTATTAAAGAAGATAAACGACAAAAGAAAATCAACTCTGCAAAAATTGCAGAAGGATCAATTTCTGTATATGCGTAGTAAAAAGACAAATAAAAAACTTGACAAGTAACAAATCGATGATACCTTAGAGTATAAGGAGAGAGTATGAATTGCTTTCAAATCGAAGTCCGTGGCACAACCTTTACAATCTGGGCACCTACCATTCAAGATGCTTTAGAAACTTTTATGATTGATATGGAGTTTTATGAGGTGCCCAAGGAATTGGCTTCTATGGGTTCCTCCGATATGGGGGGTGATCTTTTTCCTGCTGAATGTAATGGTTTTTAATGAGTGTAAAAGATAATAGTTTTCAAGAGAGATTATCAAATTTTGTTAAGGATGACATCAATCCGAATCTCGCTGCCCACGGTGGCTGGATAGAAATCGTTTCAGCCGATGAAGATACTGGAGTTGTTAAACTAAAAATGGGTGGAGGGTGTCAGGGTTGTGGGGCTAGCGCAGCAACCATGCAACACGGAATTAAGATGGCCTTAATGGACGAGTTTACAGAGATAAATGAAGTTTTAGATGCCACTGATCACAGTGCCGGAGAAAATCCTTTCTATATGGGTAATCCTTTTAAATAAAAGATAAATAAAACTTGACTTCTACGTTAACAGTGATATTATAGGTTTGTAAGGGAGAGAGATATGAAGTTAGAGTCTGCTCTTAAAAAGATTCGCAATCGTGCCAAAGCTGTCAATCGTGAGGTTATGATTGAACAGAATGATTATCACAATAATAACCACCCCAAGGTCTATGTTTACTTTGAAGGTTCCAACCAGCTTATTTCATTCTGGACAAACAGCGACGGCAGCATTAGTGCTCCTCATGTCAAGCGTCAAGGTGATGAGTCTGACCCTCACACGGACTACTTCCCCGGTTGCTTTTATGACAACATTACGCAAGCACTCAACTCGATTGCTCCGCTGCCTCCCAAATACCCGGTCGGCTCGTTAGTCCGCTTCAAAGACAATAAGCGTAACAACCGTTGGAAGTTGGCTGGCAAGGTTGCCTTGGTAATCCAAGCCGAAGCTGGTGGCAACTACAAGGTTCAGTACGAAGGTAGTGAAGATCGCTACAACCCCTTCTACGCCCAGCGTGATATTGAGCGGGTGTCATAAAAAACTTGACTCCTAGTCAATCCGTGATAATATAAGATATAAGGAGAGAGAAATGGCTGCTGCGAATCCCGAAGTCGAATTTCACATGAACGGTTTTCTTAACGAGTGTGTGGAGATGTTGAACAATCATTATGATTCTAAGTTCCCGAACTTGCCTCGCCCAGAGGTCAAAGTCAAAGCGGGTGGTAAATACTACAAAGTTTATCAGGATGCCGGCGAATACCACAAGAGCGTTTGGTTCTTCGTCGGTAAAGAGGACGGCTTGATTTGGAAGGCTGCTTCTTGGAAGTCTCCTGCTCGCAACTTCGCTCGTGGAAATATTCTTGAAGACAAAGCAAAAGACGTCATCGGAGTTTATGGATTATGATTTTAGCTGCCCTTGTTTTACTTGCTGCCCCAGGTTTAGAGACTAATGTCGTAAATCAAGGCAACCCTTCAACAGGCATTTATTGTCCAGTCTTTATGACTAAAGGCGAGGCCATCTTCGGCGGACCAGATGTAAAACCTCGGGGACTTAATAAAGTTCTACAAAAACACATGTGCTTTACACACGTTGTGATGCCTCTTCAGCAGATCTGTATTATGGAAGGTCATAACGAAAAGCGTTGTAAAATGAGAACTGTCAAATGGATTAAGAAAAAGAAATAGGAAAAAAATGTTTATCCTTAGATTAAGAAAAGATGTGTGGATGCCTGCTTTGATGTTTCTCTCCGGTATTGCCACAGGAATGGTTGGCGGAGCACTTTTGAGTTTAGAGTACCCTATTTATTGGCTAACCTTTTAGAGGGATATAATGTCAGAGAACAAGAAACAGTGGAAATGCAATTTCAAGCTTGAGATTATCAGCAAAGAGGGAGCATCACTAGATGATTTTAATGCTTCCCTTGATAAATTTGTTAGTGATTGGATTGATGTTATCCCCGACACAGGAACAGCAGCACCGGAAAGTGCTATTGACTTCTGGCACGGCGGATTACACTTCCCACCAGACGAAGAGTAGAATTTAGGGAAACAAATAAATGAATAAACGACGATAAGTGTCAGGGTTAAACCCGAACCGATCTGGCAGGAAGCATAAAGAGCCAGCGTCCCTACCTTCAGTACCCACATACCTTTGAAGAGTTGCGTGTGGAAGACGGCTTGTAGGGTCAGATACAAATGTAACAGGAGTCCAGATGTACTTGGGCAAAAACTCTTCACATTTGGTTCCGTAGCTCAGTTGGATAGAGCAACGGCCTTCTAAGCCGTGGGTCGCAGGTTCGAATCCTGCCGGAATCGCCAAGGAGTTATGATGTTGAGAGTTTTAGGAAAATTACCAAGAGAACTGGTCGTCGCTGTCAGCGGCGGTCCAGACTCTATGGCTATCTTGGACTTTCTTAATAACAGTCATAAAGTGACTGCCTATTATTTTGATCATGGAACAGAGTTTGGAGTTGAGGGTTATCGTTTCCTTAAGGACTATTGTGGAAAGAAAAATATTCCCTTAATTGTAGATTATATTTCTTCTTCCCGACCAAAGGGCAAATCCATGGAAGAGCACTGGCGTGATGAACGGTACAAATGCTTTCACGCTTTTGATTTTCCGGTTATCACGGGTCATCACTTAAACGATGTGATTGAGTGGTTTTTATTTTCTTCTATGCACGGACAGGGAAAAGTTATTCCCTACAAGAACAAAAACGTTTTTAGACCGTTTATCTCTACTCCTAAAAGCAAACTGCTTGACTGGTGTGAGCGCAAGGAAGTTCCTTATCTGGTTGATCCGGCAAACGAGAACCGAGACTTCATGCGAAGCATTATTCGACACGATATTGTGCCCCATGCCGAAATGGTAAATCCAGGGATCGAAAAAACATTTAAAAAAATAGTAGAAAGGGAGTATAATCTATTATACTAAGGGGGGTTAGCTCAATTGGTTAGAGCAACTGACTCATAATCAGTAGGTTCTAGGTTCAAGTCCTAGACCCCCTACCATGCCCGAATAGCTCAATTGGCAGAGCAGTGGTTTTGTAAACCAAAGGTTGCAGGTTCAATTCCTGCTTTGGGCACCATAAGCGGCTATCGTATAATGGCCATTACCTCAGGTTTCCAACCTGATGATCTCGGTTCGATCCCGAGTAGCCGCTCCAAAAGGAAAAAAATGTATAAAGATTTGATAACAGAAATTCCAAACTGGCCAAAAGAAGGTGTAACATTCAAGGATATAAGTCCGTTACTAAAATCAGATAGGTTTCACCAAGCGATACGAGACTTGGGAGAAAAGTTTAACAACCTCGATGAGGTTGATTTTTTTGTTGGCATTGACTCAAGAGGTTTTATATTTGCCTCTGCCTTAGCAACCATGTTTGGTAAGGGTGTGGTGCTAGCAAGAAAAAAAGGTAAACTACCACCACCATTTGTCAGTGTACATTACGAACTGGAATATGGTAAGGACTATTTGCAGATGGGCAACGGCAGCGGAAACGTTATCATAGTTGATGATGTTTTGGCTACTGGCGGAACCCTCAAAGCAACCCAGGAATTATGTAGGACGGCGGGCTACAACGTAATAGACTGTGGTGTTCTGATAGATTTAAAATTTTTACATGATGATGATATAAAAGCAAAAAGTGTTATAGAATATGAATAGAATAGTTGTATTGTGTGCTTTGCCAGAAGAGACACAAGGTTTAGTTGAGGAGTATGTCCCTACGTTTTATACAGGCGTTGGAAAAGTTAATGCAACTATGACAGCTATGAGGTGTATTATAGATTACAACCCAGATTTGATTATAAACTTTGGCACTGCTGGCAGTAACAAGGTTGACCAAGGTACGTTAGTTGATTGCACTAATTTTATCCAAAGAGATATGCACATAAAAGAATTAGGATTTGATCTAGGGGTTACACCATTCGAAGATAAAGACACATCTTTATTATCTTTCCCTTCAGAAAACCCAATCAATAAAAGACTTACTTGTGGTACTGGCGATACGTTCGTTAGCGATATGAAAAACACTCCTTATGATGTTGTTGATATGGAATCATATGCTATCGCCAAATGCTGCTACGAGTGCGATATTGATTTTGTGTCTTTCAAATATATTACTGATGGTGCTAATGATGATGCACCAAGTGATTGGAATGAAAACTGTAAAAACGGTGCGAATGCCTTTATTGAGGTTTTGCAAAAGTATTTGGAGAATAAAGATGAATAATTTACTCAGAGCAGCGTTAAGTCATTACCAGGCACAAAAAGATGAGGCTATTGCCGTGCTTGAGATTTATTTCGAAAGTTCTGTAGGTATCGGAGAACACTCAAATTTATTAAAAGAAATTACAGAGTGGACAGAAAAACTTACCGATGCAGAAGAAAATATTGAAACTCTTAAAAAGTTTTATGAAATAAACGAATAGTTTAAGTTTACAAACTAATTACTATAAGAGTCAGATAGCTGACCAGTTCCTTTACTAAATGGTTATACTAAGTTCAGATTGGTGACCCCAATCCTGATGGTGTAAATACCCATATTTAGGAGGAAAAAAATATGGCTTTTAGTACGTTCTCTGGTTCTAATTCAGGTAACCGAGCGTTTCAATTAAATGGTGAAATCCTTGGTGGTGTCGTTGTTAGCGGTACTTTGTTTGGTGGTTTGCCTGTTTTTACTGGCTCAACCGACGGGATCCCGATTGCGGCACACGCCAAATATGCCCTCAGTAGATCATTCGCCGACAATGATGCCTCAGGTTCTATTATTCAGGCCCTCAATTATCTAGAGGCACGAGCCGGACTTTCCGGGGATGTTACTTTTGTAAATGTTAACAATGCACTTCAAGAGTCTACTGGTTCTATACTTTTAGGTGACCCAAGTCGAACTGATACAATAAGTGGTTCGGGTCCAATCAATATAGTTGGTGCAGGGTTCCTAGGTTCTTTAATAACAACTGGTTCGATATCTTCATCTGCCGGATCGTTGATCATTGGTGGTGGTACTACACTAACCGGTCTGCTTGACGTTTCTGGTGTAATTACGGCTGCTGGAAACATTAGTTCTTCAGCCGCATTAATGATTGGTGGTGCTACTACACTAACCAACACGCTTGACGTTTCTGGTGCAGCAACGATTGTTGGTACCACTGCATTAAGAGGTAGATTGAATGTAACTGGTAATATTTCTGGTACTGCTGATGTTGCTGGTCAGGCATTAAAGATACAAGCTGGTGCAACTCTGACAGGTGCTTTAGTTCAACACGGTGGAACTACACTTCAAGGAGAACTTAGTTCTTCGGGTGGAGCAGTCTTCCTTGGTACAGTTATTACCAACACATTTGAAGCATCCAGTAGCCTCTTGGTAGCTGGCAACGCAGGGGTGACTGGTACTGTTCACGCTGGCAGTGACATTTCTGGTGCTGCTGATATTGCCGGACAGGAATTAAAAATCCAAGCTGGTTCAACCATCACTGGTAGTAGTGTATTCCACGGAGCCATATCGGGTGGCTTGGGCGCAACATTTGTAGAAGGTGTTATAGCATCAACACTTGAAGCATCCAGTAGTATTTTTTGTGGAGCATCAGTTGTTGTTACTGGCGCTAGTGGATTTGTTATGGCCACTTCAATGATTTCAAACCAAACAATTCTAGCTTCAACCTCTATGACTGGTGTTGTGGGCTTGAACCTTGGTGGTGAAAGTTTGATCAGAATCCACAATAATATTAAAGAGCCAGTTCTGAACGTTAGTGGTACTATTTTCGTTTCGGGTGCAGCATCAGCTAACCCAATCAAACTACAACTTGGTACTTCCGCTGCAAGTTGTAGTTTGGATATGATTCCATATATTCAAACAATGGGTGTTGATGAAGCGGGTAAATTAAAGTTGTTTAAGTTACAGATTTCTGGTGGTATGTTCCAAGTTAGCGAAGCATAACATAGCACTGACAAATTGTTTTATTAAAAAGGGGGCGCTTGCCCCCTTTTTTTTGTCTATATATGACATGTCTCGACAATTCAAAAAACTTACTCTGCAATATTCTTACCTCAAGATGGAAGTAGAAGACATAAAAGATGTTTGTGCCTCAGTTGAAAAAGATATACGCTCTTATATGAAGAAAAATTACCCTCAACATTATAAAGACTTTTTTGCAGATGATTCTAAAGTTTCAAATAAAGAACAAACAAGTGACGAAACAATTGAGAGTAAAATAAAAAATAAAGATCTTAAAAAATTGTATCGAAAAATAGCTTCAAAAATCCACCCAGATAAAACAAACAATAAAAAGGAATCAGACCTGTTTGCTCAAGCGGCTAAAGCATACTCAGAAAATAATGTTGGAAAAATATTAGAAATAGCAGGCTTGATTAATATAGAGATACCAGAATTATCTGATGATACTATTTCTCTTTTACAAAACAATATAAATGAGGTATATAAAGAAATAGAGACAAGAAAGAAAAGTTCTGCATGGTTTTGGCACCATTCCAATACAGAGGAAGAAAAACTTAACATCATTAACCAAATATTAGGATCAAAAGGAATATCTCTATGACAAACAAAAATATAAATGTAACAATCCATACGGATGATATCAGAAGAGTTGCTGACTCTAACCTAGGCCATGTTCTAAACAGGTTTATGTCTAAATATTCAAATAAGGTGTCAGACCTAGGCAATAACATGCATACAGAATCAAAAGAAAAAATTTTAAATGATATGGCAGAATTGATATCCGTATTAGAAGGAACAATTCCTGAAATTGCTGCTATTGCTGCTTATGTTAATGAGATAGAGGACTTACCTGTCATCACCGATACATAGGTCCTCAAAAATTTGTCTAATTTGGATAAAAACCGTTTCAGAGTTTACGGCGGGAGTGAATAGCCTTCTTTGTTCTCCATGAACACACGCTAGAAATGTGTTATGATGCGGTTGTAAAGCAAAAACAAAAAGTTCAAAAAGTTCGTCTTGAGCGATTGAAGAAATTTCTGCGCAGTTCTTCCCCAAAACGGTTTGGGCTACTTCATCCGTCATCGTTATAATTACCTTTTGTGCCCCGGATCTCCAAGAAAAAGGATAAAGGGTCATCGACCAAAACATTGTATCGATGGTTGGTTCCACTCCAGAACTTTGTATCATTCTACCGGCTTCTAGGATGTCCAAAAACTCATCAGCCGGAACAAAGTCAGAGACCATTCTTGCGTACTGATATGGAGGTCTTCTTTCTCCATTGCCTGCCGTACCTACAACAACCAGTCCAAAGCGAAATGTGCTCGTTATCGGGTCGTCTAAAAGCGGAGCAATACCTTGTATCATTGATTCTATCTCTTCATTGAACGAACCAGAAATATCAAGAACAAAAACTAAATCTACACCACGGGTATCAAACCCTTCGTCTACTTCTCCATCACAATCGTTATCTAGATTATCACAACGCTCTTGGGCTGGTAATATTTGACCATCACAAGGTCCGTCAAAGCCTCCATCTGTACAGTATCGAACACCAGCACGACACTCTCCTACAGCCATAGTTCCATCTGGTCCTTCATAACAAACAATAGCTGTAGAATTGGCTATACCTTCATCTATTGATCCATTACAATTATTGTCGAGTCCATCACAGATCTCATCAGAGGGCCCAGTATGACCATCACAATAGACACCTCCATTGTCGCATTTCATCACACCTGGAGTGCATATGCCAACGCCATAATCAGCGCCCTCAATAAATCCACATAGTTGATGTTCTTCTGGATATGTCTCATCTATAGCCACATCGCAATCATTATCTATACCATCACAAATTTCTTCTGCTGGTCCTCGTGCTCCTACACATTCTGACCAGCCGCTTGTCGTACAAGTTCTTAAGCCGTAAGAACATTGACCTGCCCTTTTTGCAACATCAATTGGATCAGCAGCCGGAAAATCTTGACCCAACTCATCACAAACAAGTTTCTCGCCTGGTACACACTCAAGTCTTATGAGTTTTTCGTCGTCTATACATGCCGAACAAGAAGTAAGTATCAGTGGCAATAATAAGACTAGCCGTTTCATTCCATTGTGGCCTCGACACAGGCATCATACGAATTGTAAAGAACCATTGTCATAGCCGTGCTATTGAAAACACGAAATCTAATTTGTTTAAGCGGAAGTTGATCTTTTCTATAAGATGCCGTCATTATTATAGGTGGTGATTCATCGGATTGTGTTGGGAGCTTAAAAGCAAACAGCAAAGAATTGCCGGGTCCATTCTGTAAGATACCAGCAATATAACCATCTTTAATAACTTCAGGAATGCCAATTTGGGCTGCGGCGTTGTCGCCGGGTTCAGTTGTTATACGATTACTGATGTGGACAACCCATTTACAATTACCGTGTTGACCCGGTGTATAGAATGTAGATTGTTTCGCAAATACGGTCTTGTAAAGACTGTTAGCTTTTATATGATAATGAAGCCCTATAGCAGACACTAAAGCTAGTATACTTAAAAGTGTAACTCTTTTAGTGAGAAAACTAAACATAAAACCACCCCTTATTGGAGAGGATCTAACTCTAGTACCTCTCCGTTGGGAGATAAAGTAATGAAGGGCATTTTCTTTATCTCTTTATTAAGTATCTGGTTGTTGCTAGTTTTTGTTTTCTTTTCTATCCAGACAAGAATTTGAGTTTTTTCCTTAACTTGCCCTACATATGACCATTTTCCCTGTATTTTTTTCCAAACTTCAGGAAAATCAATAGGTTGACCCGAAAATAGTAAAATACCTGACAACATAACGCTGTTTAACATAAGATAATATTCCTTTAATGAATTCATAACAAAGATTTACTGTGGATAATTAGTTCCCTTTCAATCTACTTACTTTATTATGATTAAAAAAACACCTTTTTACGTTAAGTTTCTTATATTTTCGTTATTTTGCCTATCAAGTTGTGTCAGTGGTTGCACCACGATAAAAATTTCAAACGCAAGTCAGAAAGAAATTTTACCAAGAAATTCTTTTGTACAAATTCAACAATCTGTTGAGTTAGAGGGTTGTGGAATCGACCAAGAAACAAAAGAGAAAAAATGTCAAAAAGCAATGATGAGATATGTTTCGTCGGGTGCTTATGTTTTTCACAGCGAAGTAACTCAAGACATTTCTTATGTTTTAACTGCTGGTCACTCTTGTGAAAATAAACTACCCAAAGTCCAGAACATCAGAGGTTTTGAAATACGGAATAAAGGGGCATCGTTTAAGGTTGTAGATCTTAACGGGTTTCAACATGATGCTAGGGTTGTAAATATTAATAATCGTTTTGATTTATGTCTATTGCAGGTGTCAGATGTTTTAATGAACCCACCTGTTTTATCCCTAGCTGAAAATGAACCAAAAAGAGGAGAAACCGTAACTAATATGGCAGCACCTCATGGACTTTTTTGGCCAGGAACAGTTTTAATATTCAAGGGTCAATTTTCTGGATATCATAATAAGGGATACTCTATCTATACAATCCCTACCAAGCCAGGCTCAAGTGGGTCGCCAGTACTTAATAAGAATAATGAATTAGTTGGCGTTATTTTTGCAGGCTACCCAATGATTGAAAACGTAGGGCTGTCTGCTCCTCTCGTAGCTATCAAGGTTTTTCTGAAAAAATCAATCGTAATAGGGGAAATGAGACTTTTCGAAAAAGATAACAAACCTAAAGTGAATACACAGATCGATAGGCTTTGGATTCAAAAAATGAAAACAAAACTTAATGAGGTTTTTGGTAACTAGATATTTACCAGTGAGGAAATTATCTAATGGCTGGAAAAAATAGACCGTCTAAACCTGGAAGTTCTAACGCTGTAACAGTTGGACCTTTATCGCAAGGCAGTGCAAGATTTCCTTTATCAGAATTACCAACTGGTAAGGGATTAGCTCTAACAACTTCAGATCAAAACGTTCATAAATTATCACCAGGTGTTCTAGAGGAAGTATACCTTTGGTGTGCAAATTACTCAGCCAGTGAGGTTATTCTAAGCCTTCATTTTAATCAAGCTGGTTCAATTTCTGCCGGACCTTCACCTCAGGTAAAAATACCACCCAGGGAAGGCTTGGTTTTAGTGTGGCCAGGGATACCTCATACTTCTACTCTAGGTGAGGAAGATACCACAGTTCAAAATTTTGTAAGAGCTAAGGCTGCGTCCAATAGTGCCTTAATACTTTATGGATTTGTTGTTCGACATTACCCAAGAGATAGGGACAATCTCGGCGCAGCCGGATATAGCTACGGTCCTGTGACAGAATAAAATGCCAATAATAGCTAGAAGAACACTTGGTCAAATAAAAACTCAAATGGGTGGAGATACAGATCCACCAAAAGCACCGTCTTTTATTAGTGTAACTCAAACTAATAATGTTACTGATCTGGGTAATGATGAAGACGATACCAGCAATTATTTTCTCTTCAAAACAACCATTGCTACTGGCGCAACAAGTACAACATTTAGTACAGATTCTGAATCTGACGATATCACTTTTACTCCCACCAATGGTCGTTTTACCACGACTACTGCGGGTGATTATCGTATAGGCGTTACGCTCTCTCTCCTGGTGAGCGCAACTTCCACATTCACTGTCAAGGTATTTGTTGACAGTAGTGCTGTATATTCACAAACAGTCACAATTAACTCCGCAGCAGATCCACTACCCGTTACTATAAATTTAATTGAATCCTTGACTGCTGATCAATATGTAAGGGTTCAAATTACTCGTAGCTCTGACGAAAATGTATATCCTCGCCTGGGTTCCAGCTTTACCTTGAACAGGCTTGGTCCCTCTAGTGGCGGTGGTAGCAGCGGTGGCGAAGTTACAATCAGGAATAATGTTGATGGCTATATTCTTAAGGCCACTGGTGAAAATAATGTTATTGAGGGTATGCCTCAATTTATCTCTTCCTCAACAGGTATAACTTCCAGCGTAGATTTTTATATTTCAGGTTCTAACCCCCCTTCCGCTGGTCCGAACCTATTTATACAGGGAAGCGACGCAGATGGAAACGTTTCAAAAATGAAAATAATTGTTGAAAACGGATTCTTGAAGGTAATAGATGATAATCTTGAATAATGTGAGGGTTAAGTAAATGTTAAGAAAAATAACAAAACAGTTCCTATTGAACGAAGCTATAAAAATAGATCCTGCTGCTTCAGTGCAGGCACTGTATGATATCATAAGCAATGTCAGAGTAACAAATAAACGAGATACTGGCAGAATTTCCTTGGCAAAAGAGCATCTTCGTGGTATAAAGAGACAGTTAAGATCTCTTAACGAACGTATTGAATCTTTAGAAGAAGAGTTAAACTTACTCAAAGAGGAAAAATAAATGGGTGGTGTTGCAGGTCATATGGACCATCTTTACGATAATCGTAATTTAACTTTTGAAAAAATGAAAGAGATAATGTTAGCTGGTGCTGATGCAGAGTTATCTACCGAAGAAAAAGTTGATGGTCAAAATCTTTTCCTGTCTTATTCTATTCCCGAAGGTAAAGCTAAAGGCGCAAGAAACAAAGGGCATTATAGGACAGGTGGTCTTGATGCTAGCGGATTGGCACAAAAATTTGCTGGTAGAGGTGGACTAGAAAAAGCTTTCACTGGTGGATTTGATGCTTTTGAAAGAGCGGCAGAGTCTTTATCAGATGAAGAGAAAGAGAAAATATTCGGACCTGATGCTAATATTTGGTACAATGCAGAAATCATGGACCCCGGAACTGATGATCCTAATGACCCCGGTTCAGTAAATGTTATAAAGTATGACAACAAAACATTAAAAATACACAATGTAGGACATTTTGTATATAACCCAGAATCTGGGGAAACAGAAAAAATACCATCTGGTGCTCTAGAGACACTAGACAATGCTCTTGAAAGAATGCAGAAATCTTTGCGTGGCCACAATTTTTCATTGGCTAGAGAAGCTTTAATCCAACTTAAGAAACTTGAAGATCAAAAGCCAGTGCAAGAGGCATTTGCAAGGATCAATACAGCACTTAGTGCCGAGGATCTATCCGACTCGGATACCGTTGGAGACTATATTTTCTCTAGGTTAAAAAATGGTGTTGATACTGACCTAAATGAGAAACTTAAAGAAGAGCTTGTCAAATACCTGATGGGCTTGCCGGATAATATAGGTAAGCGTGCATTAAAGAAAGGTCTTAGCAAAGAGGATCAACAAGATATTGATAATATCGTGAGATCTAAGAGCATGATTCTCCGAGAGGCTATATTGCCTATTGAGATAGCAGTTCATGATTATACAGTAGAAATTCTAAAAGGACTTAAGAGTGTTTTTATTGCCGACACAGACAGAGAAATTACTCGACTAAGAAATGAATTAGCCAAAGCTGTTAAGGAAATAACAGAAAGAGGCCCAGAGGATCCAGCTACTATGGAGGTGATGCAATTTCACTTAAATAAAATAAAAGATTTCTCTCAAATAACCACACCTGTTGAAGCTGTTGTTTTTGACTATGACGGACACACTTATAAATTTGCTGGTAATTTTGCTCCCCTTAATCAAATTCTAGGAATGTTTAGATACCCTAAGGGTGCTAAAAAAGTAACTACTGAAAATATATCCTTTAACACTGAAGTTATTACAGAAGATGAAGGTAAAAAAGTTGCACTGTTGCCTGGTGGCTTTAAACCGCCCCATGCTGGTCATTATAGGCTAGCCAAAGAATTATCCTCCCTTCCCGATATTGATGAAGTTCTTGTCATCATTGGTAAAAATCCTCGTTTTTCTGAGATAGAACCAAAGATCACAGTTACAGCAGAACAATCTAAAAATCTCTGGGATCTTTATACCAAAGATGATGAAAACATTAAAGTAAGAATTCAACAAGGAAGCACTCCTGTGGCTGATGTCTATGATTTAATAGCAGATAAAAATTCATTCTCTAGCGGAGACACAGTTGTTCTAGGAAAAAGCGATAAAGATGAAGGCGACAAGAGATATTCTCGTGCTCAGTCTTGGGCTGAAAGACATAATCCTGGTGTCTCCGTAGAGGAAATGGTGATGCCAGTCTACGGAGGAGAAGGAATGGGCGGCACTTCCTTAAGAAATATGATAGCATCGGGAGATAAAAGAAAGTTGTTGTCCAAACTCCCTGAACATCTAAATGATGCTGAGAAAGATCAAGTTTACGACCTGTTGTTTTATACTAACGAAAAATTAGATTCTTTAATTGATACTACAATTGATGAAATGTCAACCATGGCTGCCGGGGCTGTTGAAATCGGTGTTGGACCTTTTGGTGCCGGTGGTAAGACAAATTCTTACAATCCGTATTCTAAGAAAAAGAACAAAAAACCAAAAGTCAAAAGAGCAAAACGTCAAAGGCGGAGATAATTATAATACTATGACTACTATTAATCGCAATGAGCTTATTGCAGAACAACTTATAAGAGAACATATTCACAAAAGAATAAAAAACAAACTCAATGAGCAGCAGGTTTTTGAAAATAAGCTTCGAGGATTTGTTCGAAAACTAATAGAAGCTGAAACAGGTACCGAGGAAGCCAGCAGTAATACTGGCATTAACGTTCTTGCCGACTTGTTAGAAAAAATTATCCCAACAATTGAGGGCGACTATAAAATGTTGACAACCTCTGAAGAACAGAGGGAATCTTTTCGTAACCATATGGTTCATGCCATTAAGAATAGTCTAAGGCCAATTGAGGCTGCAACAGATGCTGAAAAAGCTGCTGACCTACCAGAAAACTTTGTAGTTAATGCAAGTAATTTAGCAGAAGAGCTTAAAATTGATCTTGATCCAGATAACAGTGATGAAAGTGTGTCTGGAGAATTTATTGACATCGATTCAGGAGAATCTAAAGATTCCGATGACTTTGTAGAGTTACAAGATCAAAACGAAACCGGTCGTAACTTTGCTGCTACAACTTTTACGAAAGTTGAAAAACAGATTGTTGACGCATATGACATGTTGGCAGATGAAGAAGATCAGCAAATATTTTATGACTATCTTCTTACCAACATTTTATTATATTTCGATAAGTTCGAAGATGAGCTTCAGGCAGAACTTCCAGATATAACAACACCAGAATATGAAAAAGAAAAAGATGAAGAAGAAGTAGATAATTCAAAAACTTCAGATGATGCAGAAGAACAACCATCAGATGATTTGGATGATTTGTTGTCTTAAAGCTTAACACTTTTTTCTCAGCCGGTATAATAGCTTGCAAGCTTTAAACAGCCTTTAAACAGCTATTGTTAGCTTTTCTTTATTTTTACTGCTTTATTCCAACTTATTACAGCTTAAGCTTTGCTAGCATATAGAAAAGAATAATTAACTTGACAAGTTGTTTGTTGTGGTGTATAACTATTATATTATGGGGGTAAACGGTATCGACTGATGGGAAAGTAGAAAAGGTGCAAGGGTGAGGGAAGCGTGGCTCACTAAAAACGCTTATCTTTTAATCGCAAACGACGATTTTCAACTAGCACAAGCAGCTTAATAACCTGACTTGACTTGAGGCGCTGGCAGCCAAGAAACAGAAAGCCATACTGTGTCCTTTTAGTGATTTTGATTGTTTTGTCCGTAATAAAACAATCTAGTCAAGTGGTCTGTCCGACGAAAAAAACAGTTCTAACCTTGTGAATGACCTCTCTACGGAACTAGACAAGACGGGAGTTCGATTCTCCCTACCTCCACCAGCCGCCTTCGGGCGGCTTTTTGTTTGTTTGGTTTGTTTGTAGACTACTTAATTTGAACCTAACAGAAGGGTAAATTTTGAAAAAAACTTTAATTTTAGACACCAATGTCTTTTTAACAGAGGCAAACTCACTTTATAGTTTCGGGAAAGATGATATTGCTATTCCAACCGTAATTCTAGACGAAATTGACCGGCACAAACACAGACAAGACACGGCCGGTCTTAATGCACGAGCTATGAATAGAATTTTAGATAAGCTAAGGTCAAAGGGTAGTTTATTTATGGGAGTTCCACTAGGTCGTGGCAAAGGTCAAGTTTTTGCTGCACAATACGATCCAAGGTATATGCCCTCAGGTATGGAGGCGAATGATTCAGATAATAAAATTATAGCAATTGCAGTAAGGCTAAAGATAGAGGGCAGAGACATAGCAGTTATTTCTCGTGATCTTAACATGAGAGTAAAGTGTGATTCATTTGGTATTGAATGTCACGACTACCAGCCCCAACAAGCCGTTAAATCAGTTGATAAATTATTTGACGGGTCAGAAATTATAGAAGTAGAAGATAAACTAATCGATGAGTTTTATGCTGACAAAGAAGTTTTTGTCCCAGAAACTAAGAAGGTTCTTTATCCTAATCAATTTATAATATTAACCTCCGATAAGAGTGATAAGAAAACAGCTTTATGTAGGTACGTCAATAATGATTCACCATTACGTCGTGTCTATTCTTATCAAGATATATGGGGGTTGTCTGCTAATAATAAAGAGCAAAAGTTTGCAATGGATCTATTATTTGACAACAATGTACAAATAGTTTCACTCACAGGACAAGCCGGCACCGGAAAGACTTTGATCGCCGCAGCTTGTGGGTTGGAACAAGTTTTACACAGCACCAAGGCTAGCGGAGGGTATGACAAATTAATTATCACCAGGCCTGTACAACCCATGGGTAGAGATATCGGCTTTTTACCGGGCACGTTAGAGGAAAAGATGATGCCATGGATTGCACCCTTGAGGGATAACTTAGAATATCTATTTGGGGATAAAACAGCACTTGACATGCAAATGGAACAAGGTATAATAGAGATAGAGGCCATGACATATATCCGTGGACGCTCTATATCTAATGCTTTTATGATTGTAGACGAGGCTCAGAACTTAACAGCACACGAATTAAAGACTATAATAACAAGAGTAGGGCATGGGACTAAACTAGTGTTAACCGGAGACATTCAACAAATTGACAACTCTTATGTTGATGCTGTTTCTAATGGTTTAACTCATGCTGTTGAGAAATTTAAGAACTACAATATAGCAGGACACATTTCACTAAAGAAAGGGGAAAGGTCTAAGCTAGCCACATTAGCAGCCGAAATTTTATGAGAGAATATATTCTAGAGAAAGTTAATAGTAATCCAAAGTTCCTTAACTTAAACGGTGTAGAGATTGAAGTAAATGACGAATTGCCAGAGGGTTTTGATATTAGGAAAATCCTCAGCACTATTGAGAAAAGAATACCATCCCACTTTTTTACTAATTTGAATAAGATTAGAATTGAAAATGACGAAGAATTTAGAAAGCGGGGTATCAATGCTTTATACAGAGACAATGAATTTATTATCTCCCCAAAGCAGAAAAATGCTAATGATTTAATTGATGATATCGTTCACGAATTTGCTCACCATGTAGAAACATTATTTACAGAGGATATTTATTCAGACGAAAGAATTAAGAATGAGTTTTTGAAAAAAAGGCAAGAAATGAAATTTGAAATTCAATCGGAAGGATACTGGGTTGAAGATTATGATTTTGATGAGCTTAAATTTGATGAAAAATTCGATACCTTCTTGTATAGTAGATTAGGACGTAATATGTTACGAATGATTACGACTGGGCTTTTTATTAGACCATATGGATCAGTTTCTTTGAGAGAATATTTTGCAACTGGTTTTGAAGCTTACTATTTAGGTAAACAAAATAGTTTAGAAAAAATAAGCCCAATGTTATTTGATAAAATTGATGAACTAAACACCAAGAACCGTTATTAAGAGAAAGTCTAAAATTGGCCGGGAAACATATTTCTTATTCTGAGTGGCGAAACTGGCACATTTGCCCACATTACCACAAATTAACATATATTGATAAAGTTGCGCAGTTTGAAGGAAACATTTTTACTGCCTTCGGGAAAGCTATTCACACAGTTTGTGAATATACTTTAACTTCTCCTGAAAAGTATCGCAAGCCAGGCGCTATTGAAACGCTAGTTAAAGAACAGTTCTTGAAAGAACTAAAGGCTCTACCTAAGGATGCGCAAAAAGACGCCCAAGCCAATTTCAAGCTCAAAGAATGGCTTGTAAATGGCTTGGATATCATTCCTGACCTTTATCGCTGTTTAGTGGATAAGTTCGGTAAGTTAGGTGAGGACTGGGAAGTTCTTAAAGCCGAAGAACAATTGTATGTACCCATTACAGAATTCACGGAAGCAGAAAAAAAGTTCAAAGGATTCATTGACCTTGTGGTTTACTCCAAAAAAGATGAGAAGATCCATCTGATTGATTGGAAAACTTGTTCATGGGGTTGGCGTCGTGAAAAGAAGAACGACAAAATCATGGCATATCAGCTTGTTTTTTACAAACATTTTTATGCTCGCAAGTATGAAGTGGATCCCGCAGATGTGGATTGCCACTTCGTATTGTTGAAGCGCACAGCCAAGCCTGGCAAGAAGGCTGAATTTGTTAGAGTGACGGCAGCTAAAAAAAGAACAACAGATGCCCTTAACGCTTTAACAAAAGCATTGCATAATATCAATAAAGAAAATTATATCAAAAACCGTACTGCATGTACAAGTTGTAAAGACCGATTCGGCACTTGCGAGTTTTACCAGACGGAATATTGTTCATAGGAGTTAATGGCCATGTCCGAAAGAAAAATAAAAGTTTTAACACTTAGTGATCACCCGATGTTACCGTCAGGGGTAGGAACTCAAACGAAGTACATCATCGAGGGATTACTCAAAACGGGAAAATACCAAGTTATATCTCTTGGTGGGGCAATACAACACCCCGATTATACACCAACAAAAACAGAGGAGTGGGGAGATGATTGGATTGTTGTGCCTGTAGATGGCTATGGCAATGATTCTCAAATCAGATCAGTTCTTCAACAATTCAAGCCTGATATTTTGTATTTTATGACTGATCCACGCTTTTATGAGTGGCTATGGAATATGGAAGATGAGATAAGAGAAAATGTTCCTATGGTTTATTATCATGTGTGGGACAATTATCCAGCACCTGTTTTTAATAAGCCATGGTATGATTCTAATGATTTTATTGCTACCATATCAAAAGTAACTTCTAATGTAGTTCGTGAAGTTACATCAGATGTAGAAGAAAGATATGTACCACATTCAGTGAATACAGATTGTTTTTATAATCTAAATAAAGACCCTGAAGGGAAAAAAGCACTAAAAAATACTATTTCTGATAACCCTGCTTTACAAGGTAAGTTTAAGTTTTTCTGGAATAATCGTAACGCTAGAAGAAAACAGAGCGGAACATTAATGTTTTGGTTTAAGAAGTTTTTAGATAAAGTGGGTCACGACAAAGCTGTGCTTATGATGCATACAGAGGTTAACGATCCAAACGGGCAGCCTCTAGAATATTTAGCAGCACAACTGGGTTTAAATAACGGACAAGTTATTTTTAGTAAGCAGAAAATTCCGCCAGAACAACTTGCAGTTATGTATAATTTGGTGGACTGTACAATTAATATAGCAGATGCCGAAGGTTTTGGTTTAGGTACTTTGGAATCTTTAGCGTGCGAGACACCTATAATTGTTAACATGACTGGCGGACTTCAAGAACAGGTGACTGATGGCGAAAACTGGTTTGGAATAGGTATTGAGCCAGCCTCAAAAGCCATAATTGGATCTTTGACCGTTCCCTTCATCAGGGAGGATCGATTAAACGAGGATGACGTTGTTGATGCGATGTATAAAATGTACACAATGCCCAAAGAACAGAGAGATAAGATGGGCGAAGCCGGAAGAAATCATGTATTGAAAAACTATAATTTTGAAGACTATCAAAAGACATGGGTTGAAATCATGAATCACATTCACGAAAAATACGGCTCATGGGAAACAAGAAAAAATCATAAAAAGTGGGAGCTACTGGAAATATGAGAACTGTATTATTAAAAGGACCAATCCTTAGCAGAAGCGGATATGGCGAACACGCTAGAAGTGTTTTTCGGGCATTGCAAAGCAGGCCAGACTTATATGATATTTATATTGAACCAACTATCTGGGGCAAAACTCCATGGTCTCATACTGTTTCTGAAGAGAATAAAGAAATATTTGCGTGTATTAACAAAAGGCAGCAGTTTAGAGGTGTTTTTAATTTATCTTTGCAGGTTATGATACCAAATGAGTGGACAAATATAGCCGAGAAAAACATCGGTGTCACTGCTGGTATAGAAACAGATTTAGCATCCGAAACGTGGGTACAATTTTGCAAAGACATTGATCATGTTATAGTTGTCTCTAATCATGCTAAAAATGTTTTTCTAAACTCAGTGTATAAGGACAAGGTACCAGTAGCTAATGGGCAAATGATGGATCTAAAATTAGAGCCTGAAGAAATTGATGTCATTGGGTACCCTGTTAAGAATAAAGACTGTGAGGATATGGGCTTAGAACTCAAAACTGATTTTAATTTTTTGACTGTGGCTCAATCAGGACCAAGAAAATGCCTTGACGCAACTGTGAGATGGTTTGCGGAGGAATTCAAAGACGAGAATGTCGGTCTTGTTGTAAAAGCAAATATGCAAAACAATAGTATTGCAGATAGACATAATCTTCAAACTAGTATGAAACACTGGATTCAAAAACTAAAGGATAAAAAGTGTAAAGTTTATCTTTTGCACGGAAATTTAAATGAGGAGCAGATTCATCACCTATACAATCACGACAAAATTAAATGTTATGTGACTACGACTCATGGTGAGGGTTTCGGTCTTCCAATTTTTGAAGCAGCTTATAGTGGACTTCCTGTAGTGGCACCGGCATGGTCTGGTCATGTAGATTTTTTATATAAAAAGTTTAAGAAAAAAAACGGCAAACCAGATAAGAAACCTTTATTTACTAAAGTTAAATATGAATTAGAAAAAGTTCAACAAAATGCAGTTTGGGAAAATGTTATTGTTGAAGATTCTAAATGGGCTTTCAGTGATCAAAAGTCATTTAAAAAAGCACTAAGAAATGTTTATGATGCTTACTCCAGTAAGAGAGCTATGGCAAGTGAATTGAAAGAATATCTTCATGATGAAATGTCAGAAGAAAAAATACACGAAAAATATATCGATGTGATTAACAAGGTTTATCCACCTGAGGTATTTGAGGTTACTGATTGGTTATCGCAAATTGAGGGTAATTTAGAAACTCATGATTAAAAAAATCATTTTTGTTGCCGATTGGTTTTCTGAACAAGTCAACGGCGGCGGCGAATTAAACAATGATGAGTTTATTTCGGTGGTTCGTAATATGGGAGTAGATGTTACTCCAATTAATTCACATTTATTGACCGTTGATATTCTCAACCAAACTAAGGATTGTCACTATATATTTGGAAATTTTCTTAACCTTGACAATAACGTTTATCAGCATATAGTCCAAGGAAAAACAAAATTTTCAATCTATGAGCATGATCACAAATATTTAGTCAAAAGAGATCCATCCGGGTATGAGAACTACTTGGCCCCAAAAAACGAACTTGCAAACCTAGCCTTTTATAAAAAAGCAACTGCTATATTTTGCCAAAGTAAACTTCACGCTGAAACGGTTGAAAAAAACTTAAAACTAAAAACGATACATAATTTGTCCGGAAATATATGGGATTTAAGTTCTTTGAATTTATTGGAGAACATATCTAGCAAAAGCAAGCAAAACAAAATTTCTATATGGGACTCTACAAACCCAATTAAAAACACTGCGAAGGCTGTCGCATACTGTAAGGTAAAAAATGTACCATATGAATTGGTTGGTTCATTGCCTTATAGCGAATTCCTGGAAAAATTGGGACAAAATGAAACTTTTTTATTCTTCCCCGAGACAATGGAGACTCTGTGTAGAGTAGTGGTTGAGGCACGAATGATGAACATGAAAGCTATAACAAATGGTGTTTTGGGTGCTACTTCCGAAGAGTGGTTTTCTTTGAAAGGTAAAGAGTTAATCGACCTTATGAGGCAAAAAAGAGAGAGCATACCAAAATATATATTGGAGACTATTAAATGAAGATTGTGATGGTGTGGAACAAGACACTAAAAAGAGGTAATATTCACAAAATAGATATTGGATTTTGGAACACATATTATTCCTTGTTGCAGTTGGGACACCAAGTTTACTTCTACGATACTGCATCTGAACCGGAAAAATCATTATCAGAGGTAGTTGAGAGTTTTAAACCTGAGTTGATTTATTGCTGTATGACAGGAGACAAATCTCTTACTCCATATGAGCCATGGGAAGACTTAGTTAAAGAAAAAGATAAAGGAAGGTGTAAAACTTTTAATTGGTTCTGTGATGACACTTGGAGATTTGATTCTTTTTCTTCTAAGGTTTGTAATGTGTTTCATGTATGTTCTACCGTGGAAAAAAATTACATTGAAAAATTTAAAGAAATAGATTATAACAACATTATACACGCAATGTGGCATACTAATCTTGATTTTTACCCCAAAGTAATTGAAAAAGACATCGATATATCTTTTTGTGGTATTCCAAATATCGAAAGAGAGAGTTTTACTAATGCTCTTAAAAGACAAGAGATGCCTGTGGAATATAAGTATGGAATCTCGCACGAGGATATGTGCGAGCTTTTTGCCAGGTCTAAGATAAGTTTAAACTTCTCAAAGAACATGACACTTACACCTCCAAGAAGGCAGATCAAGGCGAGGCTCTTTGAAGTTCCAGCCGGAAGAGCATTACTTTGCACAGAAGAAACGCCAAGTTTAGAGGAATATTATAAACTTGATGAAGAGGTCGTTACTTTTAAGAACTCGCTTGAACTGTATGAAAAGTGCAAATACCTTCTAAAGAATGAAAATGTACGACGACGGATGGCTGAAAATGGATTCAATAGATTTAAAAAAGAACACGAATCAAAACAGCGTTTACCAAAAATACTTGACAAAATAATGAAAACATGAACCATGGTTATTTACATAGACATAGACGAAACAATCTGTCTTCATCCTGAAGGTTCCCCCGGTAGGGCTCGTGATTACAATTTAGCATCACCAATACCAGAAAATATCAACAAGGCCAACAGACTGTATGATGAAGGTAATACAGTAATCTACTGGACTGCAAGAGGGGCAACAACAGGGATTGATTGGACTGAACTTACCACACGCCAGCTAGAAAAATGGGGTGCAAAGTATCACGAATTAAGGTTAGATAAACCTTTCTATGATTTGTTTATAGACGATAAGGTTATGAATACGGAGAATTGGACATGACTGCAAAAGTGTCTGTTATAATCCCTTGTTACAATGCAGAAAATTATATTAAAGAGGCTATTGGTTCTGTTCTCAGTCAAACCTATGAAAATATTGAGATAGTTGCTGTTGATAATGAGAGTAGCGATGCAACTTTAGATATTTTAAAATCCTACTCATCAGATAATAAACGGGTTGTTTACTCCACCGCAAAAAACATATATCCTTTTTGTTGGGATGAGGCCAGGGAAGAGGGTTTGAAAATATGCACGGGTGATTACATAACAACCCTATGCTCTGATGACTATTACAGTTTAGAATACATAGAAAAGTGTGTTCAAATCATGGACCAGTTAAAAGATAAAGTTTCATTAATACAGAGTCCCATAAGGGGTGTTGACGTAAGTGGTAGAGAGATTAACAGAGTGGGGCACCGTTATGATGGGGTTCAAGAGTTTAAAAATTTAGCTGTCAGCAAATGCCCGGTGACGAGTCCAACGGTTTTTTACAAACGAGAGATTTATGATCAAGGATTGATAAAAACAAACCCAGAAAAGTATAGTGGTGCGGCTGACTATGATTTATACTGTGGTTTAGCTGACAGTGGACACTATATTTTACCAGTCCCTAGTTGGATAGGTTACAATTATCGCTGGCATGAGGAACAAGCTACTTGGGGTATGCACAAGTCTAAAATAAATTACGATAGTCTGATACAATCTTATTGGAGAGAAAAGTGGAACATCTACTAGACACCAAAAAAAGAATTGTTCAAATTGCATATGATAACCGACTGTCACATCTTGGCAGTTATTTTTCTTGCCTTCCAGTTGTGGATGAAATATACTCTAACAAAAATAAGGAGGATATTTTTATCTTATCTTGTGGACATGCGGCGTTAGCTTTGTATGCTGTTTTGGAAAAATATGAGAATGCAGACGCATCTAAATTATTTAAGAAGCATGGTGGACACCCTCATCGAAATGTCAAAGATGGTATACATTGTTCCACTGGTAGTTTAGGAATGGGTCTCCCTTTTGCTGTCGGTAAAGCACTTGCAAACAAGAATAGAAAAGTATATTGCTTGATAAGCGACGGCGAGTGCGCCGAGGGGTCTATCTGGGAAAGTCTTAAATTTATATACGAAAACAACCTTAAAAATATCCAAGTATATGTTTCAGTAAATGGATATTCTGCCTACGATGCGGTTGATTCAGACTATCTGGTTAAAAGACTGCAATGTTTTTTGCCGGATATAAATATCAGATACACAAAAGTTAACGAATTTTCCTTCTTAAAAGGCTTGAACGCACACTATCATATAATGAGTGAAAATGATTACAATTTAGCACTAAAGGAACTGAATGAGAAAAAAGTTTAGTAGTATATTACATGACAAAATGGGGAAAGATGAGAGGCTTTTTTTACTGACAGGTGACCTTGGATATGGTTTGTGGGACAGAATAAAGATTGATTTCCCGGATAGATTCCAAGATTTTGGATCATCTGAGCAATTGATGGTTGCTGCTGCTTGTGGTCTTGCAACAGACGGATATATACCACTTGTTTACTCAATAACTCCATTTGTTCTTTATAGACCATATGAGTTTATTCGAAATTATATTAACCATGAAAAAATACCAGTTAAGTTAATGGGTGGTGGTCGTGATAAAGATTATGGGTACCTTGGGTTCTCTCACTGGGCTGAAGATGATAAAAAAACTATGGCTAATTTTAGTAACATTGCAAGTTACTGGCCAATTGACGAAGCGGAATTGGAGAAAGTAGTTGACACTTTCCTGTTTGATGGAAAACCAAGCTACCTTAATTTAAAAAGATGAGCAAAATATTAGTTACGGGAGCATCAGGTTTCCTTGGTAAATCTGTAAGTGAGTATTTTTCTAACAAAGGTCATGAAGTTTTTTCCTTGACAAGGCAAGATCTTGATGTTACTAATAAGGGACAAGTCACTGACTGGTTTAGACAAAACAAAGTTGACTTCGTAATTCACACGGCTGTAAAAGGTGGTCGTAGAGGTAACTATGATAGCTTCTCTGACTATGTGGCAAATATAAAAATGTTTGAAAATTTATTTGAAAATAAACACAGATTTTCAATGATGATTCATTTTGCTTCCGGTGCTGAGTTTGATAGAAAAAATCATATAAACTGTTTCAAGGAAGATCGAATATTTGATTCTATGCCAGAGGATTTTTACGGACTATCAAAAAATATGATAGCCAGAAAAATTATAAAACATAAAACTAATATTTATAACTTTAGACTTTTTGGTTGCTTTGGCAAAGACGAAGAAGAAAACAGGCTACTTAAGATTTTATCGAAAGGTATAGAGGAACAGTCAGAAACTTTTATCGAAGGTAGAAAAACCATGGATTTTTTCTATGATAAGGATGTCTGTAGGGCAATTGAATATTATATGGATAACTACAAGAAAAACAATTTACCCAGAGACATTAATTTGGTTTATGAGGAAAAGTTAACTATCAAAGAAATATCAGATTATCTTGAGGAAGTTATGGGCAAGCCTAACAAAAATTTAAAACTAAACGAAATTACCACTAACGGATATACTGGTGACTGGAAGCTGTGTACTAAGACGTTTCCCGACAACCTCTTTTCAGGGTTGAGGGAAGCTATATCTGAAATTTATTCGATGGAGAAGTAAAAAGTGTCAAACGATAAAGTAGATCAGATTCTTGAGTTAGTAACTGAGTACATCAACGAAAGAAGAGAAAATGATAAATGGGTTAAAGGAGAGGACTGGGTAAATTATTCGGGACCTTATTATAGTTCTGATGAATATACTTCGGCTATTAAGATTTTATTGAGCGAATGGTTGATTTTTGGCAAACAAGGCAGGCACTTTGAGAATGTTTTCCCTCAGCACCTTGGTCAGAAGTATGGCGTACTAACAAACTCAGGCAGTTCCGCTAATCTTTTGATGGCGAATGTGTTTAAGAGTAAGTCGATGGCCATGAGAAAGTACCACATGCCACCTGGGTCTAAGTTTATAACACCAGTTGTGTGCTTTCCAACTACTATTAACCCACTCATACAGGCTGGATATGAACCAGTGTTTGTTGATGTAGATCTTCCTAGTATGAATCTTAATCTTGATGAAGTTGAGGCTGAACTTGAAAAAGACCCTAATATTAGAGCGATAACTTTTGCTCATGTTTTAGGTAATCCACCTGATATGGATCGGGTAATGTCGCTGGTTGAGAAGTATAAGCTTAATTTTTTAGAGGATAGCTGCGATGCACTGGGATCATTTTATGATGGTAAAAAGTTAGGATCCTTTGGTCTGATATCGACTTGTTCTTTTTTTCCGGCACACCACATGACAACAGGTGAAGGTGGCTTTGCAGCGACCTCAAATCTCAGGGTCAGAAAAGTTTTAGCTAGTATTAGAGATTGGGGTCGTGCTTGTTACTGTAATGAAAGAAAGCCAGGGGATGTTACTTCTGGAACCGCCTGTGGCGATAGATTCCAAGAGTGGTTGAGTGATGGGAAAAACAAAATTTGCTATGATCACAGGTATGTATTTGATGAGATTGGCTTCAACACCAAGCCGTTAGATCTTCAAGCAGCCATGGGACTACATCAGCTTGATAAATTACCTGAAATGGACGCTGCTCGTAGAAAGAACTTTAAACGGATGGAAGAATCTTTTTCGAAATATGAAGATTTTTTTATGCTGCCAAAAGCAACAAAAAAAGCAGACCCATGCTGGTTTGGATATGCGCTAACGGTAAAAGACAACGATGTTTTTGAGAAACAAGAACTTGTATCTCACTTCGAAGAAAATAAAGTTCAAACAAGATCCTATTTTACGGGTAATTGTCTCTATCATCCAGCGTATAGGGAGTATGCAGAAAAGTATGGCAAAGATTATGGCGATCTTGTTACAAGGTTCCCGAACGCTGATGTTGTTACAAAGAACACTTTTTTCTTGGGAACATATATCGGACTCACTGAAGAAAAGCTTGCTTATATCGAGGAAGTTTTGGATGACTTTTTTAAGGATCGTGGTATAGAGAGATGAAAATACTCTATGTTACAGGGTGCCTAGGTTTTATTCCATCTTATTTTGTTAAAAAAGCACTAGACAAAGGTTGGATGGTCTTTGGCGTTGATAAGTTAACGTATGCCGCAAATACTAAGATTTTAAAAGAATTTCAAAAGTATGAAAACTTTAGATTTGAGCAAGTTGATATCAAAGATATGAACCTGTTGTATGATTGTGACTACGTTGTTAATTTTGCTGCTGAGTCACACGTTGGAAACAGTATTATTGATAGTGATGAATTTATAAATACGAATATCTTAGGGACAAAAAATTTACTTGATTTAGTGAGAAACAAACCTAAGAATTGTGGCAACCGCCCTGTTTTCTTACACATAAGTACAGACGAAGTTTATGGGGATATAATAGAGGGTAGTCATACAGAAAAAGATTTGTTACACCCTAGTAATCCATATTCAGCGGCGAAAGCGTCGGCTGACATGTTAGTGTTGGCTTGGTCTAGAACATATGGTATTGAGTATATGATAGCAAGGCCTACAAACAATTATGGGATCAGACAATATCCAGAAAAATTAATACCCCTCTGTGTAAAGAATCTTTTAAGGGGTAGAAAAATAAGGCTTCATAATAATGGCACTCCCACAAGAAATTGGTTACATGCTGATGATACAGCGAATGCAATATTAACTCTTATAGAAAAGGGTAAAACGAATGAAATATACAATATTGCTGGTGACTTTGAGCAACAGAACAAAGAGACAGTTCGTAAAATAATTAAAGCTTTTCACAAAACTGATGAGAACTGGGAAAAGTATGTTGATTATTCTTATTCTAGGGTTGGTCAAGATCTAAGGTACGCTCTTGATGACTCTAAAATTAAAGACCTTGGATGGAGTCCAGAGAAAAACTTTGACGAAGAAATAGACAGTATAACAAATTGGTACAAAGATAATTTCATATGGTAAAAAAAGAGCTAATAAACAGGTTCGATATAACTGCTTTACAGGATAGTTTCAGCGAGTCTGCCATGGCCGCAGCTTGTCCAAAAGAATTTTGGAGAAAACCAACTTATGTTGAGTATACTAGAAATCAAAACCCTTTTAGTGGAATAACAATCTTCACAGACAAACAATTACATCTAGCACCAGAAGTTGATTCAACTTACAAGGTTGCAATCATACAAGAGCCAAGAGAATTGTTACCATGGGCTTATGATGTTATAGTTCAGTTTGAAGATCATTATGATTTAATTCTAACGTTTGACATTGACCTAATCAAAAGAGGTAAAAATTACGTTTTTTGTCCTGGAGACACCGCTGCTATTAGGACCGAGGGTTGCAAGGTTCATAAAAAAAGTAAACTTATATCTTTTCCGTATTCTTTAAAGACACAACTTTTTGGACATAAGCTAAGACACATCATAGCTAAGAGTATTATCCCTAATTTGGACCTATCCTATAATATCGATTATTTTGGCGCTGGTGTTGGAAACTTTGTTGATGATAAGTTAGAAACTTTACAGGATTATATGTTTCAGATTGCGACTGAAAATGTTCAAAAAGAGTTTTATTTCACTGACAAAATTTTAGACTGTGCTATAACCGGCACCGTACCGATTTACTGGGGTCCAAAAAATATCGGAAACTTTTTCAACCCAAAGGGTATACTTCAATTTGACCACCCAGAAGAATTAAAAAAAATACTTAAAAACTTAGACAAACAAGATTATTATGATATGCTCCCGTATGTAAAAGAAAACTATGAGGCAGCAAAATATTACATGATCCAAGACGACTTTTTTTACGATATTATAAAGAGAGGATTGAAAGACAATGGTTAAAGTATTAGAGTATGATACAGAAAGATATACATTTGCCAAAGAAGTAAGAAAGATATTCAATGTAACAGATTTAACTAAACTGCACAAGCATCGTAACGAAATGTACCCTGATTATGAGCTTGGGTTTCACAATGAAGTTAAAACTGATTATCATAAAGAATTTTATTCTGTTCTAAATGATGATTCTAAAAATCTTGAGCTTAAAAAAGCGTATGAACGTTTTATAAAAGAAATAGTATCTCCTTATTTTAAAGAGTCTTTTTGTTATCAGGCCTTCCCATCATTTAGAGTTCATTTACCACACAAGAAGGCTGTTCATGAGTGGCATTTTGATAGCGATAAAAACCACATGCACCCTGAGTGGGAAATTAATTTTCAGATAGCTTTAACAAATTCAAGAGATACTCAGGCGATGTGGATAGAAAGTGTTCCTGGACTTAGGGACTTCTTTCCACTAAGTCTTAAACAGAATCAATTTGTTATTTTTAATGGTAACAAGTGTATGCATGGCAATAAACCAAATGAAACAGACGATACTAGAGTAAGTATGGACTTTAGAGTTCTCCCATTCAGTAAGTACAACCCAGAAAAATCTAAATCTTCGGCGGAAAAAGGCACTCAGTTTGTTGTTGGTAGTTATTACAGATTATTTGAAAAGTGAGGTGTGAATGTTTGAGCCAATAAGTAGCGTTATTCCATTACTAGAAGATCAGGGCTACAAAGTCAACGACCCATGGGATATTGTTGACATTTTTGAAAAGAAGCTAGCTAAATTTGCTGGCAGTAAGTATGCGGTATCTGTTGATAATTGCACAGACGGAATGTTTCTTTGTTTAAAATATCTAGATTTTCAAGGGGAAATTACTATTCCTAGTAAGACATGGTTATCTGTTCCTGGGATGATAAAACATGCAGGATGTACTGTTAAATTTGAAGACTTTGAGTGGTCTGGTATATATCAGTTAAAACCAACACCAGTCTATGATGGTGCAACTAGGTTTACAAAAGGTATGTATGTACCAGGAGCTTATCAGTGTGTTTCTTTTCATCACAGAAAGATATTGAAAATTGGAAAAGGGGGTATGATCTTTACTGACAATAAAGATGCTTACGAATGGTTTAAGATAGCTCGATATGAAGGTAGAAATCTCAAGGTGCCTTACGAACAAGACGATCACAAGGTGCTGGGATGGAACATGTACATGACTCCTGAGCAGGCAGCAAGAGGAATTATTTTATTTGAAGATATTAGTTTAGAAAATAAAGATACTGGTGGCAACTGGGCTTATAAAGATCTTTCTGAGTACGAGATTTTCACAAAATAGAATAATTTCTGTATAATTACGTTATAGGAAAAGTCTGGGAGTAAAAATTGAAAAACGTCTACTTGTTTGAAATAAACGATATTATAGCAAATCAGATGAAACTTCCCTATAGTACGGGTCTTATTTGGTCTTATTGTATATTGGACGAGGTGATAACAAATAATTACAACCTTGATGGCTGGTTTTATTACCGACAAGATATGGATGAAATTGTAGATAAAATTGAAAACCCTTCGGTCATAGGTTTCAGTTGTTTTGTGTGGAATTGGAAATTTAACAGAGACATTTCAAAAAAGATTAAAGAGAAGTGGCCAGATTGTAAGATAGTTTTTGGAGGTTGGTATCCTCCGATCCAAGACCGTAGTCAAGGATTTTTCCAAGACAATCCTTATGTTGATATTATTGTTCACGGTGAGGGCGAGTTTACCTTCAAGGACATACTTTTAGAAAATTTAAAACCAAAAGAGGAACAAGATTGGACTTCGGTAGCTGGTTGCTCCGTTCCTCTCGAAGACTTAACAACCTTCGTTACCCCTAGCAGAGATCGAATCCCGGACATAAATGGTATGCCAACCCCTTATCTAAATGGGTTGTTTGACGAAATAGCAAAAGATTGTCCCTATGTTTTAGAGGCTACTTTAGAGACAACAAGAGGGTGCCCTTACCAGTGTACTTTTTGTGAAATTGGAACAAAATATTATCAAAGAGTTAAGTGGCAAGATTTAGAAAAGGTCTATAAAGAAATTGACTGGATGTCTGATAATAAGGTTGCCTTTGTTTATAATGCTGATTCAAACTTTGGCTTACTTCCAAACCACCTAGAGGTAACAAAGTATTTTGTCAAAAAGAAAGAAGAAACAGGATTCCCAGACAAGCACAGATGCGACTGGGCTAAAAATAAAGCAGATAAAGTTTTAGAACTTGCTAAACTTTTTACTGATTCTGGAATGGACAAGGGAATTACGGTTGCGTTACAGTCCAGAAATCCTGAAACTCTCAAGGCTGTGAAGAGAAGAAACCTGGACGATGGTAAACTTGGCGAGTTTCTTAAGATGTATAACGAGGCAAAAGTCCCCGCCTATGTTGAACTGATTTTAGGACTTCCAGAAGAAACTCTTGAAACATTTATTCAGGGGATATCTGACGTTATTGAATTAGACCAACACAATTACATTGGTATTTATGCTATGACAGCTTTACCTAATACACCCTTTGGGAAGCAGTCTTATATAGATGAATATGAACTTGAAATAATTAGTACTTTTCAAGCTTTTAATCATTATGATATATCAGGTGATAATGAACTTGAAAGAGAAAAGATGGTTGTTGGTCATAAAAAACTAACATTTGAAGATTACAAAAACATGCATTATTTTAGATGGGTTGTCATGTCCGGACATTATCTAGGGCTAACACAATTTATCAGTAGGTTTTTAAGGTCTGAGCATAATGTTTCTTATAAAGACTTTTATGAAAATCTCCTTAAATACTGTTATGATAATCCACATAGTTTTCTAGGAAACGAATTAAGGCAAACAATAGTTAATTTAGAGGGTTCTTTGGGGGCTACTCAACCATGGGGAAGAATCATTGATGAAGTTAGAGAAAACTTTGGCTGGGATTTTGAAGAGGCCACAGCGATAAATGTTTGCTTACATAAAGAAAAGTATTATCTAGAAATACTAGACTTTATGAATAGGTATCTCAAAGTAGAGATGCAACAAGATGTTATGGATGAATTAATGATTTATCAAAAAGTTGGTGTTCTTGATCCAACCTTAACTTATCCAATGAGAAAATCTTTCAAATATAACATTCATGACGTTATTACTAAAAAATCAAAACTTAGAAAATATAAAAACGAAATTGAATTCAACGCCAAAAACTATAACGGTGATCTGTATGAGTGGGGAAAAGAGACACTATGGTGGGGTCGTCGTGTTGGTGCGTGTAAAACAAAAAGAACAAAGGTAACGAAAAAATATAAAACAACCGATGCTCTCAATCCGCTAAGTGGGTTCAAGAGGTAATGAATGGCAGGATTTAAATGGACATGGGAAACAGCACCACAATCCCCAGGCGCTGGCATTGTTGTAGTTCAGAATTTTGATAAGGAATATAAAGTTCTAGGTTTGTGGGCTCGTGGTGGCTATGATATTCCAAAAGGACATGTTGAAAGTGGCGAGGGATTTCTTGAGACCGCCATAAGGGAAACAGAAGAAGAATCAAGTATCACCGACTTAGATTTTAAATGGGGAAAAAGACCGATTATAGTAGATCAGCTTAAGGTATATCTAGCTGAAACAAGTCAACCTGGAAAAGTGGTGGCTAATGAACATTCGGGGATATTAGAACATGAATACTTGAAATGGATGGAATGGGAAGAGATGTATGAAAAAACTTATGATTACTTGAAGCCCGCTATTTTATGGGCCAAAGAAAGCGTGGAAAAAGATGAAAGCAAATAAATTAAAGCTAGCAGATATTATCGATAAACACAAAGGGACTGCTGCTGTTATTTGTGGTCACGGTCCTAGTCTTAATGAGGATAAAGAGCGAATAGAGGAGTTGCAGAATAATAATGAGATCATAAGATTTTCTGTAAACAATTGGTATGATTATTTTAAAATTGCGCCTGATTATTGGGTGATTTCTAATTCGCAGTTTTCTTTCCCTGTAATGCACGAAATAATGAATAAGTACAAGTCACCAGTTCTTTATTCGACTGACGGTGATTTTTCAAGTGATGAATATATTCAATCTATCTTGCAATGTGATTACTTACCATATGATCAAAGACATTTCAAAGGCCACAATTGTGTTAAAATACTTAAGTCTTTTAAAGACTATCAAGTGAAAAATAAAAACTTTGATTATAAAGAGTATGGCAACAATAGTGCCATGTGGCATCCACCTCGTATCGGTTATCCTGATGGCTGGGCAGGTTTTGACCTGCATGGCAGGTGTTGTAAAATGATTGATAGGACACAACTAACAATACAAGAAGAGCTACAAAAACAAACAGGACTTGATAGACATTATAGCACTGGGGACACAGTTGCGCTACATGCGATCGCTTTTGCTATTCTTATGGGATGTAGTCCAATATATTTGTCTGGTGTTGATTTAAGTTATAGGTTGGGATATGCAAGAAAAGATATCGCACTTCACCAAGATCATTTTACCCTTTGGGAAGACAATCACAAAAATCTCATATCTGACTTGACAATTTTGCTTGACAGTGCTAACAATAAAGATATAAAAATTATGAACTTAAACAAGCAAACTTGGTTTGATTTATTTCCAATTTCTGAATTACCTTAAATTTTTACTAAACATTTTTTCGATCAAGATATACAATCACTATTAGAGGGTCGTGAATACCTATGAAAAAGTGTGTGGTTATCTTAGCAAGAGGTGGTAGCAAAAGCATACCAAGGAAAAACCTAGTTAAGATAAACGGTCAAGCTCTATTGTCATATCCTATAAAAGCAGCCTTTGCCGCTGGTATTGATGATGTTTGGGTATCTTCTGAGGACGAAGAAATTAAATCTTTAGCAAAAACTTTAGGTGCCAAAGTACATAACCGACCTTATTGGTTGGCTGGGGATCTCACAACGGATTTTGAATGTTTTCAGGATTTCTTATCTGATCATAATCAATATGATTATGTTATTCACTTGAGAGCGACGTCTCCACAAATAAATGCTAAAATAATCCAAGAAGCAGTAACCAAGTTTGAAAATAATTACGAGATTGTTGATTCCCTTAGGTCTGTCACAAGGATGGAAAAATCTCCGTTCAAGTCTTGGTTTATGGAAAAGCAAGGATTTTTGACGCCGGTTATACCTGATAATGATTTACATTCCTCGCCGAGACAGGTATTAAGAACTAGCTTTTATCAAAATGCTTGCATTGATATAATTAAAGCCGATACAATTACTAAAAAAAGTAGTATCATAGGTGAGCGGTGTATTCCATATCTTATGGAAGATGACTATAATATAGACATTGACACCGAACAAGATTTAACTCAAGCAAAGAATATATTTAAGGATCAATAATGTTTTTTATTTTAGAAATGGCTAACAATCATCAGGGTAGTGTGCAACATGCAAAAGCTATTATTGATGATTTCGTAGAAGTTAAAAACAAATACGATTTAAACGTAGGTTTAAAAGTTCAGTTTCGTAACCTTGACACCTTTATTCATCCTGATTTCAAGAACTCTGGACTGAAATATGTTAAAAGGTTTAATGAGACTAGACTAGAGGTAGAGGATTTTCGACAAATTTTAGAATATGCAAAATCAAAAGGTATGAAAACTGTCGCAACGCCTTTTGATAATGAATCTTTAAGATTGTTCGAGGAACTTGATGTTGATATACTAAAGATAGCTAGTTGTTCTGCTGATGATTGGCCACTCTTAAGGCAGGTTGCAAAAATACAAAGAAAAATTGTTATGTCAACCGCCGGCACAGAAATACCGGTACTACAAAAAGCATACAACTTATTCAAGGCTAACAATAGAGATTTTGCTTTCATGCACTGTGTGGGGGATTATCCGACACCAACTTCTAGTGCAGACTTGTCTAGAATTCTAACGCTTAGGGATACTTTTCCTGATATAGAAATAGGTTTTTCTACTCACGAATCACCAGATGAGGTATCGTTAGCTTCACATGCTCGTGCCATGGGTTGTACGATATTTGAAAAACATGTTGGTAAAAAGACAGACACAGTAAATCTTAATGCTTATTCATGCACTAGAGAACAGTATGAAAATATGATAGTTGATTTGATGCGTTACCAGTCTGCTTTTGAGGGTAAATCTAACACGCAGAAACAATCTTTGAGAAACCTCAAAAGGGGAGTGTATATTAGGGAAGATTTGCCCAAAGGTCACACCCTCTCAGAAGAAGATCTTTTTTATGCAATGCCTTGCCAAGAGGATCAACTGGATGTATCAAAAATTGATATGGTTTTGGGCTCTGCTCTTGAAGTGGCAAAAAGCAGAAATGAAAAACTCTGTCTAGAAAACATTATAAATAAAACTGATGATGAGACACATAAAATCTGTGACTCTGTTAGAGAAGTTTTAGAACACGCAAAAATACCAGTTACCCCAAAAGATAAGTGTGAAATTTCTTGTCATTACGGATTGGAAAATTTTGAAAGATATGGTGCCTTTATCATTGATAAGGTTAATAGAGAATATTGTAAAAAGCTAATTGTAATGTTACCAGGACAAAAACACCCAGAGCATTATCACATAAGAAAAGAAGAAACCTTTGAGTTAATACACGGTGACTGTTCTATTGCCGTAAAAGGAAAAACTGTTGACTTAAAGCTTGGAGAGCCATTTCTTATTGTCAGAAATGTACCACACGCTTTCCAGACTTTGAATGGTTGTGTTATCGAAGAAGTTTCTACAACTCATCATCGTGGTGATTCAATATACACTGACCCATCAATTCTTCGAAAAGAAGTAAAAGACAGAAAAGTAACATGCAATATTTATAGGAAAAAAATATGACAAACCACTTTAAAAATATTACACAGTGCCGCATTTGTGGATCACAGGACTTGACTGAGGTTATCTCTATTGAGGAACAACATTTGTCTCCGACATTTGTTCGAACGAATAAAGATAATCATTTAGCAGGTTTACTTGTTAGGCAGACTTTAGTTCTTTGTGACAAAAGTAAAAATAGTAAAAATTGTGGACTTTTACAACTCAAAGAAACTGTGAAGCCAGATTTATTATACAAGCAATACTTTTATCGCTCCGCCGTAAGTGATACGATGCGCAAGGACCTTAGAGAGGTTGTTGACGATGTTACATCTAGAGTAGACTTGAATGGTGGAGATGTTGTTCTTGATATTGGTGCAAATGATTGCACCATGTTGTCTTACTTTGACTCTTCTTTGGCGAGAGTAGGAGTTGAGCCAGCAGAAAATATTGAATGGGATCATGTCGATGAATCAATAACAATTGTTAATGATTACTTTTCTTGGCAGGCCGTGGAATCAACACTGGCAGGAAGAAAAGTAAAGGCATTTACAAGTTGCGCCATGTTTTATGATCTTGATGATCCAAATAGCTTTGTAGCTGCAATCAAAAAATGTCTGGACAAAGATGGTGTCTGGTGTATTCAGTTGAGTTACTTGCCTTTAATGCTTGAGAATATTAATTTTTATGATATTTGTAACGAACACTTGGAATATTATTCGCTGCAAGTTCTTGAAACACTGATGAATAGAAATGGATTAAAAATTGTAGACGCTAGCTTAAACAACGTCAATGGTGGGTCTGCTCGTGTTTTCATTAAGCACATTGAACACCCTGATGCTCAAAGTGATGATCTTGTAAAACTTCTGAAGAAAGAGGACGAACTAAATCTCTATGAGCCAAAGACTTACGTTGAGTTTTATGACAAAATAAAAGATCTTAGAGATAGAATTAAAAACTCCATGCTTTCGGAAATTGAAAGAGGCGAGCTTGTCCTAGGTCTCGGAGCATCAACTAAAGGTAACATGCTACTTCAGCTTTTTGGTATCGATAATAAAATGCTTCCTTACATTAGCGAACGCAACCCAGATAAAGTTGGATTACGAACGCTGGGCACAGACATAGAATTAATATCTGAGGAACACGCTCGGTCTCTTAATCCTAGTTGTATGCTTGTATTACCTTGGTACTTTAAAGACGAAATTGTCGAAAGGGAACAGCCTTATATTCAGGCAGGCGGCAAGCTGATGTTTCCGATGCCGTATCCTCATATTGTGACAAAAGATGGGGAGATAAAAATCTAATGAAAGTTGTAGTAACTGGTGGTTCTGGATTTGTAGGTAAAAGGCTGCAATTAATCAAGCCAGATTGGACATATCTTTCTTCGAAAGATTATAACCTAATGGACTCAGGTGACTGTGATAGGATGTACAAAGAATTAAAGCCCGACGCTGTGGTTCATTTAGCGGGTCAAGTAGGAGGCATAAAAGCCAATGACGACCGACCAGCAGACTTCTACTATATGAACATAACTATGAACACAAACATCGTTCAAAAGGCTTACGAGAATGGTGTTAAAAGAGTGCTAGCTTCTTTGAGTACATGTACATTCCCAGATGTTGTAAAAAAATACCCACTAACCGAAGAAGATATATTTGATGGACCTCCTGCGGCTACCAACATATCATATGGGTATGCTAAGAGGAGCCTGTTAATACAAATTTTAGCGTACAGGAGACAGTACGGTTTAAATTATAGTTCCTTTTGTCCATCTAATTTGTATGGTCCGGGAGATAATTTCAACCTTAACACATCTCACTTTGTGCCGGCCATGATAAGAAAGTTTTCCGAGGCGAGTGATGGCGACACAGTTGAAGTTTGGGGAACCGGAAAACCACTCCGGCAACAATTGTACGTTGATGATTTGGCAAATATAATTCCCATTCTTTTAGACAAACATCACACTGAAGTCCCTTTGATTGTAGCACCTTATGAGAACTTGTCTATATCAGAAATGGTATCGATGATCAAGGAGAAATCAGGAAAGAATTGTGAAGTTTTTTATAACAACAACCTTGATGGTCAGTTTAGGAAAGATGGATCTAATGAGAAGTTAATTGATTTGATTGGTGAATATAATTTTATAAACTTTAAAGACGGAGTGGAGCAGACGTATGACTGGTACGCAAACAAAGTCCTACAATAAGACAGCTTTTGTTACTGGCGTAACAGGACAAGACGGATCATATCTTGTAGAACTTTTATTAGATAAAGGGTACAGAGTGATTGGGGCAAAAAGAAGAACCTCTACTATCTGTACTGACAGGATCGATCGTTTATTTGATAGGCCAAATTTTATTCTTGAATTTTATGACCTTAACGACACTTCTAGAACATGGGAACTAATAAATAAATACAAGCCAGACGAGATCTATAATCTAGCAGCGATGTCGCATGTTAGAGTATCTTTTGAAATACCTGAACACACGGTAGATGGAATAGCTATGGGAACCTTGCGGCTTTTAAATGCCTGTAAGGAACTTGTACCAAATGCAAAATTTTACCAAGCATCATCTTCAGAAATGTATGGCGATAATCCAAATTATCCTTTCAATGAGGATTCTAGCTTAATGCCAGCATCTCCGTATGCTTGTGCTAAAGTATTTGCTCACAATCTCTGTAGAAATTATCGACTAGCATATGGTATGCATGTTTCAAGTGGAATACTTTTTAATCATGAGTCTCCACGCCGAGGCGAAACGTTTGTTACAAGGAAGATAACTTTAGCAGCAGCCAGAATCAAACAGGGGTTACAAGACAAACTTTTCTTAGGTAACCTAGAGGCAAAAAGAGACTGGGGTTTCGCTGGCGACTATACCGAGGCCATGTGGCTCATGCTACAACAAGATGAGCCAGATGATTATGTTATCGCCACAGGCGAAACTCATACAGTTAGAGAATTTTTGGAAGAAGTTTTCTCACATGCTGGTCTTGATGTCGATAAACATCTGTATATTGACCCAAGACTTTTCAGACCCCATGAAGTTCCTTATCTTCTCGGTAATCCCGAAAAAGCAAAAAAGAAATTAAACTGGGAACCAAAAATAACATTTAAAGAATTAGCAAAACAAATGTACGAGGAAGACTATAAACTCGTCGCAAAAAATAAAGGAGAAATAAAATGAAATTATCACAGCAAGCAATTGGAGCACTATTGATGACACTTCAGAAGTGCCTTGCAGAAGAGAAAGATATTACTGAGCTTTTGTCTGATTGGGATTTAGAAATTAATGAAGCGGGCGATGTTACTGTAACAAACCCACCCAGTTTTAAAACTCAGGTATTTGAAACAGAGTAATGCCAAAGTACACCTATGTTTGCAATAAGTGCAATCAACAATTTGATGTAATTCATTCTTATAAAGATGAAATAACAAAGTGTGAGATTTGTGGTGAAATCGGCACTGTTTCAAAATTTCTTGGAAACCCAATAAATGTGAGAAATAAAGTTACACAAAAAAAACCAGAAATTGGAAGCGTTGTCATAGAGACAATAGAAGAAGCTAAGAAAGAGATAGAAAATGAAAAAGCTAAAAAAAGGAAAGAGGTAAGAAAATGACTCTTTATTATATTTTGGCCTTTTCTGTTATCTGTAATATTTTCTTTGTTTGGTATGTTAGGCAGCTTTTGATTCGCTTTAATTATTTTTCTACAAACTTTGAAGCCCTTTCGGATATGATACAGGTATATCACGATCACCTAGAAAAGGTTTATGGTCTTGAAACGTTTTATGGAGACACAACTCTACAAGGGCTCCTAAATCATACGAAAGATTTTTCAGAGTTCATAACAGGAATGAAGGTAAATTTTGAAATCGACCAAGAAGAGGAATAAAAACCATTACTTTACAAAAGATACGGAGAGAGCAATAATTGCTTATTGCAGCACTGATGATCTATCTGTAAGGTCTAAACTTTACATAGAACAAATCCAGCCAGCGTTTAATGAGCTTGTTGACAAGATCGTATATACTTATAAATTTACTTCCCTTGAAAACATTGATGTATTAAAAGACGACTGTAAAATTTGGCTAACAACAATATTGTCTAAGTTTGATCCTACACAAGGCACTAAGGCTTTCTCATATTTTTCTGTTGTAACGAAAAACTGGTTTACCCACAAGGCTAAAAAACAAACTCAAAAAAACAAAAGAGAGATAAATTATGATCTCATGATAAAAGAGGTAGAGATCGCCGATGTTAACAGGTCGGATTTTTTATCTGAGGCAGAGGAAAGAGAATTTTGGGCTTTTTTACTGAATGAAGTAGAAAGTTGGCAAAGACTAAAGATGAAAGGAAACGATCAAAAAGTTTTAGATGCCGTACTAACTTTAATGAAAAACATAGAAGACATAGAAATTTTTAATAAAAAAGCGGTTTATCTTTATATGAGAGAGATAACAGGGCTAAACACCAAACAGATAGTTGGTTGTCTAAATAAAATGCGAGCCAGGTTTAGAGTTTTTAAGGAAAAATGGGACAGGGGAGAAATTAAGTGACGTTCTATTTATATTCGAGGGCAAAATATGAGAAAAGATCTAGATTCTTTAATAGAACAAGCACTTGCTAATATAAACAATGATCGTCAAGAAACTGAAATACTTCTTGACGAACTTAAAGAGTATATGAGCGTTTCGAAAGATCGATATTCAGATTCTGGAAATATAGCAGCTAAATTTGTTGAAACTTTGCAAAGAAGTAATGAGCAACTTGTCAAGCTAGCTACACTAGTTTATAAAAAAGAAAGTCAATCAAATTCAAATGCATTATCTGATGAGGATAAAGACAGTCTATTTGACATTATAAACGAGGAAAAGTAAATGTCAGTCCCTAAAACAAATAGAGGTTTGAACCCCAACCCAGCTACAACTCCACGCAGAAAAGAAGCTCCTCTACGAAGAGGTTTTGATCTAGATTCTAATAATGGTGTGTCTGAGTTCAAAAAAATTATCAGACAACAGTATACCACGGACATAACCGCAGACAAAAATGATTATGTGTGTAAGGCTATTACTAAGCCGGTAACAAGGGGAGAGGGCGCATTGGCAACTGTTTCCGTAAGAGGCCGAGCAAGAAACATACATGACTATCTGCCAATAATAGAGGGACCACCTAATGAGGATACCGCTTTTGGTAGACTTCAAATATGTAAGGCTTTCCTACACCCAGAGTTTAGCTCAACTCAAGCTAACTTGTTTTCATCTTTGGAGCCAGGATCTGAGTTTCTTGGTGACCTTCAATATCCAAAGTCGCCATTAGAATTTTTTAATGGCACCATAAAATCAAACTATACTAGAGGAGTTGATATAGCCGGTCTAACACCCAGTTCAGCCTTTAAGGTTTGTAGTGATTTTATACAACCGTCATCTGTAACTCCGGCAACAGGGAAAGCAGATGCTGGATCACAAAACCCTGGATCGAATGCAAGAACTGCTGGAGCGATCTCGCCGGCACAACTGAAACAAAAGTGTAATACGATTTACTCAGTAGCAGATTTTGAACTTGCCGGTGATCTGCGAGCCGGTGGCACACTTCTTTCTTCTGCGGCAACAACTGAACTGGGCGAATTTATTGCCTCTCACGAAGGTTTTATTCCGCAAATAAGAGAAGATTGGGATTACAACACAAGAACCAAGGAGCGCCTTGATAGCGCCGGATATGGTTCTGTTGTCGATGACTCGCCACGATCGGGCGGATCTGCCCGCCGAGCAAAGCTTGAGTCTATCTTGCAGGAGACTAGACCAAGATCAACCTGGGGAACTGTCGGCAGTTTAGACAGAGACGGAAAACTTAAACCTGTGCCAAAAACAGCCTGGGTTAAATACGGTACTACGAACTATTCAAAAATTGTACCTGGAGATTATACAAGCATTTCACCGATTGAAGCACAAAGATTAATGCTTGAGCATGATGTAGTGCCAACAGTTAAGAGATTCATAGGCAATCTGAAAAAAGATGTAGAGGTTACTGATGACATGATAATCGCCGTTACTTCTGCATCATATCAGTGCGGGCCTAGAGCACTTTTAAGAATTGCTAAAGTCATGAATCGAAAAGGAAGTCCGCAAGAAATATATTCAGCGTTTTTAGATCTAACCCCAGCATTTAGAAAAAGAAGGATGCAAGAGGCAGAGTTTTTCTTTGGAAACAAAAACTTTAAATATACAGATAAAGATAAGTTGAGGAAATAGTAAACATGCCAATAGTTCCTGTAGATATGAAGTTTGGTGTTGATAAGAAGTTGTTGGAGCAGTCCTCTAACTTCACTGACTTCTTTAAATTAAACGGCGGTATGTTTAACGAGAAAATTATAGAGCCGGTCCCAAACCCATCAAGGTCAGGTCCAGAAGTCGTTGAGCCTGAATACAGACCGTCAAACTGTATGATTGTTTATGGTAGGGATAGACCAAGGGGCGTTACGAGTGGATATGGTGGACGAGGAAACACTCATGCAGGCTGTATAGATATTATTGCCGGCATGTCTGGTCGTCTAGCTAGAGCAAAAAATCCGAACACTAATGAAGCAGTTTTTACGAACAAGAGTCCAGAGCTTGATGCGGCTAGAATTTATATAAGCCAAAAAGCCGATATTGATGACTATTTTAGTTTGCATGATGGCAAAGTAGGAGTATCAAGGGCCAAATCGGCAATAGCAATAAAAGCTGATGATGTCAGAGTTGTTGCTCGTGAGGGTATAAAGTTAGTGACGGGAACTGATGTTTTTAACTCACAGGGTATTAGAATATCAGTTATCTCCGGCATAGATCTGATAGCAGGAAATAAAGGGTCAGAATTACAGCCCTTGGTCTTAGGGAACAGTCTTGTTAATGCGATGAAAGACCAAAACAAATTAATTACTGACTTAAATGGTATTGTGTTTAGTTTGATTAATGCTTATTTGTCTTTGGTGGCAGCTTTAGCCGCTCATGTTCATGTTAGTGCTCCTCTTGTTGGCGGACCATCATCGCCATCGCCAGACTTGGCAGCAGCTTGTATATCTCAATTAAACAATGTTGCTCTTTTGATGGGAGATTTAAATGCTCACCAGACTAATGTTGTTTTACATAATACAAATTTTTATACTCCGATCGGGGAAGGCTTTATAAACAGTCCTTATAATAGCACAAACTAAAATGAATACTAATAGATTAAATGACATAGTAAATCCATACCCTGAAAGATACGCAGACAATACTGGGTTTGACGGATCTGGCGGGAGATCTGGCATAACTTATGACTATGACAACGAGAGAAATAAATGGGTTATTGAGGGGATACATGATTCTTTTATAAATTACGGGGCATTTCCAGAAATTGGAACAGTGATAAATTCTGGTGGACCCATAACTGATAATGATAATAGTATAACCTTAGAAGATGCCATGGCTTATACTGCTATTTACCCACAAAATGCAACAGTTATCAAGCTAGAACAGCCAAAAAATTTATCTGAAGCTATAACACAGTTTGATTTTTCTCCTTTGTCTAGAGCCTCAATGATAACTGAGTTGCAACAAGTATATCAATTTGTTACACAATCGCCCTCTGCTAATTCTCTGTTAACTGTTTCCGAACTAGCTTTGTATAAAGAGGATAGCGAAGAATTAAATTATCTTAGACTCCCAGCTATAAAATACCAGTCATCTCAAAATAGAACTATAAAAATAAGAAAATCTTTTGGTCTAAATCCTACCGAAGCAACCTTGGGAAAAAATATAGAGGAAGCAGACGATATAGAAAACAAAATTCAAACAAAACAGAGAGATGGGTTAGATTTTGTTGATTGGACTAAGAACCTCCGCCCATCTCAGAGTCCCTCGGTTGTTTATTATAACGCTAGGGATGGATTTATTTACTACCTCTCTAGAACAAGATCAAGATCTGCTAATAGCTACGATGCTAAATTTTCTAATGACGGTAACTACCTTGGTAGAAAAAGGACATTTCTTAAGAAAGCTACATCAAAAATGCTAGCCTTTATGGAAATAGATTATGTCCCCCAAGAGGACAGAAGAGAATTTGTAAGCAGGTTAGAGTTTTTAACTAAATATGGTGACCGGGACCGGCCCCCTGCGCCTGATGGAGTATCTGTCTGGCTCCTTGGGGCAAGAGTTCAATTAGCCGATATACAAAGCTTGAAAGATATTGCAACCACCACAACACCACCGCCAGAAGTTCAAATAAACGAAGGAAACCAGAAGGGCAAGGGTGGTAAACAAGCTAAGACTAAGAATAAAAACCGCAACAATCAGGTAAACACAGTACCATATGAATCTTATTTATCACCCTACCAAATAAGCAAAAAACTAATATCAAATAACTCGGTGAATAGAGGTGTGGTATATCAAATTAAAAACATGTTACCAGCCCTGGTTCAAACAGAAAAGGTAATCAGCAATTACTCTGACGCAATTTCAAACGCTAGAGTAACGCCAAGTATGATATCAGGGTTCAATATAAGGAATCAACTGGAGAATTTTAGATTAACAAATCAATCAGTTCAAAAATTTATTTCTCTGAACGCCTTGCCTAATGAAACCTATGACATGATAGAATTTAGAATGTCTCCTGAGTTTGAAATAAGATATGCCTTCTATAATGGTTCACTTATTTTGGATGGTCTCGGGTTATCCAAGAAGAATCTCATAAAAGATAATAGTTCTGAAAATGCGTTCAAAGAATTGACAAACACTTCAGTGGGATATTTTTATTATTCAACTGAGCTATCAACATTTGAGGGTAGAAAAGATATACCACCGTGGACTACTTTCTTAACTCAATATACATATCCTAATTTAAACGCCAATAGTTTCTTTAAGAGTAAAATAGCAAATACTACCAACCAAGGAAGTTCTACTAGTTTAAAAGATATATCAAAACTGATGGATGACGGTGATCGGAAAAAAAGCTCTTCACAAAAAATGGCTAAAGCGTCTGGAGACACTAAACTTTTTCCGTCTGAAAAAGACTTAAGGACAATTAGGGCAAAGAAAGATTTTATCTCTAGTAAAGAACTTCACAATGCCGTAAGAAGTGCTGTTGGTTCTTGTGATACAGGATTATCGTCAGCTTTGTCGGAGGCATTTCAAATATATGATCTTGTTAGCAATAGAGCAGATAAAAAAGCTCTGATAGCAGGTATCCTTGTTAAGTCAAAAGATGCGATATTATTCCTTCAAAAAAAGTATGCCTTTGAGGTATTAGAAAATCCGGAGAAGATTTTATCTGGAGAATCAGTATTTGAATTTGGTAAATTGAGAATATCTGCTGATAATGTAGAATCTTATATAAACAGACCTGATTTTTTACTTCAAGAAATTGAAAGGGAAATCTACAGGCAGGTAAGCTGCATATTCGATCTTATTGGTGATGGCGTTAATGAGTTAATTCTAGATCCTCTTATTGATGAACCCGGACCACTCAAAACGCTTGTTCGTGACGTTGTTAGCGAAACCAACAGATCTTCAAAGGCTTATACGGTTGATTTTTTAAGGTACAAGATAACAACCAGAGACAGTCAAAAAGGCTGGCGCTTGGCTGTTGAAAAAATTATTGAGAGCTTTCTGAAACAAATGATACTAGACATCTTTAAGGATGTTGTTACAGCCTTGCTGGGATGTGGGCCAGAGCAGAGTGAGGATAAAGAAACTGAAAATAAAAATAAACTATTAGAATCTTACGGAGAGTTGAGGTTAAATCTTTTAATTGAGAACGCCGAAAGCCAAGTTAAGTTGCTTGAAATATGCGAAAACCTAGACATAAAAAATACCACTCTTACGGGAGATAACCTAGATCAAGTGACAATAAGTCCAGTGACAGAGGAGCAACTATACCAGCTTCATGAGGATATTTCTGATACCTGCACTAAATCAGAGGTGGAGGGATTGCTGGAGGGTAATGCACCCAGGGATCTTGTTGTTGATCTTGTTGATATGACAAATGACAACATTGATATTGGTGAATATAACAATTTTTTAACTGCCGAACAAAAAGAAATACTCATTCAATCATCTGTCGAAAATAACTTTGATTATGCTGATCCTAGCAGTGTTATTTTCACCAGACTAGCAAAAAATGCAGGTATTAGATTTACTGAGGATAGAAAAGCTCTAGGAATTACAGAGACAGCAAAAATAAGACTTAAAATGTCAGCAGAGTCTTTTAGATCTGGTGATATTCGTTATGCTACTTTAGATTTTGATGAGAATAAATTAAGAGAGTACTTTAAAGAATTGGGGAAAGCTTTAGGTCCTGATTCATTACCAAGTTCACCTTTGGTACCAGAGGATGCATTTTGTGATCCAAAGCTGTTGGCAGCCAGGGGATTAGAAGGTGTGGGAGTATCCTTAGAACAATTAAATCTAGAAGTCCAGCAAGGAACCCAAGCAGAATTGACAAAACTTTTAGACTTGTGTGAACTTTTTAATGGAGCTTTTGATGGATTCGATCTTAAATTCTTTAACAAATGGGAAGAGGGATTACCGATTGCTGAAGGATACAGGGCTATATTAGAGAAAATAGCGTTCTTATCTAGACTTTTTCAGGCGTTTATATCCGATGCATTAAGTATGTCAGCCGAGGCTGCTGATGCACCACTTGAAAGACAAAGAACAAGTGTAAGAGACACTCAATTGTGGTCAACTATAACCACAAATTTTGGGACTCAAAGAATAATACCAAAAGTTAGGATGGTCCCTAACCCCACGGATCGAGAAAAAGATGACGTGTTCCAGTGGTATATATCTGCTGGTGTTGATCAAACATTTGTTGTTAACTTTCAAATTAGAGGTAACACTGTCTTTCTGGCAGGACAACGACCGAGTGATAGCCCTGAAGATGAAGAAGAATTTATGACTGAATCATTAGGGTCTTTTGAACTCAATAGAAATAATGGAATGGGTATCAACAAGGGAACACTGCACAATTACATTAAAGAAGATGGCTTGCTTTTCAGAGCATATAGTGCTGCTTTAGACAATTATAATAATGAGATAGCTACCTCTATTAATGCTTTGGTAGAGAACACTGTAATTAGGTCACGAACTATAGAGGGCGGGTTTCCGCTAGCGATTGCTAACCCAAACAAAATTGCTGAAATTGTAACTTCATTTTATATCACTAATTCGGACAGACTCAGACCACTAACCCAGGCCATATCCGAACCACTATTTGCAACTAATGGTGATCCCTGTGTTTTGACACAGCAGGAGAGAATAGCGATCGCTTGTTTAAACTCGATACAGACGAGAATAAGTAATTTTATATTGAATTCTGGTGTTTTGTTCCCGGCTCTTGGTTGGGGTATGGGTGTTCCCGATATTATTGATATGATTTCTGGGTATTTGGCGAAAAAATTTGAGTATGAAATGACAGACAAAAAAATGTTTGACATATATCTTAAATCGATGGATGATGTTGACAAAGCTTTTTCTAAAGGACCCGCTAATGCAGCAGGTGTTTTGTTTGATATATCTACAACAAACGATCTAAGAGAAAAGTTTAAATTAGCAATTAAATTTTCTGTTCAGTCAATGTTCTTTAATATTTCTAAGCAGTCTTTCGAAAACCCAGGAAGAAATCCTTACGAGAATCAGGCTACTGATAACCGAGGAACAACTCTTTTAAATTATTTACGAACAGGTGAGGTTTTACCCGAGGGTCGAGATCAAGTTGCTAATTATAACCCATCAAATTCTTTAGCAGGCTTTACAGACGGAGAATTTAATAGACCTGCCGTCGCTCCCACTGTAGCAGCATTGCAACAAGCAGGTGGTTTTGATGGTTCCGCTGAACTAACCTGGACTCAACAATATGGTTATTATTATATGCCAATATCTCTATTGAACGCATTGACTATGATATATTATGATTATGCTGTCAAGCCGCAACAGAGATTACCAAACTTTAAATTTTTTGCAGAAAAAAGAGTAGCTAATGCTGACGATACACTGTTGACTGCTATAAATCCAGAAAACGTTTCGGCGTTTAGTGAAAGGTTTAGTGGATACCCGCTAACAGTCGCTGGCGAAACATACTACTCAGATGAAGAAGTCATGAAGGCGATTAAACTTTATGAAAGACAATTTGGAACGTATGAAAGATATCTTAATGTTCTTAAAACGCCTTTATATTCCGGAGGCGATGGTTCATATGACTTCTTATCATATAAACATGGGGAGGTTAGTTATACCATACTTGGTAATACTCCACAAGAAAACGAGTTTAGAACTTTGCAACTCGGCGCTCTAGAATTTAATAGTCCTACTTTTACAGACAACTCAGAAAATGATGGAAGAGACTTTTTTAACCCCTTGTATTCAATGTATGTTCCAATATTTAAGAGACTACCAGCAGAGGAACAAGATTTTTGGATCAAAGAGGCCTTAAAATATAACTACAGTGATGCATCGTTAGTAAGTTATATTCCTTTGGGAGATGAGATGGGCACCGCTGAACAAAGAGCCAACCCCAACACACAAAAGGCTTTCGCTTTTTATGAGAGAAAAAGAGTTTTAGAAATAGCTACACCACCAAACGGCGACTACACTTTTATGAGACTGTATAAGAGAGCTTATTCCACTTTTTTAAATCACAATCCGTATGCACCTGTTGGAGAAAGAACAAGTGACGGCAAAGCGAAAATAAAAGCGTGGGTCTCTAAAGAAAGAACTGAGGCTCTGGCAAGAAACACATCATCCAATGATGAACTTTCGGGCGTCATTAATTCATATGGCAGTCAGGAAAGAAATAATTTTGATATGATAAACTATCCACAACCAGGGCAATGGGGTATTAGGAGAGGTAAGCTTGTATTAGACCCAGATTATTTGCGCCGTGGTGGCGGACCCGCACCGTACAACGCCCAGGGCTATCAACTTATTAGTTTGGAGGATGATATTCTATCGTATTGGAAATATCTGATTGCAAACTCAGCGGGCGCTGCGTCATCTAGACAAAATGATCTCATTAAGGTTGCCATAAATCATGTTTATTATATATTGAGTTCGTTAACGCAGAGGCATATTGCTAATATTAACCCAGATGATGATAGTTCATCAATTAACATATTAAAAAGGCATTTAGGTTTGAGCTAAATTGTACCTAGAAGAATACTTATAGGAGGAGAGTTAATATGTCAAATAAAATGCAAGGTTTGTCTGTGGCTCTGCCGCTTCAATTAGACGCAACTGACGGACCTTATAGATTGAATAAAAATTTAGGACAGGTTATAAAACAAAATTTCAAAAACATGATACTAACATCTCCCGGCGAAAGAATAATGATTCCAGACTTTGGTGTTGGATTAAAAAGGATTCTATTTGAAAACTTTTCGAGCAGAACTAAAGAAAGAATTGTAACTCAAATTCAAAAACAAATTGACGTCTACATGCCCTTCATAGTTTTAGAAAGAGTAAGTTTTTTGACTAACGAAGATAATAACATGGTGGCTTTAAATGAATTAAGAATTACAATTCAATATAACGCTCCATCAATAAACTTTAGCGATACGTTACAATTTACTGAGGAAATCACTACTTAATTTTATAGTGATCTGAGGATTTTTAATGAAAAAAATAAGACCAATTTCTTATACTAGCAGAGACTTTGATTCAATCAAGGAAGATCTGGTAAATTACGCTAAGAGATATTACCCAAACACGTTTCAAGATTTTAACGAGGCCTCGTTTGGTGCAATGATGCTAGACTTAGTGGCGTATGTTGGAGATCAACTTTCATTTTATGTTGATTATCAAGCTAATGAAAGTTTCATAGATTCTGCGATTGAGTACAAGAATATTGTAAAATTAGCTAAGCAAATGGGTTTTAAGATGCCAGGTGCTGCCGCATCAGTAGGTAACTGTGCTTTCTATGCAATAATACCTGCTTTGTCCTCAAACGGCAATCCGGACTTTTCTTACAGTCCAATATTGAGAAGAGGATCCATACTATCAGCCACAAATGGTTTAACATTTACACTAAATGAAAGTGTAGATTTTTCAAGACCAGAAAATGAAATAACTGTAGCAAAAGTAAATACTTCAACCGGGGTTCCTACCCATTACGCTATAAAATCATTTGGTCAGGTCATATCTGGACAGTTATATCAAACTGACATTACAGTTGATCAGTATCAGAGATTTCTCAGGTTACCACTAGAAGCAACAAGTGTTATTGAAATACTCAGTGTTGTCGATAGTCAGGGAAATGAATACTACGAAGTGGACCATTTGACACAGGATGTTGTATTAAATGAAGAACCAAACTTTTCAGACGACAAGGATGTTGTTCCAAACATAATGAAAGTAAAGCCTGTACCTAGAAGGTTTGTAACTGAATTTGATTCGTCAGGGAATTGTTTTTTACAATTTGGTTTTGGTTCTGGTGAAAATTTAACGACTGATTTGGTGGCCGACCCAGCAAATGTTGTCCTTGATATTCATGGAAAAAACCATATTACGGACGGCAGCTTTGACCCTTCAAATTTAATTAAGACCGACAAGTTTGGTGTTGTTCCGACTAACACCACCTTGACTGTTCGGTACCGATCTAATAATGTTAGAGAGATAAATGTCGCTGCTGGCGCTGTCACAAAAGTTATATTCCCAGATGTGGTATTTAAGAACAGGGATACTTTAACAGAAGCAACAGCAACTGAAGTGATCTCAACAATAGAGGTAGAAAACGAGGAGCCAATCCTTGGTGATTCAAATATTATAACAGCCGAAGAGATTAAGCAAAGAGCAATGTCTAGCTTCTCTTCACAAAATAGAGCCGTCACTCGTACAGATTACATTTCGTTGTGCTACAGAATGCCTGCAAAATTTGGAAAAATAAAAAGAGCCAATATCTTACAAGATTCTTCAGCACTAAAGAGAAACTTAAATCTTTACGTTTTATCAGAAAACGAAAACGGAAATTTTATAGAAGCAAATTCAACCATTAAGAAAAATTTGAAAGTTTGGTTAAACAGACATAGAATGCTTAATGATACAATTGATATTTTAAATGCTAAAATAATAAACTACGGTGTTAACTTTGAGATCATAACTGATCTTGGTGTTAATAAGTTTGAAGTTCTTAGTAGATGTACGGAAAAATTAATTGATAGACTTTCCGTAAGCCACTCAATTGGTGAATCAATTCAAATAACTAATATTTTCAAAATTTTAAATGAAGTTCCTGGTGTTACAGATACTGTTAATGTTTTCCTAGAAAATAAGGCAGGTGGTATTTATAGTGGTTTCTTTTACGACGTAAATGCAAACATTTCTGACGATGGTAGATTTCTAAAAATACCTGATGACGCTGTTGCGGAAATTTTGATACCTCAAACAGATATTGTGGGAGTTATTAGATAATGGGTATAAAAAGATATTTTGCAACACAAGACAATACAATTTCTAATGCCTTTAAGGCTGATCTAAAAAATCGAGGAACAGGATCCAATATGGGAGCCTCAGATATACTAGAGGCATTTGTTATACATGGACAGACATCAGCATCTATTGACTCTAATAGTGCAGAACAGTCAAGAATTTTACTTCAATTTGACATGAATCAGGTATTAGATGATATTGCCAACGGTGTGATCCCGTCATCTAGTGTTGATTTTCGTCTCAAGATGTACAACGCACCCCACACAGACACAACTCCTCTTAGCTATAGTTTAAATGTGATAATGCTTACTCAGTCCTGGGAAGAAGGACGGGGATTAGACATGGACAGTTACACAGACCTAGGGGTGTGCAATTGGGTAAGTTCTAGTAAAGGAACTTTCTGGGGCTCAAATCCTGCAAATCCAGCGACCGCTATCACTGGTGGATATTTTGAGACAGGTGAGAACGCATCTGCGAGTTATTTCTTTTCAGGCGGCCTGGAAGATTTAGATGTCAATGTTAATTTTGCTGTGGATCGCTGGCGCTCGTCGGGCTCAACTTATAACAACGGATTTATTTTGAAACACACTGACGAGGTTATAGCTGGAGCAAAAGGAACCTTTTTTACCAAGAAGTTTTTTGGTAGAAACAGTGAGTTTTATTTTAAAAGACCTGTTCTTGAGGCTCGTTGGGATTCATCAAGAAAAGATAATAGAGGTAATTTTATTGTTAGTAGTAGTCTTGCTGATGGTACAGATAATTTAAATACTCTTTTTCTCTATAATAACGTTCGAGGACAGCTAAAAAATATACCGGGACTCAAAGACAATCAATTATTGGTAAAAGTTTACAGTGGTAGTGCCACCTCTCCCGGAACACAAAGCGTTTTAATAATTGACTCAGACAACAATGCGGAACATCATTTAACAGGTGGAATCCTTATTGAAAATGGTGTAGAGGTATCAGGTGTTTATACTTGTTCTTTTGCAACAACATCCTCTAATGATTATTTGTACGATGTCTGGCATACTGCATCGGCTGTTGGTAATATAACAGAATTTTTTACTGGGTCATATGAGCCAACAACATTGAGGGCTTTAGAGCTTGTGTATTCAGATGAGTATATAACTGATATAACAAATCTTAAGAGTTCTTATATAAAGGGGCAACAACCAAGACTAAGAGTATTCCCAAGAAAGAAAAACTGGAATCCAAATATTTATACGGTTGCAACTGCGGAAGTTGTGCCTGAAATAATTGAAGATGCGTACTATAGGTTGCATAGGGAAGTTGACAATTTAGAAGTTGTTCCGTTTGGAACAGGAAGTTCAGTCAAGGACTATACTAGAATGTCGTATGATGTTAGTGGTAGCTACTTCCAAGTTGACACCAATTATTTAGAACCGGGCTATACATATAAAATTCAATTTGTATACTATTTACAAGGAGAGTATAGACAACAGCCCGAAGTTTTCAAATTTAGGGTCGAAGAACCTGCGCCATGAGTGTTAAAAAGCTTTTTGAAAAAAGTAACAAAGGAAAGCCAATTAGTAAGTACTTGAAGAAGTCTTCATCTACTTCTATTGATCCTAAAATAGAATCGTTAGGTCACTTAAGTGAAAGCGTCGAAAAGCAAAAATATTTTCTACCGCCGGTAGACTATTCCCGACCTGAAAACTTTGCAAGGTACGGGTCTGCTGAAAAATATTATAGTGCAGCTTTCGATCATATTGTTAATAACTATCCTTATGATGGGTCTGGTTTAGAAAAAACAAAATTTTATAATGATTTATCGCCTTTAGAAAAATATACTCTGCAACATGTTTATCCTAAGGAGACTGGATTTGTTGCCTTTGGGTCAACTTATGGTGATGTTTCTGGAATTACTGACAATACCACAGGGTATTACTCCTCGTCAATAGATTTCATCCAAGCAAAAGGTGGACCACACTCAGGAACTCTATACTCCTCTGGCAGCAACAAAACAACAAATATAACTTTTGGTGGACCGTCCGGATCTACAGTTGAATTCTTACTCAAGAAAAACGACCTTATCCCAGCCAGTAATGCCCAATCAAATAACCAAGTAATCTTTGATTTGGTTAACGGTGATGGGTCTTCACATGACGGGGGCTCTATTGGTGGCGGCGTTACTGGATCTACAGGCTACGCCCGCATGAGAATAGAACTCCGCCACCCCGATCAGGATAGATTTTTTGTTACACTAGTTTCTGGAACCACTGGGTTTATGACACAATCAGTCCCCACAACAGGCGGCCTAGAGATTGCAAGTGGTTCTTTTCATCACTATGCCTTTGTTTTTAATACGTCTGGATCAGATCCTACTATAGATTTTTACATGGATGGTGTTTGTCATCAGACACATATTACTGCTAGCAGTTACGCCGGTAGAGACCCGGCACAAGCTGATGATCCTTCTGTCGGCGGTGTGAAGTCAGGCTCTATATCTCAGGTCACGGGAACAATGATTGCAAACATTGGCGCTCTTAGAGCCCCGGTTAGCGGCGCATCTGATGATATGATGCCCGCCGAAGGCTGGGGTAAGTTATCCGCCTCGATAGATGAGTTTAGATTTTGGAAAACAGCTAGAACAGGTAAAGAAATAGGAAGAAATTGGTTTACAGATGTTGATGGTGGTGCTGACGTAGATGATCCTGACTTTAATTTAGGTGTCTATTATCGATTCAACGAGGGAACAACGGGAACTAGTAGTATAGACAAGGTTTATTTAGATTATGCCGGCAGGCTGTCTAACGCTTCTCATGTTGGCTACAGCGCAACGAATTCTAGACAAACAGGGTCAGGGATTAATTTATTGGGACTAACAGATGTATTTGAGGATGCGTCGCCTGTTGTTAGGGTAGGGAATTTAAACTTCCAAAATATCAAGACAAATCTTGAAGAGTCTGGATCTCAGTACGATTATGGAAATACCTCTAACATGATGAACACGCTTCCGTCATGGATATCTGAAGAGGATGAAAACACTGGTGGTGAACTTAGAAACCTAAATCAAGTTCTAGGCGGCTATTTTGACACCTTGTATGTACAAGTGTCACAACTTAATCAGATAAAGGATTTAAGATATTTAAGTGGCACTCTAACTGGAAGCTCAAATGAATTTCCATACAATGATAGAATTTTAGAAAATTTTGGACTTGAGGTCCCAGAGTTGTTTGCAAATGCAACTGTTCTGGAGAGATATTTTAACCGCTCGGAAGATAAAAACTTTGAGCAAACAATTGAGAATATTAAGAACACGATTTATAAAAACATCTATAACAACTTGTCCTACATATACAAGTCTAAAGGAAATGAAAAGGCGATAAGAAATCTCATTAGATGTTATGGTATTGATGATGATGTAATATCTCTTAATACTTATGCTAACGAATATTCTTATACCTTACAGGAAAATTACAAACAAGTATCAAGCAAGAAAAAATATGCAGATTTTTCCGGCTTAACAGATGCAACTAGTTCAGCCGCTACTTGTTATCAGTTTTATGATTCAAGCAATCCAGCCTCCCATGGTGCAATATCAGGATCAGATGGGATTCTAGCATCTTTGGGTATTACTGCCCAAGCAGAGTTTATATTCCCTAATAGGCAAAGATTCGATGAGTCCAATGTAACCTCTGTAAGTCAGTCATTTTATCTTAGTTCTTCTTTGTTTGGTTGGCATACACCTGCTAGTGCCACTCATGTAGCTGACACTGGAATGCACGCTCAAACCTGGGCAGACATAAATCCGGAGACTGCTGGTGTATCTGACAAAGGATTTCAGGTTTATGCGGTTAAAACACAGTCAGCATATGCTGAGATAACCGATGATCCAAAAAAAGGAAAAGACGTTCGGTTTATTGTAAAAGATAGATTTGATAATACTTTGATTACAAGCTCTGTGTTTCAAAATGTTTATGATAATCAAAAGTGGAACCTGTCTTTAACTTTGGCACCTGAAAAATATCCTTTATCTGGAGGCGTTGCTGGTGTAGTGGGGCCTGGATCTGCCCGATACAGCTTATCTCTTTATGGAGTCAATTATGACTCTGGAATAAAGAGAGGGTCTTTCCTTGAAATTGCCAGCTTGCCTCATATCACAGGATCTGAATCCTTGGCACTTGATAAAAAGTTCTTTATTGGAGCACATCGAACTAACTTTACAGGATCTGTGCTGACAAATACTGATGTCAGGGCTAGTAGCCTTAGGGTTTGGTCAACAATTTTATCAACGGGAACAATAGACTTACACGCTAGAGAGGTTGATAGTCACGGCACCATACATCCGTTCCGCCAGGCGTATGAATTTGCCTCCTCCTCGGAAAGTTCATATCCTGATTTGTTCATACCTGAAATAGAGACTTTGGCTCTAAATTGGGATTTTTCAAATGTCACGGGAAGCGACACCTCTGGTAGGTTTATTGTTGCTGACATGTCCTCGGGATCATCAGGTTCGGCTGTTGGTGTAACCCCAGCAGTGGGTGGATATGAGGCAACTTATCAGGGACCTTTATTAAGTAATATAAATCTTAGACAACACACAGGACGAGGAGAGTTTTTCTCGGATACTTATGATCCTGTCACAAAACAATATATTGAATCAAGTAGGAAAAATCTGCCAGAATATGTCGCTAGTAGTGATATGATTGAGATTCAAGACGCTGATGTCCAAATATTTCAGCCAACAATGAGACCGTCTAATTTTTATTATTCTTTGGAAAAGAGCATGTATCAGAGTATCTCTAGAAAGATGCTTGATTTGTTTGCGTCAATGGACGATTTTAATAATCTGATAGGTGAGCCTGTCAATACTTATAGACCAAATTATAAATCCATGGAAAAGATGCGGGAGATATTCTTCCGAAAAGTTGGCAATACACCAGACTTGGAAAAATATGTTAAGTACTTTAAGTGGATAGACTCTTCTATAGGACAATTGGTGCAACAACTATTCCCAGCTTCAGCAAAACACTCTGAAGAACTCAGAACAATTATAGAGAGTCATGTCTTAGAGCGGAACAAACACAAATATAGTTATCTAGGTAATAGGCAAGAGATGCTGTCTCTTGTAGACGATGGTATAGAATCACTTGTAGGCGGTGATTTAGGTTACTCTCAGAACAGTTCAAGTGCTCAAACAATACGAGAAAATCGTAGACAAGGACTTGACAAAACAGTCAGCTTATCTAGTTTTAGTCTTACTAATCAAAAAGCACCACAATTTAAGTTCTTGACTCCACCGTTGAGTGGTCTTCAAAAGGACAACACAGGGTTCTGGAAATATACTGCCGATGTTCCAACACTGTTATCCTCGTCCGTCACTGACTTAAACTCAGCCAAGACTAGCATAAGAAACGCAGCTAGAAGCGAAGATCTTAGAACTAGGGCTGTCAATATATCTGCTTTTTACGAACAAGAAAAGATAGACAACAGAAGTCTCGTACAAAGAGGTTCTAGTCCAGCTAAGAAAAATAACATTTTTGATGTTAATACGGATAATTATGAGGTTTTGCCGGACAATGAAGATGTAAGAAAAGTTGTTCCAAATCAAAAAAGAAAGATACCGTTTAGAGCAAATGCTTTTATAGACGGGGACAAGTCTGGAGACTTGATAGCTCCATTTAGTGCCTACGATTTAAGTGGGTCTGAGGTCATCGCTGGTTATGTTACTGTATTACAAGCGGCTTCGAGTTCTTTGAATCTTGATGTTACTAATTTTCATGAGGACATACCGGGTAACTATAATGATGGTATGCCGTTACAAGGGCCATTCACTAGTCAACATGTGGGTGGACTTTTGGGTAGAAATGTACCTGCCTTAAAAGAAAATATTCTTGCACAAAACATAAACAGAAGAGAAGTGTTTTCTACAACTGTTACAAGTCAGAGCAGTTCTGTGGCACGGATTGTCCTTGATGCTGGAATATCTGATCCTGCAACTGAACTTAACGGATTAACAGTAACTTTAACTCTCGGAGGAGTTGATTACTCAGCCACTTATAATGGTGCGGTAGATGGTGCTGATACGTCAAAAACTGTTATTGGCGTAGCTGATGCCTTTGATGCCGACGACGCAACAACAAATTTAGTAACAAGCTTAAATCTGGCCGCAACGGCTGATGGTTTACCTCTGGCAGCTTCCATTAGCCTTGCTGGGGCAAACGTACTTACCGTATTTGGAAGTAATGTTGGACCCAGAGATAATGGCACATCTTTCGCTGGCACGGCGTTTGCTGGAGGATCACCCAAAGCAACTACTTCTGTTTTCGCCAGTGGTAGCTTGTTCGGCATAAATTTAGCAACACATAAAATAGGTACTACACCAAAGGGTCATTATACCCGCAACAACCTAGCAAAGTCACCAGTCAATATTGCTAATGTAAGATCTGCAACAGGCAGCTTAACAGCAGCAGGCAGTTCAAGCAGGGGTATACAAATACTAGGCAACTTTGATAAAAACTATGAAGTAATACATGGCTTTGGACGAGAAAATGCAAACATGGATTTTGTGTTTAACAATCGCTTTTATACAGCAAGCAATCCAACTGCATTTTTAACAACTCCTGCTCGACGTTTAGCTGGACTTACTGGCTCTGCTGATTATACAGCGCCACGACAAAAAGAAACAAGAAGAACAAACAAGAGCATAATAGCGAGCAGGTTTGCCGCACCCGGTAGCAAAGAGGATTCAAAACAGCAATTTAGAGATATTGCTACAGATCAGTTTTCTCCTAATAATGCATTGCCATTTAGAAACCTTCTCATAAGGAATATTTTTAATTCTCAGTCCATGACCTTTACTGGGTGGGGCGGATTTAAAAATTCAGATGTTGTAGGTATACTCCCTGATCCAAAAATAACAGATGCCGTATCACCAATGGACAATAATCAGGGTCCTGTTGCTTTGACACAATTGAATGAGGGTTCAGGTTCTTTTGCAGCCATACACAAAACTCAAAGGAACCAAACTTCTAGGTTTGAAATTCTTGAAAATTATCCTGTTGGATCATCTTCTGACGCACCTTATAATCCTGATGGTGGTGAATACAGAACATTTCAGACAGCCTCCGTCAGAGACAACGATTTTGTACAGAGACCAATACCTGCTGCCGACAGAATAAAGTGGTTTACCTTTTTAACAGGCGCTAATTTTACAAGAGACATAAACCGTGCCGGGGCTGGCTTAAAAGATCAAGAGATCGAGTGGACCTTATCAGGTTCTAGATTCCCAGAATCAATAATTGTGATCAAAACTGATTATGCCAACACTGGCTCTGTTGAGTTGAACGGTTATATGCTTGGGGCATACTCTCTCAATAATAGTAAGAGATATGATGCAGTATCGAAAATTAATCCACAGAGGCCTCTCTCTGTGATTTATAATTACGATCCTTTTTATTCCAGAATACAGCCACCAGCACCCTGGACCCAAACAAGAGTTGGTCAAACCACACTAGGGTCTTTTCACAGAAGGCAAAATTTATATGAGTTAGTGCCTAAAAAATCACCGCTCCTTGAGCCAAAAGGCATAAGAGACCCGGAAAAAATGTTTGAGGTGTTTTCTACAACAACTCGCACTGATATTGATAGGGGATACTTTGAGAACGCAGCACTTCAATATAATCCAACACAACTTGTTGAAAGAAGTATAGACTTTAGGCATTATAAAAAGTTTAAAGAACCGCCTGTAACATCAAGATATAAGCCTTTAATTCATACAATTGAAACTCCATCCGGAACACCAGAGAATATTAATGGTGACCCCGTTACAGTAGATGTTAGATACTCTTACGGTAATGTATTGCAAGGATTTGCAAATAGAGATCTTAATCAGGAAATACAAGGGTCTAGAAATTATTCTTTGGGTAAAATAAAACGTCCATATGAGGTATTCTTAGACTACAGAAGGGACGGGGTTGACGAATCTATTTCTGGCTTGGGTGATATAAAGTCATTTGTGTACGAGGAAACTATTTTTCCAAAAGAGGTATACACTTATCTGTCGGGAACTAGAGCTAGATTATCTTTTACAAATAGAACTTTTTGGAGAGATGATCAAGTTACGGGATCACAAGATATTTCAGCGGTTGTGGCGGATATGGGCGGTGCCACAGAAGGGGTCGGCACCGCTTTTAACAATATCATAATGGAGAGGAACAACAGACAGTTCCCAAGGATGAAAGATAATTTCACAACTTCTCAGGGAACTCTTTTAATAAAAACCATGCAGGTTCCAAATTCTAAAAATGTAGCGGACTACGAGGAGACGAGCGACGGCAGTATATTAGGTTCCGGTTCAGTATGGCCACTAGACTCTTTCATGTACTCAGATTACATGCTTACAGATTTAACTGGTGGCGCTACTGATCAAAAGTTTGCAACTAATATGGCTAGCACTTTGCCGGCTGGTGAATTGATGATGGTTCATTACGGTAGAGCTTTTCTCAACGCTGCACCTCTCCATACAGCGTCGTCTACGACGAGTGATGTGTGGACTACCTCAAGTGTAAATTCTGCCCAATATGTTTATGTTGCTCCTTGTCTTATATCCGGAACATACGGGAGTGCCAACACTAGAGATCTTAGGGTTACCGCATCATATCCTGGCTGTCCATCTCTTGCTCTGCCTCCGTGGACCGCAGGTACAAGAAGAAGATTTGTTGATGGAATAAACAAAGGACAACTTGCTCCCGAGGGTCATCCTTTCTATGACGACTATGATACATGGAAAAAAGAAATAAGAGTGATAGCTAAAGATTATGCCATCGTACCAGAGTTTAGAATTAGCGAAAACTTAGAGGAATACAAGGTACAAGGATCTGTTACCTCATTTATTTCTTCATCAATTGAGTTAACTGGCGCATCCGATACTGTGTTTGATTCTACTGATAGTGATTTCTTGGAGAGGTATTCTACATCCGATGTCATGGAATATTTGAATCCATTTATGCAGGCAGGGAGCGATGATTTAGAAATTAATAAATATCCCCGCCAATTATCTTTAAAATCTGATGCTGTGTTGAAACTCTTGCCATATGATGGGTTTTATCCAGTTTTAAGAACAGTACAAATAGCTCAATTATTCTCTCAGTCTTACGGTCCACATGCAATTTATGGTGGAGTATCTGCAAGCCACCCAGGAAGATGGCGAACACTGACTCGTCCTTTCTTTGCACCTGGAATTTTATACAACTCCATTAAGGGTGGTGTTGCAGTTAGTCATCCTGTCAGAAGAAAATTAGGTGCAGACAACGTTAGTGGACAACCAATTTTGCAGGACATCAATTACTTGACAGCATCTGCCATTGTCCTTGGCGGCACTACCTGCTTTATGGACACTTATATGGAACCCCTTCGAGGCTGTTTGAGCGGCACTAATATCGCTACTCTTGAGCAATTCCCCGGCGGCAGAAGAAGACGCCGCCAAGGGGGAGAAAGTAATTACAACTTTAGTCTTGATGTGGTATCCGAATTGTTTTGGGCTGATTCAGTACCCTTTGAGGGATTATTAAATCCTTTACAGCATATTGGTGAGGGCAAAGAGGCTCTATTGACACATGATATTAATACTTACATACGACATTTTGTCTCGGCATCGATCGGGCCCGATGCTGCTTCAGATGATAATCTTTACAGATTAGCAATGTCTAATTTCCTTGCCTCTACGCCTGAATTCTTTTTGAAGAAAAAGAAAGAGGGTGGCTTTATGACAAAGATAGTGGCTGAATTGCCAGCTAAGAATGACCCGTCTTCCCCTAAAGGCAACGCTGCTGTTTCGGATACAGAACCAAGAACTGTTTTTGTTGATAAGAAAAAAGCATACTTGATGGAGGTTGTCCTAAGGAAGACTGATAGCTTTAACCTATACAACAACCCTGCTGCCTTTGGTATTCCAACTGCGACAGGTTCATCGCACTGGGACGGCACATCGGGCAATACTCGTCCAACAACAGGATCGTCTAACCCCTCTGACGGTTATGGAACTGTTCCTCCTGGTAGAGACTGGCCACGACATAGAGGTGAGTTTGCACCATTCACACCACCATACTACTACGGACCAAGTGTTGCCAGGTTTACTTACTTTCCGGACGAATCAAAAAATGTAACATTGGATGAAATTCTTAATGGAACTGAGTTGTACGTTGAATATGTTAACGAAGATGGTTTTCATTACGAGGTAAGTAGTGGATCTTTTGCACTGCCCAACGGAGCGATAGTAGAATCATCAGGGTCCACTGAAATCGTTGATTATGGCTTCAATCGAGCATGGTTAAATAGAATGGATTTAGACGAAACGATCGTGATCGATAATAGTTATCCTTCAGACTTTGGAAAAGAGTTTTCGCCGGCAAATAAAAACCGCTGGGTTATTATGCCTAAGTGGGAATGCCCGGTCCTAGATTTTCCCAGGTATGACCAGACATCGAGTTTGAGCGGCCCAGCACATACAGGTAGGTATAATTTCTCATCGTCCGTTGCAATGGGTGCTTTCTCAACAAGTTCTGCCACTAAGGGAATGTGGCACCAATATGGTGTTATGCCAGATGACGGTCAGGGTTTGTATATGTATATTTCTGATGTTGATAGTCAAGCGGTTGAAATCAGAATGACAAATGATGATCCGAACCGAGAACGTTCGTCTTCGAATGCCTATAAACTATTAAAAGTATTAAAACTTCCATCATTTGTCAAACGCTCTAAACGAGAAATAGATTCTTTGGCTAAATTAGTTGGCTTTAAGGACGAAGATATTATGCCACCTGGGCAGTTTTTGCCGGATAAAGCAAAACGAATTGGTGAACTTGCAGAGGATGGGGAAAAAATACTATCGGAGGCAATTTTAGCTATTCCGTATTACTATGATACAAATTCTCAGAAGGTGTCATTTGTAAACCTTCAGGCTGACGCCGACAAGCTAGGACCCAAAGTTAAAGAATTTAGAAGAGTCTTTTCCAACTATTCTTTCCCGCCAGCTTTAAGAAAAGCGTTGCGAGGTTTGCTACCGCCAGATTATCCTAGCGTTCCTAATTTTATAAACCCTTTTGGTGGCGATGAGTTGGATGAGGTTCTCACCGATACAGACCTAGCAAAAGTTCCAGTTGTCTACTTGCTGGAACATAAAGTGTCTTTGTCAAGGCAAGACCTGTCCGATATATGGCAAGGTATCATGCCCGATGTTGGTGGGAAAGCGCAATTATCTGTTTCTTCAATCGATCACTATATGCCTGGTAAATCAACTGAAAAAGGTTCAAGACCTGTTTTTGACGAAGTGTTACAAAAACAAATTGACTTAGGTATAGAAAGAGATGGATTCCCACGAGTTGATTTACTGGATACAACTGCATTCCCTGATAGGAATGGGTTTACTCCTGATATAAGATGGTTAGTTTTCAAAGTCAAAAAACGTGGCAAAACAAATTATACTTCAATGATTCTTAGTGAAATAAATGGCGGCGATGATAAAACATCCTTTGCTTCAATATATGGTTATCTAGCAGATGGTCTTCCTGATGCTCAGAAGGAAGAACTGCTTAAGAGAAAAGATGAGTTTACAAAACAACTTTATCATTCTGATAATTTGGGCGAGGGCAGAAACACTTTTAACTGGCCTTACGATTATTTTTCGCTAATAGAAATGACTAAGTTGACTGCTAAAGTTGGATTTAGACCAGACTTGCCTTACGCAGAAGTTGGCGAAGAGGCACAAGAATCAATTAGAAGGAAGGCTGCCTCAAAAATAGCAAAGTCTTTAAAACTTGATCCAAACATGATAGGTAGGCAGAAAAATGTTGGGACCCCTTCTTCTGCACCACCCGCAGCAGTAACTGTGGATGTGGACGCATTAGCTGCGGCAGCTACGACTCAAGCTACAGCAGTGGCTGTACAAAACACAGCCCAACAAATGACTAATTTTACTACGGCAACAGCGATCGAGAGACCACCCGCACGCCCCCAATTTACGCAAGGATTGGGTAGAAGTCTAACTGTTAACACACGAGCTTTACAATCTGGTTTTAATAATAATAGCGGCGGCGGATTTTCTGGCGGCGGTGGCGGCGGATTTTCTGGCGGCGGCGGCGGCGGATTCTCTGGCGGTGGAGGCTATTAATAAAAGGTAATAATTTTATTGTAGAGTATTTATTGTATGGTATTATTTTTAGATAAAAAAGAGCAGGTCATTGAATTTGAATTAACCAATCACGGGAAACATTTATTTTCTGTAGGAAAGTTGGATCCTAAATTTTATTCTTTCTATGATGATGACATTCTTTATGATTCAAATTACCAAACAGGTACAATTGGTGGAGCAGTTACATCTCCTGTTTTTGGCGAGCCACAAAATGCGATAGTTGACAGAATAAAAGACACACAAAGAATAGGATTAACCACTGATTTTGTTGGGTTTCTAACCAACAATCAAATAGGAGAGGTTTCATTTGGAACGTTATCCAATGAATTTAACCAGTCGGAACAAGGGGAACAACCTAATGGACCACGGACCTCTGATGGAGAAGAACAAACCCGTGGTGTTCCAATTTATATGGAAAAATTTCAAAAACCCATAGGTTCAAACGATCCTTTTAAAGATTTTGCACCAGCTTGGTCCGTGAGATCAATTTCAGGTAGCAAACAATTTAGTGAAAATTACAATTATTCTATAGGTGGCACGCCAAAACTAACTGCCAATCTAGATTTACAATATGGAACAAGAACTGAGCAAGCTTTTGATCCTGAGCAAGGAATTAATGTAGACAGGCCTGCTTATCAGCTTATTAAGAACGAAAGATTACTTTTAGATATTGAGGAATTAAATTCTGTTTTTAAGGAACAGGGTAATTTTGATATAGAAGTATATAAAATAACATCAGGCGGAGATGAAAAGATTGAGAAGCTACATTTTATAAACGATTTGTCTCCGGCGGCTGGAGATCTAAGAATACAAACAGATTTTTATTCTTTCGCTGGTCAAATATATGGTACCGAAGGTGAGATAGAAGAATATTTTGCAACTCTTGATAACTCGTATGTTGATTATTATTTATCGATAAGGGTTGATGACGAGATAGATGAACCACTGCCGACTGGTAGTCCTTTGTACGGCAACAGAAGAACAACTATACCTGAGGATCCGTGTTAATGAGAGATAATAATGGTTGATAATAGATTACCAGCGCCAGGATTTATTAATCCACCAACAACATCTTTTGCGGGTGTTACAGGATATGTGTCTGCTGATTCTCCAACTGCCATATTTAAATCCTCGGTACTTTTCAACAAAAATTCAAGTAGTCCAGTTTTAAAATCAAACTTAGAGTTTTACAATATATCTTCAAACTTGAGCAGTCCAGAAAATAACTGGTATTTGAATGAAGATATCTTGCCCGATTTAAGAGTTAGGACCATAATATCTTTTAACCCTCAGGCAACAAAAATACTAGATTTCCTCTCTCAGAGATTTAACGAATACCAGGCAGGTAAAATGAGCTTTAGAGGCAACGACAAAGCCTCTATATTATATGAGTCATTAATGGGTGCTGTTGATAATTCTTTTGTATCTAATAATGAAGACGATGAACTTTTCTCTCTTGAATTGTTTGATTCTATTATGGGTTCAGGCGGGCCTTATGACACTATAAATGTCACCAGAACCATAAAAAATGGACCAAACCCTATTTTAAACTATAGTCAGGTGGATGACAGTGTAATGGATGGAGTTATGATACATGACGTCCCGCTGAAAAACTTCTTGCTTCACGATGACAACAATGAGGTTATTAAAAAGAAGTTAAACTCTCTACCCTGGCAAGTCGGCAGACTGACAAACCAAGATAATTATACCGCAGAGATAGTATCCTCTAAAGGGTTTGAGATCGATTTAGCAAGCTTGGGCATTGAGACTTTTTTAGACCAAGCATTCTCTGTTTATTGTTATTGCTATTCGGACTACCAATCTTTCGTGGAGAGATATGATTCTAACATATCCGCTAACCCCCCTATAGACACATCAGCATTACGAAACGGAATGGGTTTTGTAGATATAAAAACTTTTAGTGGCACTAGGACCAAATACATACCACAAGTTGGTGATATTGTAGCTGGACCAACTATTAGTGCAACAACGGAAAACCCAGATGCCAGAATGTTTTCTGATATTCGACAAGATCAAAACATAACACCCGACAACCTAAGAGACAAATTGCAAGATACTTTTTACCGAACAATGGTCGGTGCCATTGGCGGAGAAAGAACAATATCTCAAACAATAAAGAACCAAAACCATTTCTCAGATTTATGGATATGTAAGGATCAAGAGGAAAATACTAGATATTCTTATGCTTTTGATTTGGCCTCCTATTTGTCAGAAAATAGCCCGTTTCCGTTTTTGTACATTAGTAATGGCACAAGCTCTGAATTACTTCGTGGCGGTGATTTTATAGAGTTTGGAGAAATATCAAAAGTTATTTCTAAAACAATGAAAAAAAGAAGAGTTGAAAAAAATTCATTTGTAGCAATAAATGATTTGTCAGTGCAAACGAGCAAAACGTATTATGATGACAGGTTAGGTTTTGAAAAAAACATAGGCGAGGCAATGGAGGTTCGGAACATATTTTTAAGTGAGGGTATTACAGACTACATTAAAATATACGAGGGTGTGTATTTTAACAGAACCGAGAAAAAAACACAAGCAGATATAGATTGTCAGTACGGCGTAAATGTGACAGTTCATGACTCCTCACTACTATATCTCACTAGGGTGCAAACAGCTATGATGTCCCTTGAAAAAGCTGTTCGCAATGTGTATGATTCTATTGTTTATTCACCTCCTGGTGCAGGCATCTATAGTCAAAAAACTCAAATGCTTGAAACCTCGCTTTCTAGTATTGCTGTGGGCGAAACTAACGCCGAAGAAGTTGTGACAGGCGCTATTGAATTTTATGTATCAATACTTGATAATTTTGGCGTTATTAGATCTGATGCACTGAACATTGCTAGAACAAATATGGAAACAAGAATTTTAGCCGGCGATACAGATGGTATAAAAAATGTTGCTGATCTTATTTTGACTTTTTCTAACGAACTGAACTCTTTGTTGAGATCTTACTACCCGAATAATACGGGTGTCGATGGTAGTGTTAAAGAATCAAAAATTGAAACGTCACGTTCAAGTAAAAATATTTTGTTAAGAACAGAACATTACTTTAAAGAAACTAGTGATTACGGTAAGCATTATGGATCTGGGTATTCTTATCTGACCTCAAACGTGCCAAACTCTATAAATTCATTGCAGGGTTTGTCTAGAATATCAAAACAAGCACACTTATCAAGGGCTTCGACAGAATTTTCAAAATACTTTAATATTGCCGGATCCAACAATCCTAACGCTTTAACTGAGGGATTTGCAGATTCTTCTATTAGTTATTATTCACCGTTAAAAATTAGTGTGTACGGTAAACAACCAGTTGATCAAACATCTTACAAGATTGATGAAGAAAATGCCCTTGACTTTGATTTTAATCGATATGCTGAACTGTTCGTTGATCTTTTAAAGCTTAACAAAAAACAAACACCGTTCCAGTTTTTGCAAAACAATTCTGTAAATGATACCTTTGAGACATCGCTAGGGAAACAAACACAAGATCTTTTTACCATGTTATCTTGTGAGGTGGTACCTAGTATTGATTTACAATTTGCGGAACTTGACCCGGCTAACATCAGGGACGATGTTTTAACAGTCATTGATAGAGGTGCCAAAAAAGAGTCAAGCACAGATGTGGGAACAACAGTACTCGGAGGAGGAGATGACGCCAGCACTGCATCCGGCGGAGTTACCTCAGCTAAAGAAACAATATCTGCTCTAGAAAAAAGCCTAATAGATAGTGATTTTGAAAACCTCAAGAAAGATGATGAAAGAAATAATGTTTCTGCGCAACAAAAAAAGATGCCAACAAAAATAATGTTTAATATTCTAGGTGAACTGTTTGTAAATAGTGGTATGAATGAGACAAACTCTTTAGACTATAACTCAATTGAGTTTAATTCTTTGAGCAATTTAGCTAGCATTTTAGGCGTGAGTTCTCAAAACATTCAAGATATTTTAGAGGGCAGCGTCGCATCATCTTTACCTAACCAATTAAAATCCATGATTGTTGTGGCCACAATGAATGAAGGATTATCTTTTGGAAATGGGTTTGACGCTGTTCGTCCCAAATTAAAAGATAAAGTTGAAATTTCAGGTAACAATTATATATCCGCCGTCTTTAACGAGGGCGAGTACCCACCCTATGAGAGAACCGGTGACCCCATGAAAGCGTACGCTAAAATGTTAGCTTTCTGGATGAACTATAAACAGCTTGCTTGTGTAGAGTATTTGGCAGGGTTCTCTTCAGTAAATTCAAACTCAGTGTCTAAATACTACATTCAAAAAAATGAAGATGACAGTTATTACTACAAAGCAAAGAGACCGGTTTGGAGAAAGTTTACACGAGCTTTTTATGAAAGTAACATAGATAAGAAGTTTTTGTGTAGGCTTCGACCCATAGGTGATTTGGATTTATCCCCAACAGATAATTTTGTAGATAAATTTAGCGCCAATTCGTTTGTTGACAAATCAGATGTTTTTGATTTGCCTATTTACAACAGGTATTTTCTGTTGAACGGTGAGACTGGAGACTAGTATGCCTTTTAATTGGAACTTTGGCAACGATGATTTAAATAATCGCCAAGATAGAAATAACGAGAACAGACCGGCGGAGCCAAAAGGTGACCCTGCGGACCCGCCCAGAGACAAGTCCGGCGTAGACGTAACTCTTGCTGCTCTTGTGCAACAAATTCGCACAGGTGAAGGTGGTATACCACCATTTCTAGATTTATACCTAAATTATTTACGTCTAGCGGTTGATGGCGCTTTTGGTCCTGGGGATGCTGTCAAAGCGCAAAAAAATCTCAGGTTTTTTGAGGATTTCTCAACATTTCTTACCAGAAATCCAGATCAAGAAATACCGGAGGATGGTATCGAGCGGCTAAGAATGTTTATAGAAGAAGCCTACAATTTTAGAGATTCCGAAGAATTTGAACGAGAAAGACAAACTACCCGAAACGGACCTGACGGAGGACTTGAGATTGTAGCAGAAGAGGATACAAGGGCTGGCAAACTTAGAAGACTTATGCAAGCCGGAGTTGCTCTTATACCCCCTAATGATACCGATGAAGACATTGATAGGGCTTTGAATAGAGTCCGCCGACGAAGGATTGAGGCAAGAGAAAGACGCAGACAAAGAGAGCGTGAAAGCAGACTCTTCCCGGAGCAACAAGAGGGACCCCAGGGTCGAACAAGAACGATCATGGCCAAACGACCTATTGGTGATGCTACACTAGATCCTATAACAAGATATTATCATTTAAATTTTCAAGCGGGTAGTGCATTTACAAAACCCTCTGATGATGCCTTATATCGTGTTGTAGTAGGCGACATGCAGCAGCGAGCATATGCCAAATTATCTATGAACCAAGTATTCGAACCATCGACAAATCAAGTATCCCAAATAGCTAGATACAGGGGAACTGACCTATCAATAGCCAATGACAGGGTTAACTGGTCTTTGGGCGGCTATGCATTCGAACAAATGCCTATGGGATATCAAAATGCACCACAGCAAATTAATAAGTGGAACTTTTCTTTTACTGCTGGCGACAATGGTGTGGTTCCTCGCAATGCGGACGAAAACCCACCAAGTGAGCAGGAGCTTGCAGGTGTCCCAAGAAACTTATTTACCTCTAATGAGGGAGGTGAATTTGGACAAGTAGAACAATTTAATTTTCCTGCTAGGATGAATGATTTGGCACTAGCTGCTTTCCCAGACCCAGTTGAGTATTTTGGTGCTCAGGCTGCAACACGTTTGATAAATGCCTCTTTTAGAATACCGGCTGAGGGACAGCCATATCCTCAAGCCGACTTGTTGAAGATGCAAAAAATGCTAGGAATTGGTGGCTGGCAACTCAATGTTAATTCTTTTTTGCGTGCATATGCGGAAGACGAAAGATTTAACATAAATCCCTACAATTCTGACGGATATGTTTTCTATAGAGCTATTAGAGATTACTTTAACATAACTGAGGGCAGTGTAAAAGACCGGTTGCTTTTTATGGCAGGACTTTCTTCGTCAAGTGCCAGAGAGGTTATCGAAAATACATTTGTGTCTTACAGCTTCTATAATTTTAAAGCTTATACAGGTGTAGCTAGAGACTTATACGGACATAAGATGGCTGAAGCCGGAGGTAGCTTTGACGGCTCAATATTTGGCTACATAGACCCAGAGTATAATTATTTTGACGCCAAGTACGAAACAGCAACTGCTGGATCCAGCATACCACATGCTTTGTTGCCTAACTTTTATACTTACATAATAGCTTCAAATACAACATTGCCCGAGACTCCAGATAATGGCTCGGTTGATTTCTTAGGTGGAGATAGAGCATCAACTATTCGATCGCAAGCAATACAGCAAATAACTCTTGGAGAATTTTCTGAACAATTATTGCCAAGTCTTGGCGATGAAAATGTTTCCTCTTATCTTGATAGTTATGCAGAGGCCATTGGTTCTGGACTTGTTACATCCCTTGGGTCACAATTAACTAGACTGTATAGAAATCTTGGCGTTCCTGCGGGGGAAATAGACATATTCAACCGTTTAAATTCTAGATCAAAAACTTTTCCCATGTGCATGAAGATAGGCGTACCAACTGGACCAATTGGACCCATCGGGGCACTGATAGAACAAACAGGAACCAGTACCTCGATAATGAATATACTAGTTGAGACATCAACTGTTTCTGAAGAATTTCAATTTAAGTGTAACGCCTATCAGGCACCGGTAAATCCAGAAGATCCTTTTGACGTGGAGTCACCAGAAAACGGAGTTCAGTTAGCTAACTTAGCAATTAGAAGAAACTCTGTTGTTTATGACTTTGACACATGGATAGAGGGTATACAAACAACGAGCGAGAACATTGCTAGCATACAAACTGGTGGCAATAGCTATAGAGCCGGCGGAGAGAGAATGCCAAATGAAGTTGTTACTTTATCTGGACAGCACTTTGTTGATAATCTTAAACTTGCAGTTAAGTCAAAAGCAGATGAAGTTACCGTAACGTATGTAAATTTACTAAGCTCAGTCTATGAATCAACTGAATCCCACAGTGAAACTTTTATGTATAAGTTAAAAAAATTCACTACAAACTTAGACGGTGCCGCTAAAACTTTAGTTAATGAATTTTATTTTCCTAACACGCAATTGTCTGAAATTATAGAGTATGTTGATACACAAGTCAAATACGAACAGACATATCAATACGAACTAGTTGGGTATGAGTTAGTTTTTGGTTCAGAATTTAAATTTCGGACAAATGCATATGAATCTTCAGGGGGAGGCTGGCCAGCGAACGTCCCCAGGGCTTTGTATTTTGATTTCTATGTAGAGACCTTGCCAAATATTAAAGTAATTGAATACCCGATATTCACAAAAGAGTGGAATGAAGAAAATATATTAAATGATAATTTTGGTGGTGGTGTTTCATATCCGCTAGCTAGGGTAGTCGATAATCCACCAGTTCAACCGAACGCTTTCATATATCCGTATAAAGACAATTACAGGCAAGTTCTGATGAATTTTCAACCGATGAATGATAACCGTGTTGAAAAATATATTGCCATGACAGATGCAGAAAAAGAACAATTTGAAAACATATCAAAAACGCAAAAAAGATTAACAAACTTTGACCTAGAAAAAGGTAGTGTTCGATTTAAAAATGAGGGATTAGAGGAAATACACAGTGTCCAAGTTTTCAGGAGTGAAACAATAGAACCTCATTTTGATGAAGATCAATCACTTTATGATAACTTTAAAGGTAAACTTTATGCGACAATATTACAAGAGGGTGGACTAGATTTAGTTGATACGCTGGTACCAAATCAAAAATATTATTATATGTTTAGAAGTGTCGATAGACACAATCAAGTTTCTAATCCATCTGAAATATATGAGGTTATGTTATCTTATTCCGAAGGTGTTTATATACCGAAGATAAAATTGTACAACCCTGAGAAAACATTGGTACAAAACACAAAGCCATCTAAAAAAATGGCTAGATTTATAGAGATAAAAGCTGCTGATATTCAGAGCTTAACTTTTGATGAGCGTAACGATACTGGTGACTTAGTAAGATCTCGCAAGGGACTTGTTAGTGAAGAGGATGATAAAGTGACAGAAAGCAAATTCTTAGTCAGATTGGTGTCTAGGGATACTGGTAGGAAAATAAATATAGTTGTTGATTTTAGGGAAAGATAAAACATTGTTAGATACTCAAAATCTTGTTTTATTCAAAAATAGATACAAATTATCATTTGCAGACTAATTAAGATATGTTATGTCTGTAGGATTACAGCGGAGATAAAAAATGGCATTTTTAGATAACAGTGGCGATATAATTTTAGATGCAGTGTTAACCGACACAGGAAGAAAAAGACTTGCGGCTGGTGATGGTAGTTTTAGAATTGCAAAATTTGCTTTAGCCGACGATGAAATCGACTACAATCTCTATAATTTAACTCACCCCAGTGGTTCAGCCTTTTATGACCTTAACATTTTGCAAAGCCCCGTCTTGGAGGCTTTTACTAATAATACGTCTTTGTTGAAATCTAAACTGATATCCTTTGCCAGGGGTGATCTTCTTTATCTTCCTGTGATTAAGCTTAACAATAAAAAATTCCCAACAATTGATTTAGCATCGGGAATCAGTGATACTGATATTCCTGGTGGCGGTTATGTTTTAACTGCTGACCACGCTACATCGAATGTTAACAACTCATCGTATACGGCTAATTCCTTATTAACACAAGCTGATGCTGATGGGGTTATCCGGGGCCGAGCACCTTTTGCAAACGTGTCCAGACCCATCATCATGGATCAAGGCTTGGATACTCCCGATCTATCTGCTGGAAAACTTGCAAATGGTGACCCTTTAAAAGAAACACAATATTTAGTAGAAGTAGATTATCGTTTTGTTCGAGTTTCTACTCCTGCTGCTCCGGGCACACAAGCTAGTCCGTCATTCATAGACGACGATGACATTGCAACTTATTACTTCTCTTTGAATTCAAACTCAGAATATTTTGCATCTCCTGATGGTAGCGCACCCAAGGATATACCAGCTTATCAGTTGGACAACAATAACGAAGAAAATGCTGATAAATTAAGTGTAATTGGCAATGCATCAACAACAGGTAGATATGGTAGTAGGTTCGCAGTTCAATTATTGGCAAGCGATGACGTTGCAACCAGTAATACTTTGTTCTCAAAGTTGGGCGGCACAACTGGCGCTAACTATTTAGGTAGTGGGGCACAATTTAGGTTTATTGACACAGTAATAAGAATCACAGGATTTACAACTGGGTATCGTGTTGATGTGCCACTAAGACTAATTAAAAAGATATAAGGTAAGGTATAAAGTATGGCTACGTCTTTTAAATCGCTTTTAAACCAAGACATTCAAAACACAAGAACAAAACTCCACGAGTCAATCCCTTTGACTGGGACAGTTATTTCAGGAACATATACGGACCTGAATATCAAAAACTATGCCCACGGAATGTTTCAGTCCGTTTACGACTATCCTTTTCTTAGCTCTTCAGCTAATCATATAATGGACATTACATTGGGATATGCCTCGGCTTCGAACTTTTCCTCATCGGCAGCAACACAAAATACACAAAAAATACAAATATACAACCAAATGGCACAAGTTCTTGTAGGCCATGATGCAACTGGTAGTATTAGAAACTTTGATGAGGATGGCAACTTATCCTCTGGTGCAAAGTTGAAAGAGTGTTTCTTTGTTAATTTTGCTAGGCTGATAACAAAAGACGAGATACAAAAGGGCACATTCTCAATGACCTTGGGTGTTGATACCACGGGTAATGCAGGATCTAATAATACCAGACAGCTTGTATTAACGGACGCTAGTGGTACCAATGGATTTAAATCTAATTCTCCTGCTGGTGAGTATGGTATACTTTTTGTAACCGCATCACAAACTGGGGTGTTAGCAGCCTCGATGCCTAACGGCGGCGGAGTTGCTTGCGGGCTGCTGTATTATCAGGCAGGTATAGCAGTTTTGACCTCATCTTTGTTTATCTCAGAATTTAGTGGCGGGCTCCTTAACCATGGTCTGTTTGCAGGAAGTAATTTACCTCCTGTCAACAAGGGCTATATTAATATGATTAGTGGAAACACAGCAGCGACAGCATTCACTATGCAGGATGTTCTTGCCACAGCCTCTATATCTGGAGCCGCTGACGCTCTAAGAAATAGAATTCAAAATCTTTCGTTCAACAATACGACAGAATTAAACTCTACAATTTATATGTGTCGTGCGAACGCCAACGACTTTAATTACTCTAGTAACCCAACTTATGTATCGGCTAGTAAAATACGAGTTAAAGACGTTCGGGGCGACCAGCCAATTTCTTATATAACAACAGTCGGACTTTATTCTCCTGATAATGAGCTTTTGGCGGTGGCAAAATTAAGTGAACCACTTAAGAAAACACCAGCAAACGAGTTTACTTTAAGAGTTCGGCTAGATTATTAATGGCGGTTTGTGATGGCTTACCTTCACGAATTCTCTAGAGATTCTGTATTTCGGAATAGTATAAAGACCGAACCTCAGTTCACTGTGTCGATGTACAGTGGATCAATGTTTGTAAATAGGTCAAGGTTTACGGGTTTTAATTCTTCGTCTGCTGAAATTTTTATTGGAAGCACCCAACACCCAACCAACCCACAGGTGCCTACAGGCTCGATTAGTTTGTTCGAATTGAACGTCGGCATAGCTAGATCAGCTAGTCATGGACAAGGAGAGGCTGCTCTAATAAGGCCTTTCGTTGTTAAAGATGGTACAAACTTTTCGTTTAAGAATATATCACGAGGTGTTTATAATGAAGCACAACCAGGGACTTTTCTTTATGGCAAGTACCCTTTAACTTCAAGCGTGGTGAGAGAATTTATACCGTCTGTTGGAGCTACCCCAAACGCAGACAATCTTCGTGGGACTCGATTGACAAAGCCTTTTATTACAAACGCTAATTCTTACACTGGTGGTGGGGGACTTTTATTCTTTGAAACAAGAAAAAGAATCGTCGCACTAAGAAACACATTAGATTTTTACAAAAGATTTTCTAACACTTTTGGCTATACAGGGAGCTATGAAACAGCATCAGTAAATCTTATTAGCATACCTTCGATCTTTTATGGATCTAAAATTAAAAAAGGTTCGATTAGTTTAAAGTTCTTTGTCACTGGGACACTAGTTGATGAGGCACAAGATGTTAGACAAAACGGGGAACTTATCTCCATAACAACAACATCACCAGTTAGTGGACAGGTTGTTGGAAATGTGTTGTACAATGAGGGCTTTATTCTACTTACAGGGTCAACAGACATAGGATCAGCCGATGCTAATTTTGGTGGTGATACTTATGAATTTGACGGAACTCATAAACTGCCTAAGTGGATTTACTTTGGAGCGTTTTCTTCGGGCACTATGTCCAATCTTGCACCAAGTGCGAGTTTATATGAGATGTCTTTCAGGGGCACAAACGAAGTTCCTGTAATGACAATGTTTGCAGAAGCAGAGGCTGGTGATCTGAACTCCTCTCAAAATCCTACATGGGTCTCATCGTCAATGAAAGGCTGGACTGATAAAGCCAACAAGAAAGTAAAATATGACAGAGGGACATTTAGAGAGCCAGAATTTTTAGAGATTAAAAATACATCACAAAATGATTTCTGTCTTTCTGAAGAGGATTTTGAAAAACAAGTCTTTATTAGTAAGGTGGGGGTTTTTGATAAAGATAAAAATCTTATTGGTGTAGCAAAACTAGCAAATCCTGTTTTGAAAAAAGAGTCCGATGATTTTACATTTAAATTAAAGATGGACTTCTGATAGAATAAGTAATGATTTTAGGATTAGATATTTCAACCACCATGGTTGGAGTTGCAATTATAGACCCAGACTCTAGGACTCTTGTTTATTGTGAGGGCTGGGATATATCGAAGTGCGATACTTTGTTTGACAAAGCGGAACTTGTTGGTGCCAATCTTTATACTTTAAGATCAGAATTTGATGTAGAAAATGTTTTTGTAGAAACAGCGTTGAAAAAATTCTTACCTGGAAAATCTAGAGCAGACACGATAATAAAGTTAGCAAAGTTTAATGGCATAGCATCTTGGATATGTTTTGAATGTTTTGGTTTTTCTCCGACTTATATTAATGTTAATACTGCTCGGACTCTTTATGGCCTTTCTTTTCCACGGGGCACTAAAGGTCCACAAAGAAAAAAGATGGTTATTGAGGCAGTCATCGAAAAAGAGAAAACATCATTTAAATACGAGATGGCTCGTGGTAACAAAAACTATAAGAAAGGCACTGATGATAAGGCGGACGCCGTTGTCATAGCTCGTGCTGGGGAATTCTTATTAAGAAATAAAGACAATAAAGGATTCCTAACGGAAAAAATTGTTTTAGTTGATTAGCGAACTATTTAAGACATGGAATTAAACACCGATATCCTTAGATTCATGATAAAAGAAGAGATACAACGATCTCTCTTGTTGGAAATGAGACCCGAAGAGGAAGAGGCTGCTGGTACTATAGTCGGAATACTTTCTAGATTAGCAGCCGAAGATATGGACACCGATAGCGTCATGAACGCTGCGCAGCAACAATTTAAGGCTGCATCTGCTGCGACTGGTGCAGGCAATAGAAGAGACATAAACGAAATGGGCTATGATAAAATGCAGTCAATAGATATGGGTGTTAAACATCATGACGATCACGAGGGGAACATGGCAAAGCGCCAAATGTTTAAAACAGCCCAATACGCTGCCGAAATCTTTGACAATATTCAAGACGGCGATGAGTTTCCAGCCTGGATTCAGAGCAAAATGACAAAGGTAGCAGACTATATCGGAGCCGTCAAGCACTATCTTGAATATGATCATGTGATGGGGGAGAAACTTGACAAGGACGCCACCGCTGGTGATTATGTTAAGGACTTTCGAGATTCTGACGCCCCACAATTTAAAGGCAAGTCAAAAAAGAAAAAGCAAGAGATGGCTGTAGCAGCCTATCTTGATGCAAAAGATAACAAGTAAAAATTACTTGACCTAATAAAAACATATGGTATTATAGTGTTGAAGGGAGGTGCTCCTATGAAGTACCAAGTCTTTAGCGATATGGATGGTGTCCTCGTCAATTTTGAGGATGGCGTTCTAAGATTTATGAACCAACGTCTTCGGGAACTAAAAGATCAGCCAGATCATCCTGATCACAAACTTGCCCGTTCGGCAGCCAAAGAGATTGGCGGTTGGGATGTTGAGATTGATAAGTGGCACATTGCCCGCTCCGATCAAGAAGGAAGCCTAAAGAGAAATTACCGTACGAGAGACTTCATGTATCGACTCGTAGAGAACGACGTTGACCTTTGGGCCAACCTCGGCTGGGAACGTGGTGGCAAAGAACTTTGGGATTATATTAAAGATATTCCAGGTCTTGAGATTTTGTCGGCTCCCATGGCTGAGGGATCAAAGGTCGGCAAGCGGATGTGGGTTGAGCGAGAACTGGGTGTCCCAGTTGAAAAAGTCAATCTTTCGGATAGCAAGAAGCCTTATGGAGTCTGGAAAGGAAAACAAGGACTTCTGATTGACGACCGTGATAAGTATGTCAACGAGTTCCGAGAAGGTGGTGGTATCGCTATTAAACATAATCCAGATGATGTGGATAATACGATTAGGCAACTCAAAGAACTAGGGTACTAATTGCTCAACGATCCCAACTCGGCGAAGAAGAAAAGAATCCTTGATGAAGTCCTTGGCAGGCCATCCCGCCAGGGCAAGGAATATCTTTATACTTCCCGATGTTGCGGTCATCACAAAAAGAAACTATCAGTCAACTTTGACAAGAATGTTGCTAAGTGTTGGACTTGTGACTGGCGCACTAAAAATTTACGACGCCTAGTCAGGCGTTGGGGTGATATAAGTCACATCCATAGATGGAAGGACTTTGACGCCGATATTGAGTTGGGCGACCTAGACAACCTGTTTGCCAAGGAGGAAGAAACTAGCCAACGAATCGACCTTCCAAATGAGTTTCAAACACTTACGGGACGAACACACCCTGCTTCCGCAAGAGTCCCCCTAAACTATTTACGCAAGCGTGCCGTTGTAGGGAAAGACATTCTGTTTTGGAAGATAGGCTACTGCGCTTCCGGCGAATACAAAAACAGACTGATTCTCCCATCATTTGACGAAGAAGGTTATTGTAACTTTTTTACTTCCCGCACATATGACCCGAACATCTGGCCTCCGTATATGAACGGACCCGGCAACAAAGACATCATATTTAATGAACTGCTGATTGACTGGGAACGAGAGGTCACTTTGGTTGAGGGTGTTTTTGATGCAATCGTTGCTGGCGAGAACAGTATCCCGCTGCTCGGCTCAACCCTGCGAGAAGACAGCCGACTTTTCAGGAAGATTGTAAAAAACGACACTCCTGTCCTGTTGGGGCTGGATGCTGACGCACACAAAAAAGCCATGAGACTTGTGAAAGCTTTACTGGCTTATGATGTAGAGGTTCGGTTTATGGACACCTCTGGGTATAAAGATATTGGCGAGATGCCACAAGAAGTTTATGAACAGCGCAAAGAAGATGCGCCTTTTATTGATTCTGATGCCTATTTATTCAAGATTGCTTTAATGGCATGAGGAATCAGAATGAAGATTACACTATCACAACTTCGGGGAATGGTTGAAGAAGCCCTTCTTGAGAAGAAGAAAAAGAGTGGCGGTAAAAAAGATGCCTGTTATCATAAGGTGAAAGCCCGTTATGATGTGTGGCCTTCTGCATATGCTTCTGGTGCCTTGGTTAAGTGTCGTAAAGTTGGTGCTGCCAACTGGGGTAACAAAAGCAAAAAGGAGGGTCTAGAACAAGACCCGCTTCGTGACATGATCCGTGAAGCTATAGCAGAGTTGGCTGAAAAAAAAACTAACCCTCGCATTCCAAGAAAAAAAGGACAGAAGTCTAAGTCAAAAAAACACAGTGACCTCTATACCGATGAAGACCCCAAGGGCACCATACACGGATTAAAGTTTGCTACAGAAGCAGACGCTAAAAAAAGCGTGTCTAAAATTAAAAGCTCTAGCAGGTCACACGCCCATAAAGTTCAGGCTGCTGTCGCCATGGAGCAACGTGCAAAAGCTGCTGGCAAAGCATCAGCCGCTGCTGTATACAGAAAATATATTAACTCTGTAAAAAAAGAAGAAGCTATCGAAGAAGCTGACAGCGAAGGATTGCGCAAGTGGTTTGGTCGCAAAGGTGAAAAGGGAAGCAAGAGCGGGTGGGTAGATTGTAATACTTGCCGCAAAGATAAAAAGACGGGCAGAAAGAAGTGTAGTGCCTGCGGTCGTGAAAGCGGCGAAAAACGAGCTAAATATCCAAAGTGCCGACCCACGCCCTCAGCGTGTGGCAAGCGAGGCAGCTACGGCAAAAAATCAAAGGCAGGTAAAAAAGGATGAAAATTAAAAAATCAATTTTAATTGAGGCGGTTAGGAAAGTTATTAAGGAGCAAGATTTTGATGCTTCAAAGTTTCCATACCCCACACCAGACAAGTCAGGAAAATACGCAAAATTTGTAGCACAAGCTGGAAAACCAGAATTAGACAAAGGTCCACCCAACGACGATCAGGTGTCTTATGACAAAAGATCTGATTTTAGCGCCGATGATTTAAAACCCTCCCAGAAGGAAATTAAATTAGGTCAAGCTCTTGGTATGGCTATTTCTATGATAGGTAAGCTACCTGGCCCCTTTAAAGACGGACCCGGCGGAGACCTTGGTGCAGTTATTTCTAATGATGGTTATATTATGGACGGTCATCATCGTTGGGCTGCCTCCATTTTTGCAGTCGGACCAGAGGTTGAACTAGGAGGTTTTCAGATTGACATGCCTGGTGAAGACCTTGTTCAGGTTCTGGCACTGATGGGTGATGCTTTTCACCCTGGCGAGAGAAAGAAGCCATCACCACATAATATCATGACTGCTACTATTGATGACGTCAATAATATGATCAATAAATTTGTTCAAGAGGGTGTTGGCGATTTTGTAGATGCAGAAACCGTTAAGAGAGTCCTGGATGAGGCTTACGGTGGAGTAGAGCAAGCCAAAGCGCATTTTGTCACACAACTTAAAAATGTTCAAAAACCACCTCCAGAGTGGGCAGAGTCCAGAGATAAGATGCCGGTTCTTGAACCAGACGCTGGTGAACCTGAGAAGGTTGCAAAAGCAATGAAAACTGGTAATGTCGATGTTTTTTATCCCTACGCTGACCAGGACGCTGAAGAAGAAGAGGAAGAGGAAGAGGAAGAGGCAGCAAATCGTAAGGACATCAATATCAGTAAAATAAAAATTACGAGAGAAAGTATTACAAGAATTGTTAAGGAATCCCTCAAGGTTAAACAACAAGAACAATACTATCACATTGCGGATGCTATGTATGATGATGGCACACTTGCAGAAGATATCGAATTTTGGGATGATGTTATTGAAGAGGCAGAGTACCAAGGACGCAAGGTTACTCTTAATAAACCTATGCGTGGCGACGTAAAGAAATCTAAAGTTTATGTTAAAGACCCTAAGACTGGAAACGTGAAGAAGGTAAACTTTGGGGATCCTAACATGAAAATTAAAAAGTCAAACCCAGAAAGACGAAAGTCTTTTCGTGCCCGTCATAACTGTAAAAACCCAGGACCCAAAACGAAAGCACGCTACTGGTCCTGTAAGGCTTGGTAATGAAGAAACTAATGACAGAGTGGAGAAATTTTCTCCAAGAAGAAATGAAAGTTGTTATTGGAGCAGTCAAGGATTATGTTTGCCCACCAGCAACTCAAGATTTAAAATTAAATACCAAAAACCGTGATGCTTCCATCCATGCAGACCATATTAAATATGGACCTTTGAATGTTGACGAGCCTGGTGATTATTGGGAAAAGATAGCAAAGTATTGGGATACCTCTGTTGATGCAGCAAAGAAATCTTTGTGCGCAAATTGCACGGCTTTCGATATTTCCCCTCGAATGAAAGAGTGTATGCCCGGTGTAACCTCTGATGAAGACGGAGAACTTGGCTATTGTTGGATGCACCACTTCAAATGCCATTCAGCCCGTGCTTGTTACACTTGGGCCAAAGGTGGACCAATTGATGAAGATAGTGTATCTCACGAATGGCAATCTCGAAGTCCATTTTCGGAAAAATAAAATGAAATTGATCATGGAACAGTGGCGAGGCTTTCTCCAAGAGGGAAGGTACGAAGCAGCCACAACAGAACTGACCCGCAAGGTAATACCTCACGTCAAATATATTATTGACGAGGTTATTCCCAGTGAGGGTGTTCAAAACTCACGCAAGGATTTGATTCTCGTAATCGGCAAGAAATATCAAGCAGGTAAAACTCTCCCAAAAGAACTTGAAGATATGATGTATATGGCTGAGTTTACTTTCCATATTGATAAAAAACTAGCGGAAGAAACAGGCGATAAGTTTATGATAGGCGGGATGCATATGAGCGTCCCTGGTGAGGGTAAGGAAGACGACTACATAAAAATCAATAGTTATTTTGACATTGGCTTCAACGAGCAAGACCTTAATGAATATCTTGGTGAACTCAAAGCTGTCACCATCCACGAAATCCAGCACGGCGGACAAACTGATGATGTGCTAGCCACCGCTTTCCCGCCCAGAGAACCCCTGAAAATCCCGCAGACCAGATGGGACTACAATAAAATAGATGGTATTCGTGGATATTATGCTTCGGACTCCGAAACAGACACCTACACCAAAGAAGTCTATAAAAGAGCAAAGTATTACAAGGTGCCCTACACAGAAGCGTTGGATATGCGTATCAAGCAATTCTTTGATATGTTCCGCCGCCGCCGAGACAAGATAAACGCCGAAGACGAGAAAGAAACTCCCGGCGAATATAGAGTAAAATACACAGAAGAAGAACTGAAAGACTTCTTTTACAACGAACTGCGTGATAAATATATTGCGTTTGCTAAAACAAAATACCCAGAGGCTGTGGGCATATGAAAAAACTCCTAACAGAGTGGCGACAATTTCTAAAAGAATCACAAGAGTTTGTGGAAGAGAAATCGCCTTTGTCTTATGACCGTGCCAGCAACATTCAGAGACTAGCCCTGCGAGACCCCAGCATAGAACCACCTTACCGTGGGGACTTCGGTTTTGCCGACCAGTATAGTTATCGTAATCCCCGCACGGGACGGATGACTAAGAAGAGACACTTGGAAGCCCCAGGGTCAGGCGATGATATTATTGGGTTCTTGGATTATCACAGCCAAGGCGAAACCTCCGACGGTAAGCCCTTTCTTTACATTGATTACATGAAGACCCGCCGGGAACACAAGGGACAAGGTGTTGCTACGAAATTGTTAGAAGAGTTTATCAGCCGCTTCGCACCCGAGCCTGGTTCAGTTATTCACTTCGGGAAAATACAAAACCCAGATATGTGGAGCCTCTACGAGAAAATTAAAGAGAAATACCCAGAGCACCAGATTATGGGAGCAAAGAACTTCCGATGAAAAAACTATTAACAGAGTGGCGAAAGTATTTGAAGGAAGAGGAAAGCCTTGATCCTGAACTATACGGAAACTGTGGAACACTAGCAGTCGCTCTTTTACAAGAGGCAATCAGCCGTGGGATAAAAGGCACGGAAGTTGTCCTCGTAGTGGACTCAGACCCAGAGTTAGATTCAGGTAACCCCTCGGAAGAATTTGATATTTATCATACAGCCATTTATCGTAATGGAAAATATTATGATACTCGTGGGGAAATTTCACGAGAAGATGTTGGTTCTGTGGCTCCACTGGGATTGACTACTGACCCATCGGAAAAACCCAAGGAAGGCAGAGACTACCTAGTGTTTAGTTATATGATTGATGACCCTGATAGTTTGGCCTACATCAAAGAGGTTATAGACAACAATACCAACTGGACTAACACCTGTGAGTTCTATGGCGACCGAGCCACAAAATTTTGGGACACAGTAGGATGAAGCAACTACTAACAGAGTGGCGGAAGTTTGTTCTGACTGAAGGAATGAAGACGGCAGCCAAACTACCTCAAGGCTCGGCAATTGCTATGATGTCCAGGGGCACAAACCCTATGTTTGTTTATACTTATGGCGGCAAGCCCCTGTATGACGAGCCCAACCCTCGCTTCAATCCTGGCGTCCCAGAAGGGGCACCTTGGGGAGAGGTTCTGATAGGGAAACTAAAACCAAATAGTCAGGGTGATTGTTCTGATGCTTACGGCGTTGACCATTCTGAAGCCAAGCGTGGCTGGGGTCCGTTGCTTTACGATGTAGCGATGGAATGGGCAAGCCAGAACGGCGGCGGTCTTACTTCTGATAGGGGCAGCGTATCTCAGAAAGCATACAGGGTATGGAAGCATTACTTAAACAGCCGACCAGATGTTGAGTCAGCACAACTAGACATTAGAAACAAAGGTTATGAGAAAGTTACTCCTGACGATGAAAGCGATGACTGCGAGCAAGCCATCTCTATACAGTGGTCTAGATATTATAGAACTAGTAACGAATTTGGATGGTCAGCCGAACCCACAGCCTACCTGTATAGAGTAAGCGGAACTCCGACGACGGATGCGTTAAGAGCATCAGGACAATTTTTGGAATTAGGGGATCGCTCGCCGTGAAAAAATTAATGACAGAGTGGCGAAAATTTAGACACATTGAAAAAGTAAACGAAAAGGTTTACAAGCAGTACGCCTCTCGTTTGAGCGAAGAATTTCAAGAGGCTTTCTGGAACTTATCGGAAGACCAAAAAGTATTTGTGGTTGAAGACTGGATAAGCCAAGGACGCCCAGCCCAACATTTAACTGAAGAAAAGATGGCAGACCTTGACGCCGAACAAGCATATAGCACAAAAGTTCGTGGTGTCAATGTTATTATTAATTTAAAAGATACTGATCTTGAAGCAACCAAACACAGCAAGGAGCGTCAGTTCCGCCACGACGAAAAGATTTCCAACAAAGCAATCATCCAGGCAGTTGAAATGGCCATCGGCAAGATTATTCAGGACTATGCGAACGGCGAACTAGGTAATGACGAACCCTTTCATATTCGCATGGTAGGTAAAGGAAAAGTCCCAGCACTTAATGTCATAGCGGTATTAAACATGCAGAGAGGTCCTGATACAATAAAGGTGATCACAGTCATGAGAAAAGACGATTTCCAAACTGATGATTTTGCCGACGGACAACAAAAAACTTACACAGTACAAACAAGATAAGAGAGATATATTTATGGCTACTATGATTACAGAAGATTGTATTAATTGCGGTGCTTGTGAGCCCGAGTGCCCTAATCAGGCAATTATGGAAGGCAATGAAAAGTATGTGATTAATCCTAATCTTTGCACAGAGTGTGTTGGTTTTTATGGTTATGAGATGTGCCAAGACGTTTGTCCTGTCGTGTGTTGTATACCTAATCAGCTTCTTCGTGAGTCTGAGGAAACACTTTATGAGCGTGCTGTTAAGCTACACGGGGATGACTCATTACCACCTAAAGAGGAACTAAGCCCAGAAACCAGTCGCTTTCGAAATCCTGATTGGGAAAATGAAATTAGTGATTTTGCAGAACCAGCAGAAGATTACACTGAGTATTGGGAAGACTAAAACACCTTTCGCAAACTATTTACTTTATGAATAGGGAAAGGGACTTTTACAGAAAAATGCAAGAAGACGCTCGTAATTCTATGTACGAGCCTGAGATTATTGATGTCTCCCCTTCCGCCGAAACAACAAAACCCAACTATATTACAGCAACCATATGGACTACAATTGTGGCCGTACTAGTGTGCGGTGTATTTTCAGGCTTTCTCCTCTACCTTTACAACGAGAGTAATGTAGAAGAAACTTTGTCTCGTGCTGTTAGTCAAGCCGTAATGAGCCTTGAGCAGACTATAGAACTCCAGAGTAAAGAGATATCTGCTTTGAAGGAAGAAAATAAAAAGATACACAATTACCTACAACTTTGGACCCCGCTTGACACTCAACGCTTACGACAGCAATATGAAGACAGGCACAAGCCACCAACAGCCGATGACTTATTTAATACAGGTCCAGACATTATTATCAGGGGACGTGCTTTACCTCCCCTTAGAAAACTTAGCCATGGGGAAAAACTATGCTTACCTTTCTTGGAATAATTGTTTTAGTAATCTTTGTCCACGAATTGGGACATTATGCTGCTGCCCGTGCTTGTGGTGTAGCGGTTGATAGTTTCTCAATAGGCTTCGGCAAAGTCCTCCTTAAGAAGCAACTGTGGGGAACTGAGTGGCGTTTGTCGCTAATACCTTTCGGTGGCTACATCAAGCCTCGGGGAGAGAATGATTATAATAATGTAAAGAACGACCCTCAATCATTCTGGGCAACATCCCCCTTGAAACGAGCCTTCATCGCTGTAATGGGTCCAGTCTTTAATTTATTGTTGCCCTGGCCATTATATTTTATGCTCCTGGTAGGACAGCCTTATCCTGATATTGTTGTTCCTGACGGAGCACAGGCAGGACGAATTGGAGTAGTCGAGGCGGCTGTATATTCTGACAGGATTGCCCGCAAAATGTATAGCAGTATCTGGGATCAGGTGGTCCAGCCCAGAAAAGAACCTTTATCCATCAAGGAGGTGGGTGGACCTGTAGCTGTTTACGAGTTTACTGAGTCAGCAAGAAAACGTAGTGTTGAAACAGGAGACTGGGGATTTTTGATAGACTGGATAGCTTTCTTCTCTATCAATCTCGGCGTTATTAACTTATTGCCAATTCCAGTGTTAGATGGTGGACATATTAGTATTTCTGTGGTAGAAGGCATAAGACGCAAAAAACTAGCCGTAAAGACAAGGAACGTACTAAATATTATTGGTGCGGTTCTAGTGCTCGGTATCTTTGTTTTAGCGATAACTTCTGATGTGCTACGCCTTACCGGCATCTAGGAACTATTTATATCAACCCAAGGGGACAAAAGATGAAAAAAATACTTCATAAATTGGTTAATCTTTTTAATGATAAACACTGTTGCTGCTGTGGCACATGCTCTTGTTCTTGCTGTAAGGGAGAGTGTAAGTGAGAATTACCAAGTCCCAACTTATTCAACTAATCAAAGAAGAAGTAGATAAAGAATTTGAACAGGGTATTGTTCTTGAGTCGGATCTTCGTAGTTCCGAGCCGAATACGAATAGGCGAAGTGCGCACGGTGATAATAGATCCATCCTGATTCACAAAACAGATTTGCCTACCCTTATGACCACAAGGCATTTGGTTTTTCCTGCTCCGAGCGAGGGAACTTATAAAGGTATTAGGGTTGCGCTTAAATTAGTAGAAGGTAAGGACACTATAAAAACGGTAGCTAAGGGACGTAAGGACTTGAGGTACCTGTTTTTCGGGCCTATACCGAAGCCCACCAAGTTATCTAAGCCTATTAAATTCACTGTAGATGAAGCTATCTTTAGCACCGAGAACAACGACGTTGGTAAAATCACTTACGATCGAACTGGTTCTGGTGCTATACTTAAGGATAAACAAGGAAGACGCTACAAAGCTAGTCCTATGGTTTTTGAAGTGATATTCATCAAAGACGATTCTTAAGTTAATGGAGATTAAGACAAAATGAAATTGACAGCATCTGATTTACGACAAATAATACAGGAAGTCACCCAAGGTGAGATGGAGTTTTCTGAACTGGAAGCTGCCCGTGAAGACTATTTGCAAGACAAAAACGACGAAACTCGCTACCAGTTCGGAAGAATGGTGGAAAAACTTGTAGAACCTCTTATGGCTGAGATGGGACTTTTCTTTGAGGCTGAAGCCTTTTATAATCGAGGCGAGGTTGTCTTTACTAATAATAGAAATATAGAGGTGACCATTGATCCTGAAGGTATGCAAGGGGGTTACGATGTATACATTAATCCATTGTATGGAGCGGAGGACGATGTTTCGCCAACTGAAACAACAGTTAAAAGCATGAAGGGTGCAGCACAATTTGTGGCAGACTTTATGGACCTTGGACCAGAGCCTGCCGGCATGGTCGGCGAACCCGAAGCACAAACAGAATTACCTTTGGAAAATAAAATGAAAATCACTAAATCACAACTACAACAAGTTATTAGAGAGGCACTTGACGAAGAGATGGAAGACCGCATCTCCGGCAAAGATATGCTGGCTAAGTATGACGCAGAGGAAGGACTGGACGTAATGTCCGCCGAGGAAGCCATGGAAGAACTTGATAACATCTTGACAGATATCCGACAAACATCCACGGACGCCCGTTCAGCCAAACAAGCATACCGAGCCGAAGATATGCTCAGAGTTATAACGAGGGGCTAAAAAAATGAAAATTACAAAATCACAACTACAACAAATCATCAAAGAAGAGATGAAAGCAGAACTTAGCGAAGATAAGTATGCCACCGAAGATGACCGCCCTTTGGGAACAAGCCGCTCTTTGATGAGCGATAAAGACGCAAGAAGAGTGTTGAAGATGGCAAAAATGCTGTCCGACATGATTACACCAGACCAGTCCATGCCCGCAGAAGCCAGAGCTTTGGCTTCGGACATCTATGGTATTCTGGAAAAGGGTGTGACTGGTGGCATTTCCGACGGACCAGAAGGAAGCGGACCATCAGCCGATATGGAAGATTACGAAAGTGATTACCGTGACCCGCCCCGAAAGCCACTCAAAATGGACAAAGGACGCCGAGCCCCAAGCAAGGCAGAACTTGATAGGATGAAGGACTACGACATCTAAAATGAAAATCACTAAAGCCCAACTACGAAAGATTATCAAAGAAGAACTCCTCAGAGAGGCTAACGGTCCCTTTGGCGACGCTCGTGATGAACCAGTTGCTAGTAGTATCTATGATGATCATGATGAATATATGGAGGAGCACGCATACGCACTTGGAAGTTCACTTTCAGCCAGCCCGCCGCTCGCCAGAGAAATCTCCGCTCTTTTAGCAGAGCAATATCCAAAATCCTCTGAGGCTGTCATGAAAGGGTTCAAAGTGGGCGAGGATAGACTTGCCGACCAATATGTTGATTAATGTGAGAACATAAAATGAAAATCACCAAATCCCAACTACGAAAGATAATCAAAGAGGAACTTCTCAAAGAAGCGTTACCTCCTCATTTACAAAAGCATTTTCGTAAGGATGGGTCTTCGGTCCATGGACCCGAAATCAAAGATGTCACTCCTGCTGGTTATGGACCAGAAGATGCGGGAATGGATAGTCAAGTAGCAGCGGACGACTTCAATCAAATAAGTAGAAGACTTAGCAAATTGTATAGGCGTCTTGATGATATGGATCAGCAAGATGAGGTTATGGATATAAGAAAGCAACTCGTTGCTTTACGGAAAAGAGTGACGGGAGCATAAAGTGAAAATCACCAAAGCCCAACTCCGTGAAATGGTGAAGCAACAAATAGAAGAGCGTTGCCAAAAGGGCTACAAGACCCACGAAAAGCGGAAGACCAAAAAGATGTTCGGCAAGCAGTATAGAAACTGCGTCAAGGCAGAGGCTAATTTGAAAGAACGAGCCGCCATCCCTATGGAAGATATTGTGCGGGCAGAAGATATTATAAAAAAACATCTAGAAGAAATGTTTGACGAGATAGGCAGAGATGGCCTACCCGAACGATTCTCCCTTGATACTCTTGTGGAACCAATTATACAAAAGTATATTAGTGCTCGCCGAAGTGATAGGACTCCTCGCTTCAATAAAATGACTGGGCGAATGACTCGCCGCTAGATTAGATTAAACACCCTAAACATTACCTGATACAATAAGGCACGCTTACAAAAGGAGTGCGCTTATGGTGCGGATTGCACATTTCGGGGACACCCACATCAAAAATCTGAAATACCATTATGAGTATCGTCAGGCATTTGAGGAAATTTACCAGACCCTGCGAGAGCAGGACGTAGACTATATTGTTCACACAGGCGATTTGGCTCATACAAAGACACAACTCTCGCCAGAGTATTTTGAACTGGCCACAGAGTTCTTGAAGAACTTGGCGGACATCGCCGAGACTCACATCATCCTTGGCAATCATGACGGCAACCTCAGGAACAGCAGTCGCCAAGATGCCATCACTCCAATCGTTGACGCTCTTGACCACGCAAGTCTTATCCTTCACAAGTATTCTGGTGAGGTTCAATTGGAAGACGACTTGACTATTAACGTTTTGTCAATCTTTGACGAGACCAACTGGCAAGACCCAACTGACCCAGAAGCTATCAACATCGCCCTTTATCAC